CTGAAGTTCATGAGCTTTGCGGAGATTGCAGTTTGGCTGAAAAAGAAATCGGCTGGTCACGTAAGACTGATTTTTATGGTCTTGTTAAAAAAATGTACGAAAACGATTACGCTATTTTATCTCAGTGAAAAGCTCAAAGATCTTCGTTGCTGGTCATCGAGGTATGGTCGGATCCTCGGTTGTAAATAAACTACAATCTTCTGGTTACGATAATATTGTCACCAAAACAAGAAACCAGGTAGATTTATCAAATCAAGAAAGTGTTGATAGTCTATTTTCCCAGGAAAGATTTGATTATGTTATTTTGTGCGCAGCAAAGGTTGGCGGTATTTTAGCTAATAACACATATAGGGCTGATTTTATATATGACAACATACAAATATCTTCTAACATTATAAAGGCGAGCCATTCTAGTGGTGTTCAAAAACTAATTAATTTAGGGTCTTCTTGTATATATCCAAAAGACGCAGATATACCAATCAAGGAAGAGTACCTGCTTACCGGTGTCCTAGAGAATACTAACGAGCCATATGCAATCGCAAAGATAGCGGCTCTTAAAATGTGTGAAGCTTTTTACCAACAATACGGATCTAACTTTTATTCATTAATGCCTTGCAACCTATATGGCCCTGGAGATAATTTCGACCTCCAAACATCGCATGTCTTGCCTGCTTTTATTAATAAAGTAAATGCAGCGAAACTATCTAATTCTAATTCTGTTGAAGTTTGGGGTAGTGGTAATCCTTTAAGAGAATTTTTATATGTTGATGATTTGGCTGATGCAATTGTTTTTTGCTTAGAGAGTATTAGTGCTAAATCCATATATTCTTCCGGTATATCTCACTTAAACTGTGGATCTGAAGACGAGGTGTCCATCAGGGACCTACTTGAGAATATCAAGCAAATCATAGGGTACGAAGGTGAGGTGACATTTGACCCATCCAAACCTGACGGTACATTCAGGAAAAAGATGGATAACTCAAGAATCAAAAACCTAGGGTACTCACAAAAACATACACTAAAAGAAGGTCTTAAAAAAACTTATAAATGGTATCAAAATAACGTGTAATAATTACTTATGTCTAAGAAGAAATGTTTAGTTACTGGAGGGGCTGGTTTTATTGGTAGCCACCTTGTTGAAATATTAATTAATGCTGGTCATGATGTCGTAGTTGTTGATGATGAATCCTCTACCGCAAATACCCAATTCAACTGGAGAGATGATACAGAAAATCATAAAGTTGATATTTGTGATTTTGAAAAATTAGAACCCTTGTTTAAAGGTGTGGATTTAGTATTTCATTTAGCCGCAAGGTCTCGTATTCAAATTTGTGTACAAGATCCATCTGATGCCGTTAAAAATAACTCCCTTGGAACCGTAAATGTGTTACAGGCAGCTAGACTAAACAAATGCAAGAGGGTTATGTTTGCTGGCACTTCTTCGTGTTATGGCTTAGTAAACCCTATTCCATTAAAAGAAGATATGCCCAATGATTGCTTAAATCCTTATTCGGTTAGTAAAGCTAACTGCGAAGAATTGTGCAAGATGTATACAAAACTTTTTGGAGTTGAAACAGTTTTATTTCGCTTCTTTAATGTTTACGGCGAACGCCAACCTTTAGCCGGAGACTATGCTCCGGTTGTTGGGTTATTCTTCAGGCAGAAGGAGGCTGGAAAACCAATGACGGTGGTAGGAGATGGTCTACAAACAAGAGACTATACTTATGTTAAAGATATTGCCCAAGCTATGTACCTAGCTGGAGAATCAGAAAACAAAGAAATTATCGGGGAAATGTTTAATCTCGGTACTGGCACAAATCATTCAGTTCTTGATATTGTTAAACTTGTTGATGGAGATCATGTTCATATCGATTCCAGGCCTGGAGAATCTCGTGAGACATTGGCTGATAACAATAAGGCTAAAAATATGCTTAAATGGAACCCCATTCAAAAATTTGAAGATTGGATAGAAGAAAACAGGCCATAATGAAAATAGGGGTTATTGGCAATGGCTTCGTTGGCTCGGCTATAGCTAATGGATTCAATACTTATAATGTAAAGGTTTTTGATAAAAACCCAAACATATCCCAAAACACATTAGAGGAAACATTGCTTCAGGATTTTATTTTCATTAGTGTTCCAACTCCCATGAGAGATGCAATGGGCGCTGACTGTAATCTATCTATTATCGAATCATGCTTTGAGGAGATTGAGTCCATTGGCTCGAAAGCTATCTTTATTATTAAATCAACAGTGCCAATTGGGACTACTAAATCTCTTCAATCAAAGCATCCCAGCTTAAATATAGTTCATTCCCCTGAATTCCTAACCGCTAAATTTGCTAAAGAAGACTTCTTAAATGCGGATCGACATATTGTTGGTTATACAAAAAAGAAGAGTGTTGGCAATAAAGTTATTCAATTATTCAATAAAGCTTTTCCTAATATTCAGACAGTTCTAATGAAAAGTGACGAATCTGAGTCTGTAAAGTATATAGCTAATTGCTTTTTTGCTACAAAAGTTAGTTTCTTTAACGAAATTCACATTTTGATTGATAAACTCGGGCTAGACTGGCACTCGATAATTAATGGAGTTATGAGCGATAAAAGAATAGGGCAATCTCATTTTCAAGTTCCTGGCCATGATGGAGATAAAGGATTCGGAGGGACATGCTTCCCTAAAGATCTTAACGCATTAATTAAAACATTTGAAAAAAATGGTTTAGACCCCAAGCTTTTAAAATCCGCATGGGATATTAACCTTAATGTCAGGAGCGATCTAGACTGGTCTAGGTCCGAATCTGCCGTTAAAGAGTAAATTGTTAATAACTTAGCAAGTTTTTTGCTTGCCATACGCGGTATTTTATTGTAAAATGCTTTTACAATATCAATATTGTTGATATTTCATTATATACAATTACAATTGTGTAAACAACTACCTCATGGATATAAAAATAAAAAAAAGAAACGGAAGGTTAGAAGACTTTATAGTAGATAAAATAAATGCGAGTGCGCAAAGAGCATGCGAAGGTATAGAGGATGTTTCCCCTAGTGAGATAGTTTTAGATGCTCAATTGCAGTTATTTGACAAGATAACATCAAAAGAAATAGATCAAGCTTTGGTCTTTTCGGCAAGAGAAAAAATAGAAAAAGAGCCAAACTACTCTTACGCTGCTGCTGGTCTACTATTAAACTGCCTATACAAAGAGGTCTTCAAAGAGGGGGTGGACTCAGATACATTTAAATTGCAATACCGTAAAAGCTTTATACAAAATACTAAAAAATTAGTAAAAGAAAACAGGCTAGATAAAAGGTTGCTAGAATTCGACTTATCTCAACTATCAGAATCATTAAAGATTAGAAGGGATAAAAATTTAAAATATCTTGGTGTACAAATACTCTATGACCGCTACTTTATCAGGCAGGATAATAAAATCATGGAGACACCTCAGTCTTTTTGGATGCGGGTTTCTATGGGTCTTGCTATCAACGAAACAGATAAGAACGCTAAAGCTATCGAGTTTTACGACTTATTAAGTCAACTTCTTTATACATCCTCCACACCAACTTTATTCAATAGTGGAACTACTCACTCTCAGCTTAGCTCCTGCTATCTTAATACTTTCGATGATAGTATTGACGGAATTTTTGACGGAGCTTGGCAGGAGGCTCGTAAATCAAAGTACGCTGGTGGTCTTGGCCTTGATGTTACCCCTTTTCGCTCTACAGGTTCTCATATTGAGGGAACTAATGGTATTTCTAGTGGAATTGTTCCTTGGTTAAAGATTTATAACGATTTACTTGTGGCTGTAAATCAAGGAGGTAAGCGTCCAGGTGCAGGCTGCGCATACCTTGAACCCTGGCACTTGGACTTTGAGGATTTCCTTAATCTCCGTAGAAACACAGGGGATGACAGGTTGCGTTGTCACGATATGAATACTGCATCCTGGATTCCTGATGAATTTATGCGTAGAGTTCAAAATGAAGATGCATGGTATTACTTTGACCCTAAAGATACAGCGCTCGAAGATGGCACAACTCTTCATGATCTTTTCGGGCAAGAATTCGACAATCGATACAACGAACTTTGCGACCAAGCGGAAAAAGGATTAATTAAAAATTATAGAATAATTCCAGCTAAAGAATTATGGAAAAAAATGCTCAAGGTATTATTTGAGACATCTCACCCATGGTGTACATTTAAAGACCCCTGTAATATTCGATACACAAATCAACATGAAGGGGTGGTTCATAGCAGTAACCTTTGTACTGAAATCACATTGCACACAAAAGCCTCCGAATATTCTTCAGGCAAGAAAACTAAAACTGGAGAAACTGCTGTTTGTAATTTGGGTTCTATTAATTTATTAAACCACCTAAAAGAAAACAACACTATAGATTATGACAAACTTCAATCCACAATCAATACTGCGGTAAGGATGCTGGACAACGTTATAGATATTAATTTTTACCCAACAGAAGAAGCTAGTAATTCTAACTTAAGGAACCGACCAATTGGTCTAGGTATGATGGCCTTGCACGACATATGCCATAAGATGAACATTAACATTGATAGCGACGAAGCTATAAAATTAAATGATGATTTATTTGAGTTTTATTCCTATCATGCGATTTCAGCCAGTAGTAAACTTGCAAAAGAAAAAGGTAGGTACAAGACATATGAAGGCTCTTTATGGAGTCAAAACATTTTGCCAATTGACTCTTACAGTGTTTTATCTGAGTATAAAAAGAGCCCATTCTTAGGTAGGGGAGAAAGTTTTAAAAATGACTGGAAATCCCTAAGGTCTCATATTGCTAAACACGGAATGCGTAATAGTAATGTTATGGCTATCGCCCCTACAGCTACTATTGGATATATTAATGGTGTTGAGCAAAGCATCGAACCGAACTTCTCTGTTCTTTTTGTTTACGAAAATAAAAGCGGCAACTTTTATATTACAAATCCTCACTTTGTTGATGATATGAAGTCCGCAGGTTTATGGAGCGCCGAGATGGCCTCTATAGTTAAAGACTCAGACGGGGATCTTTCCCTTTTAAATGGCTCTATACCAGAAGAAATTATAAATAAGTACAAAACGGCATTTGACCGTGATATGTTTAAGCTTATCGAGGTTAATGCGGTTCGTCAAAAATGGATAGATCAAGCAGTTAGCTTTAACTTGTATAATAAATCTACATCTTTAAAGTATTTAAACGACATATATATGTCGTGCTGGGAATCTGGTTTAAAAACTACATATTATTTAAGAAACAGGGCTGCAAGTAAAATCGAGAAGTCAACATCTAGTGACAACAATGAAGGTTCAAAAGAAAATGATCCATCTGCCTGCAGTTTAGAGGCTATGCAAAATGGCGGAACATGTGAAAGTTGCCAATAAATTATTATTATATAATATATGAGTGATGAATTCAAACTCCCGCCCATCAAGGTAGAAAAGGTATTATCTACTTTTTCTCAAACAACGGACTGGGGCTTAAGTCAATTAAATATTCCTAAAATATGGGAGACTACAACTGGAAAAGGTATCACCATAGGTGTTATAGATACCGGAATGCCAAACCATAAAGATATTGGAGATAATGCTATTGAGGGTAAAAGCTTCATAGATGGAGAAACAATCGAAGATAAGCATGGGCACCAAACACATTGTGTTGGAATCATTTCAGCTAAAAATAATTCCGAAGGAATGGTTGGGGTTGCTCCAGACTCTAAGTGTCTTTGCGTCAAAGGGTTAAGTAACTCCGGCTCAGGCAGTTCAAGCTCCGTAGCATCCGCAATTAACTATTGTATTGACTCAAAAGTTGATATCATTAGTATGTCTTTAGGTTCTTCAAGCCCAAAAGAATCTATATCTTTAGCTGTAAAAAGAGCCTACGATGCCAATATAGCAGTTATATGTGCCGCTGGTAATTCTGGGATAGCTGGCGTTAATTACCCGGCTGCATTTCAGGAGTGTATAGCTGTTGGGGCTTTTAGTAAAAGTAAAAAAATAGCATACTTCTCCTCAAGGGGCCATCAAGTCGAAATAGCTGCGCCAGGAGTTAATATACTAAGTACATATACTAATCAATCTTATTCTAAATTAAGCGGGACATCCATGGCTTGTCCGTTTGTAGCCGGAGTCGTTGCCTTGTTAATGTCAAAGTTAAAATCAGAAGGTAAGAGTTATACCGTATCTGAAATCAGGGATTTATTAAAAACTCATGCCGACGACGCGGGACCCGAAGGCAAGGACTGGTCTTTTGGTTATGGAATAGTTGATGCGGACGGCATGATTACTGGCACCCCTGATCCTAAAAAACCCGAGCCCAAACCTAAACCCACACCTAAGCCCGATCCCAAACCTAAGCCCGATCCCGAACCTAAGCCCGATCCCAAACCTAAGCCCGATCCCAAACCTAAGCCCGATCCCAAACCTAAGCCCGATCCCAAACCTAAGCCCACACCTACGCCCCAGCCGACTCCCAAGCCTACTCCCGACCCTGAACCCACACCTAAACCTAGGCCTGTAATAAAAGATTTCTTTCTTAAAAATTTAGCATGGATTTTTTGCTCAATAGCTTTTGTTATCATATGTGTCTTAGGTTTCTTTGTTTATTTTTCCGAAGAAGAAGAAGGAGATAGCCCCGAATGGTTAAATGAAAACGGTGAGGTTGATTGGGATATGAAGTTTGAATTAGAGTCTAAAACAAAAAGTGAGCAGCAGTAATGTATGTGATTATGCCGGTGTTGCGGTTTTGCATGGTAGATCTATTTTATTATCTAAAAGAATAGAGACCCACTTCGGGGAAAAAGTTTCTTTTGGCGGGTATTGGTCTATTTTCGCAGGGGCCTTAGACCCAAATGAAGATCACAAGACTTGTGCGGTAAGAGAATTATTTGAAGAAAGTGGAATAGTTTCCCCTATTGAGGATTTGCATTTTTTAAAATCAATACCCCAAAAAAAATCTTTATTTCATGTATATTACTATAAAGTTGAAGAACTTGTCATACCTAAACTAAATTTTGAACATACAGAATCTGGATGGTTTGATATTGACTCGCTAGATATCTTTACAGATAAGATAGATCTAAAACTAATGAATTTAATTAAGAATCACGTGCGCTGAGTAAGTTGGTGTAATGTTTCTTAGTGAACCTAATAATAGACTGTAGTTTATCTGAGCCTCCTAGTGAGGTTTCTTGCTTTAGAGATATAACACTATTTGGTAAAATATATTGCTTTGATGATATATTACTATCTTGCCCTAAAGGCACTAGGTCCATATACTGGAACTGGCTAAAATCTCACGGTGCCCATGATTACATAACATATTTAATATTATATCATGAGGTTGAGCCGGGTATATTAATGCATCCAAAAGATGGAGATATAAGAGTAAAGAAAATAGATTCATTTAACCTGAATAATATATTAAGTGTAATAAATAAATACAGAAAAAATGATTAAATACTTACTATATATTAGTTTTATACTTTGCTCTGGTTGCTTTAGGAGGCTTCCATCAAAACCTACACCTATTACTAATGATAACTTCAACTCACCCCCACAGGGAAGTTTTACCCAAAAAACTATAGCCGGTAATCCTAACATTGACTACAGTGAGCCGTTATTTATTTTTATTTTAATATGTAGTGTCGTTTTTATTATTTCTTTTTTTCCTTTATTTACTTTTGCCTGTAAGTGGCTTTATAAAAAAATCTTGACTTTATTTAAAAAGTGACATATAATTAAGATCTTTTAATATAGATCAATCGTTATATACTTATATGGATACAAAAACTGGAGAACTTCTTACTAATAATATTGCTGGCGTCAATCGAATTTTACCTCATAAACATAAATATGCATGGGATCTATTTCTTAAGAGTTGTGCTAATAACTGGATGCCAACAGAAATTTCAATGCAAAACGACATCAAACAATGGAAGAATAATGAAATCACAGAAGATGAAAAACTCCTCGTCAAACGATGTTTGGGATTCTTTGCTGGAAGTGAGTCTTTGGTTGGTAATAACCTGCTCCTTTCTGCTTTCCGATTTATTACGGATGCTGAGTGTCGTCAGTATATTTTGCGTCAAGCTTTTGAAGAAAGTCTTCACAATCTTACGGTAGTATATATATGCGATAGTTTGGATCTTGAGATCGAAGAGGTTTTTGCGGCTTATGAAAACATCCCTAGCATTAAGGCAAAGGATGACTTTTTAATGAGTATTACTGATGATATTAGTCGTCAAGATTTTGACTCTACTTCAAAAGAAGGTAAGCAACAAATTCTTCGTAACTTTTTAACCTACTGGATTGTTTGCGAAGGTACATTTTTCTTTAGTGGCTTTGCGATGCTATTGGCTCTTGGCAGACAAAACAAACTACAAGGCATTTCTGATCAAATTAAATATACATTACGAGATGAAAGCTCTCATATTGCATTTGGTACGTATTTAATCAATACCTTAATTGAACAAAACCCAGATATTTGGACTAAAGAGATTCAAGACGAGTTTGTTTCTCATATTAAAAAAGCCGTAGAACTTGAAATAGAATATGCTAATGATGTTCTACCTACCGGTATACTTGGTTTAAACGCTGAGATGTTTGTAGATTATATGCACTACATAGGGAACCGAAGGCTTGAGGCTATTGGTCTTGATTACCGTTTCCCTAGCGATAAAAACCCATTTCCTTGGCTTGGTGAGGTTGTCGATGTGCAGGCTATGGGTAACTTCTTCGAAAGAAGGGTCAGGGAGTACCAGCAAAGCGGTTCGCTGGAAGACGACTTTTAGGTTAAATTTTACCTTGCTTTTTTTATAATAATTTACTTTGGATTATTATAAAAAGAAATTAATACATAAATTAAAAGCTCAGTCCTCCGAAGTTCAGGATGAACTTAGTGACGTTGAATCTATATTTAACCAAGCAACTCCATTATTTTGTGAGGCCGTATGTTCTTTTTGCTCTAATTCCTCAAGGCAAAACCCTCTAGAGGACCTTAATGATGAACCCACAAAGGATGAGGATGTTATTACCGATGGTATAAAATCTATTTTCAGGAAGATAGCGGTAAAAACTCATCCTGATAAAGTTGACGACATAGAATCATCAATCGATCAATACCGGGACGTCACTACTGCTAAAAAAGATCAAGATATTAATAAGATTATATCCATCGCTAAAGACTTAAAGATCGACATGAATGACATATCTTATTCTGATATAAAAGTCATTGAAAATAGTATTAAGAAAACCAAACTAAAAATTGAAAAAATAATGAATAGCTACCCATGGGTTTGGTTCTATTCTGATGAAAATAAAAGGGTTGATATAATCACTGAATTCGTAACTAACAAGTGTAATACATAATTTATGGACTGTATTCTTTTATTTCTTGTGTTTATTTCTAAAAATTATGGGTTTTTTAACGGAAAAAAAAGATACTATCATGGTTAAAATTCATTCAAGGTATAAGGAAATAAATGGCAAAGCTAATTATAAAAAAGACAGCTACCCTCTTGATGAGGAAGTTATCAAGGTTAGTTGTCAAGCTGCCCCCACCACCTCCACCAACTTAATATGATTTGTTTTATTAAAAAATCCATCAAATCTATTTCTGATGTGTACCAGGATAAGAGTCAAGAAATAATAAACTTCTTAGACCGCGAACTTTTGTACGAACAATCATTAAAATACTACACGGATCAGCAAAAAATAACAAAATTAAAAATGGAATATAAAGAATATGCATTCTCAGACGAAATTCATAGTTTAAGTTCTATGCCAGAGCCAGCTATTGAAGAAATCATTAGGATAAATAAACGAATTACCGACAAAACATGGGGTGTAATACTTGAATCAGAAAAAGTTCAAAACCTTAATGTTTATATTGCTCAGATGAATAAAGTGCAGATCAACTCTCGCAAGTCTAACTTTTTTGTGGTAACTGATTCTCATGATATAATGTTAGAATTAAATGATGTATTTAATTGGATGAATAAAATATTTTATATTGTACCAAATACTTATGACTTAAATATTGAAAAGGAGTACAGGTCTAGTATTAACTTTCACTGCCTCAAACATCTCGAGAAGCATATATCTACGCCTGGATCATCTTACTCTGATATGCTTAAATCTATAGGTGGTATACAGGTTACAGTCCCTAATTCCAAGAGAGTGTTTTCTTTTAATTGTAAACGATTAGTTCCTCAAGGATGAAAAGAATATCTTATATCTTAGTTTCTCGCAACGATAATTACAATGGAGATTCCGTTGGTCGTTGTCTTAATACCGTCAACCATACTTGTGAAATAATTCGCAAAAACAATGTGGTCGATGAATCTGAAGTGATTCTTGTTGACTGGTGCTCCAGAAGTGGCTCGCTTAAAGAATCCCTATCTTCTCGCTTTGCTCCAGAGACACAGGGCTTACTTAAAATAGTTACGGTTCCGCCTGATATTGCAGACAAGCACCAAGGAGACTCTCCGTTTTCAGAAGTTCATGCAATGAATGTTGGCTTCCGGCATCAAGAGGGCAAGCATTTTGCTCGTATCGATCAAGATACACTAGTTGGCCAGAGATTTATGGATTGGTTCTATCATGAATATGAAGTGAAAGATTATGGCTGGCCTTGGCCTCGTGCGGCTTTCTCTAGTCGCAGGAATCTTAATGAAGAGCAATCCCATCATTCTGTATTTAGGGATTTCATATACGACCAAGAGTTGTCTCAAAAAGTAGACATTTGCCACGAGCACAATCACTATAGCCGCTTAATGCCTAATGAAGAAATTTTTCCTTTTTACGGCGGGGCTGTTGGGGTTATGATGGTGGACAGAGATTGCTACTTAGAGCATAAGGGTTTCAACGAAGATCTTGTTTACATGAATAGCATGGATACTGAATTTTTAAATCGAATCGCCCAGCACGAAGATATATATAACTTATGTTTAGCTGTCGATGGAGACTTTTACCACCAATATCATGAAAGAAATGAAGGTGCATCTAATGACTCAACACAGCCACATGCCCAACATCAAGGAGAAAGAAAAGTAAACTCTCTTGATATAAGAAATAAGATAATAGATAACCCTAACCCCGACAACTGGGGTTTACTAGACGAAGATTTGGAGGTAACAAAATTATGAGTAATGTAATATATGTGATTAACGACCTACCCAAGGATACTGATTTTGCTAATCCTGGGTATAAAGATGTAGCTTGGGTTCCCCATTGTTTGGGTTCGCTTGAAAAGTATGCCGAGAAAATCGGATGTGATTTAAAAATCATTTCCATGAATGATTTTCCTGGGTACCAAGAGATACATCAATATGATTTCACTCATTACCAAAAAAGCACTTTTGTTAAGATTCTTTTTCTTCATGAGTTCATGAAGACGGATTATGATAAATTCGCGCTGCTTGATCTAGATATGGTTGTTAGTAAGGACGCTGTTGATATTTTTGAATTTCACAAAGATGATGATTTCATGATGCAATACGGATTCAATGAAGCTGTTGTGGCTAAAAATGAAACCTTCATGAAAGATTACCTTAAAGTGATACCTAAAGATGAAGATGTTTATTGGTTAAATGAAAAAACAAACCGTAAAATCCCAAAATATAATCTTAATCTTGGCTGCTATATTATGAGTAGAAGAATAGTAGAAAAAATGGTATCAGTCTTACCTGACCAATATAACATAGTTCAATTCCTAAAGGATCATAACTTAATAGATAATCCAGTCCTTCAAGTTTTCGGCGAGCCCAAAGACTTTATAGATCAAGATATGTATGGTTATGCTTATGCTAAAACCGATGTTACAGATTACCATAAGCCACTTCAGTGGGAATGGAATGCTAACTACCAGGCTTGTTTTCAAAAAGGAGATGCCAATAAAAAATTCTACCTTTGTCACCTTTGTGGTGAGGACGGAAAGCAATTTTTACTCGACAATTTAGATAACCCAGAAGTGATGGATAAGATCGATGTATAGTCACGAACACAAATTCATTTATGTACATATCCCCAAGTCTGCGGGAACCTTTATTAAACATTACCTATTATCTAATATAGAGCCTGGATACGAAAGTAATCAAAACCAGCAAGACTATGATAACAAATACAGGACAACTTGCGAAAGGGCTCTTTCTGGCATAGTAAAAGATGTACCAGAATATAAAGATTACTTTAAGTTTACTATAGTAAGGAATCCATTTGACCGAGTCGTATCAATGTATACATATTTAGGCGGTTGGAAATTTGATTATTTTGTCGAAAACAACATTGACTCCCCAATGATGCCTTATGTTCAAAAGTTTCATGATTATTATATCAGAGATGACTTTGAGGGGTTTATAGATTATGCTTATAACCAAGGTAATATCAAAAAATTTCATGCAGGTTATTACGATCCTTACGTCGACCGGATTAAGATTGGTCAAACCATTAGCCTGGATCAATTTTACAAGATTGAAGACATGAAAACTTGCCTGCAAGACTTGTCAAAGCATTTTGGCTTTCCGAAAGATACTGGATTTAATGATTGGCGGCAAAACAGCAGTAGTCAATACAAGAAGAAAAAAAGCTACAAAGACTACTATACAGCAGATACTAGAGATATAGTATCTAGTCATTTCGTAGAAGATTTAAATTATTTTAATTATGGATTCTAAATTTATTATATTCGGGCAAGAAAGGGCTGGTACAACTAGCTTAATTTCCGCCCTTAACAAGAACGACAGAATTGTTCACGAGCCTCTTTCTTGCTTAACAGGAGACCTTGAGCACAATTCAAGGTATGCCAATATAATAGAGAGCCATAACATGGACCCCAATAATTTAGCAGACTCTAAAAACATTCCTTATTTTAATAAATTCAATAATATTTCTGAAGACCGTGATTTACTCTGGCCTTTCCTCGACTCCCTGTTTGAAGAATTTGACGGGGTCAAGCACGTATGGTGCACTGTGTCTGAGCCAGGCAATGAACACTTCTTAGAATATTGCGTCGCTCACGGTATTAAAATTATTTTTCAATATAGAGAAAGTGCTTTTTATCCCGCTATTTCCTGGCAGCTTGCAAATCAAGTTCAAGTTTGGCAGTTGGGTGAAGAAAAAGAGCACAAGTCGAAAGTCGACTCGTTTGACTACCAAGAGCTTGAAGAGCCCCCCATCAAGCGTCGTACCGCTTGGTATAAAAAATATATACCTCACTACCATTCATTGTTACCTCCTAACTCATATATATCTAAATACGAAGATCTTTACGGCTTAGAAACTTACGATGAAAGGCTAGTAAAATTTAATGAATTAATTAATTACCTTGACATAGAAGTAGATTATAACAATGTCGAAAATTTCCTAGGAACAGACAGAAGAGTATTTGGCAAAAAAGCATACGATAAAATACGAAACTATCAAGAAATGTTCGATAAGTATGGAGAAGAAAAAATTGTGCTGTGAATTATGCTTTATTTACACATTTATTCTTTGGCCCTAATCTTTTTCACTTTGAAGAATGGTTAAAGTATCATATTGATTTTGGGGTCGATCATTTTTACTTTTACGAAAGTTCTCACCCCGGAATACCTTGTCTGCAGACAGATACTAAAAGGAAAATTGATATACCTTTAGTTGGTGACATTCCTCATCAAGTCATATATCAGTACTATGATAAAATCAGGGAAAGGTACAACGATTACTGCACTTTTATCAAATGGCTACCCAAGGATAAAACAGGCAATTATTTAGAGCATCATCAAATCAATGCTTACGAACAAGCCACGGCTTTTAATCACTTCTATAAAAATTATGCTAAAAAACACGACAGAGTATCAACTATAGATTGTGATGAATTTTATTATAGTGACAAATACAATAATATAAAAAGCTTTACCTCTCAAAATAAACAAGATATTTTATTATTAGGTTGCAAATTCTTTGAATCTGCATTTATCGATGTTGGCGGCCTAGTAACACAAAAGACAAAGTGCTTGGATAAATTCTCAAGGGTTGGACCTAAATATATATTTAATCCCGAAAAGATTAATCTAAGATACAAGAACTCCCCCCACTTTCCTCCTAGTAAAAACAAAACTAGTGTAAATATAGAGCAAGAAGATCTTTGTTTTTATCATTATAAAGTCAACGAAAATGCAAAAATTTCAATAGAGCATCACGGCAAACAAAAAATGGAATATACAGAAGACAAATCAATGACCGAAAAGGCTCACTATTTAAAAGATTATAACTTTATAGAAAAGCCGCAAATAGAAGAAAGCTTTATCGACTCAGAACAAGATATATTAGGGTTAGATTCGTTCAAATGGAATGAAATACAACATTAAAATACCAAAAGTTATTCATCAAATTCATCTAGGCAACAAACCACTGTCTGATCAAGAATTGAAATGGCAAAAAACCTGGAAGGCTTACAATCCAGATTGGGAATTTATTCTTTGGGATGACGAAAGGTTAAGAGATATTGATATTAAAATATGATCACGCTTCCTTCGATCTATGAATAACTATTACTATTTTTCTCGTGATACTGGTTGGGGTGATACCTTGTGGCATCTTACTAATGCATTAATGTATTGCGAGCAGAATAAAAAAGATATACTTATTGACATGCGTGGGCACTGGGCTAGCAAAGGCGATCAGAATTTATTTGGGGAATATTTTCAAAGCATAGATACAGATATCGAAGTTATTTTAAATAAAGAATGTATAGATCAATACCGAAAAGAAGCAGAACCTCATTCAGATTCAAGGCTAGTTATTAAAAATCCACTCAAATCAAAAGAGGAGTCGAAGAAATTTTATGACACATTTAATCGGATTAATGTGCATGGAGCTATTGCCGCCGAAATTAATGAAGTTTGCGAGAAATACTTTACTGGAAATTATGTAGTTGGAGTTCATGCCAGAACATCTAACGGGGAGGCTTTGCCGCCAAAAACCGGAAACTCAAATCGCTTTCAGGGAGAAAGAAACGCAATAGAAACTATCTTTAATATATTTAAAGAGAAGATGGATCATATTCTATTTGGCTCTCCTAGGGCATTCTTAAAGGCTTGCAATAACTATAAGTTTTTTCTCGCAACTGACTCAAGACAATTTGCTAATTTATTTGAAAAAGAATATGGAAACACTATCATAACAGAGAGGTATTTTGCTCCCCCAGGTTGTGGCACTGGACACGAAAAAGGCGAAAAATCTACAGACATAGAATTAAAGATGGAAGAAGCATACGGCAGAACAAAGATAGCTAAAGAAGCATTAGTGGACTTCTACTTATTACAGCATACAAACTTCCTATTTAAAAACTTTAGCAGGTTTAATGAGTTTTGCTTATATAAAGGTATACCAAATTTTCACATTAACTTCCAAGAGAAATGTTATTAAAATGATTAGTCACAAACATAAATGCATATTTATACATATCCCTAAGGCTGCCGGAACTTCTGTCGAGAAATTCTTAGGGCAAGTTGATCCAGAAATACCATCTAAGGTTTTAAGAAAGAGGGGTTTTAGTAAATTCTTCAACGATCATTTAGATTATTATGTTTTCTCTTTTGTTCGCAACCCATATGATCGTTTTGTCTCTGCATGGAAATGGGGCGAGTTACAGTATCGAGTGCATCCAGATATAGAATTTTATCAAAAAAAGAGGTCTGTATCTTTTGAAGAGTATGTCCAGTTAACGGTAGATGATGAGTACAGAATGTTTAACAAAGATCTTTGGAGTGAGTATGATATTTATCACACTCTACCTCAGTTTGAGTTTTTTCCTCATTTAAATGGCGGCCACTATTTTACAGATAAAATCAACCCTGACTTCACTTGTGATTTTATTGGTAGATTCGAAAACTTGCACGAAGATTTCAATAAAGTCTGCACCAACATAGGCATAAAGGAATTAAAGCTTCCACATGCATACAATTCAAAAAACTTCAAAGAAGAATTTCAATGGAGTGATTCATCAAGAGGCAAAATATATAACTACTACAAAAAAGACTTCGAGTTATTTGATTATGAAGCTTAAAATTATATCATTCTGCAATTACCCTTATAGAGAAATAGCACTTAACTGGGTTAAACATCTTAATAAATTATCTATAGATAATTATGAAGTTTTATGCCTAGACCCTGAGTCTGATGAATATTTAAAATCTTACGGATGTCACTCAAGAGTCCTTAATGAATTTAATGACGACTGGATTTCTGGGTGCAAACATACAATGCGCAGGACATTTATATTTAAAAAATACCTAGAAGAAGGTTTTGATATAATCCACTCCGATACTGATGCTCTTTGGTTAAAAAATCCAATATCCGAACTAATAGAGTCAAACAATCAAGACATTATTGTTTCTACAGTTCGTCACGGAGAAGCATTTCCACCAGAAGTCCGCGAAGCCTTTGGGTTTACATGCTGTATGGGCTGGATTTTCTTTCGCAGTAATCACAGAACGATAAACTATTTAGATAGATTCCTTAACACCAGAGAAATTAAAGGGTCTGACCAGAAAAATTTTAATCAATTTTTATTAAGCAACCACCCATCTTCTCAAGCCCATAAACTTGGCGACGAGTTAATTATTGATAATATCGCAGATCAAGATTACAATTATCAAGGACTCTCTTTACTAGCATTAAGTAAACCCCTAGTAAAGCGGGGACCAATAGAGGAAGAAACATATGTTTGGCACCCAAACACAAAAAAAGAGGCTGAGCACAAAAAGCAATCATTTGTAGACAGAAAGAAATGGCTACTTTGAATAAAAAACTAATTGCAGCATTAATTTCTGTAAACTATTCTGATTTCCTAGGATTAGTTTTGCCATTTAATACTAAAATATTTGACACTATTTATGTCATCACTACCAGAGAAGAGAAAAAATGCATAGATATATGCTCACAATACGATAATGTGGAATGCTTTATAGTTGACAATAACATTGTTAAAAAACATGGCAACTTCAACAAGGGAGCAATTTATAATAAATTTTTTGATTTTTTAAATGATCAAAATTTTAATGATTTAATTTGCTTAACTGACTCTGATATTATTTTTCCCCCTGAATTAAAATCTTTAATATCTAACTTACAAGATAAAAACCTATATTCATTATCTCGAGCTTTCTGTCAAAACGAAAATCAATTCAATAGATATTTAGAGCACATTAAGTCGGGCAAGTCTCATGATACAGGAGTCGACAGAAGGGCTGGGCCGGATCTTGCTGGCATCGGGTATATGCAGCTTTTTAAGTTCCGAAAAAATATTCGAATGTCTGAAGATTTTGGTCATGCTGGCAAATCAGATCATCTTTTTGTTTCCGAAAATTTTAAAAGAAAAGGCGGCGAATGTATCAATTTAAAAGAAGGAAAATACTGTGTTCACTTGGGTGCCACGGGAACTAACTGGAAAGGCAGGCATAGCAGAGAATGGAAAATTTAACATCACATCTTGAAGGCCCAAATAAGCATGTTATTAATTTAATAAAACTTGATAGCGGCGAAGTTGTTAACTCGACAAGTAAATGGTTGAGTGACCGCTGGTTCTTACGCGAAACAGGCTTTGCGAAAGATTTAACATGTGTTGAAATTAGCCCGTTTAAAAATAACAAAGACTCAAATACATCTGTAGGCGAGAAATACTTAGGGTATAAAGTTTACAAATCTTTGTCCGACTCTCCAACATCTATTGATTTCCTATCTATACTTGACCCCGATATTGCACTTGAAGTTTTAGAGTCTATCGATTTCTCCAAGTATACAATTAAATATTTCTGCATTGCTATTAACCCAGTAAAAACAAAAGACTTTAAACAAAACAAAAAAAACATAGAGTCGTTTATGCAAAATAAAGCTAAATTTGTAAAACAAAACAGAACTGAACTTCTATATAGTGTAATATAAATACTATGAATAATATACAAATTAAAACAGGAGCCAACTTAAGCAGGCTGCTTCAATCTACAGTAAATATACCTCAAGCATTCACAGAGTTAGTTAAGAACTCAATCCAAAATTTTTCAACTTTCTGCAAAATTGACTTTGATCAATCAAGCGCTACTATGGTTGATGACGGTCAAGGTTTTGATCATCTTGAAGACGAAAACGGCATGAGTGGGTTCGAAAAATATTTTGTTTTTGGAAACTCTTATGACTTAACTGGTGGAAAAGGGGTTAAGCTTGGCCAAATGGGGATCGGTGGTAAATTAGCCAACGACAAACTTTCGCATGAAACAGATATACATTGGACTATTGAAACAAAAAACAGGCACGGCAAGTGTTTCTTGGTTGAATATAAACCCTCTGGAACTGAGTTTTTAAATGAATATTCTCCTTCTTTAAAAGAAATTGCCGCAGACGATTGTTCTATCGAGACGGAGTCTGGCACTAAAATTACAATAGTTACCTTAAAAGAGGACATTCAAAAAAATGGATGGCCATCTGGGGCAATCAGTAACGAGCTTTGCACATTCTTTGGCTTCTTGCTTCCCCAATTAGAGAAAGAAGGAAAGAGTTTCAATATTTATCTTAATGGTAAAAGCTTAGATTTTTCATACAAACTTCCTGGCTCAAACATCCCTATTATTCGTCGTTCTTTTGATTATGAGTATTATGGTGAAACGAAAACAGGAAACATTGAGTTTAGGCTTTCATTGATTTATAATCGATCTTTGATTAAAAACCACCCCCTTAAAAATATTGACATTATTTCTAAAGTTAAAATTTGCCCTTTGCATTAATCAGATCAAGATAGGATTGAATCAACCCTTAATTGGTTAGAAGATAAAAATGGAGAGGCAATTGAAAACAAAGATAAGATTCATAATGTATTTAATCAATTAATTGGTTTTATTTCGTGCAATGAATTATCTGAAGTAATGGATAACACCGGAATGCCCGCCAAAGATTTATCGCATCACGGTCTACGTAACGATCATCCAGTAACGATACCTTTCTATACTCGAGTTTATAAAGTTATAATCGAATGGATTGTTGAATATATTAAATTAAATCAAGAAGAGAAAATGAACATCCTTGATGCTTTGGCTAATGAAGTCTCAAGTATGTTGGCGGAATACTTTGAAGATGAAGACTTCTCCGACCTCTGGGATGACGAAGAGGAAGAAGAAGATGATGAAGACTTAAGCGAAGAAGAAATCCAAGAAGAGGAAGAGCGTCAAGAATTGGAAAAATTTGCTGAATTTACTATCGACAAAGAATGGGTTTTTGAGCCAGAACCCGAAGAGCTTGAACCAGAAGAAGAGGAGGAAGAACAAGAGCCTGAGCCTGAAAACAATATCCCGCCTCTTTGGGATAAATTCAAAAACCAAAAACCCAAACAATCCAAAAGATTAAGGTATAAAATTATTGACTTTGGAGAAGATCAAAAAAAATTAATGTCTAAAGTTGATGATATATCTGACTTTACAATATTAATTAATAACGGGAATCCAAAATTTCAAAGACTTTACAAAGAAAACTCGCCTTTTCTTTTATCATTACATATATCTGAAATGTTGATTAGAGAAATTTCTATGTATAGAAACCCACTAGCTAGACCCTCAGATATAGATGAAAGCATTAGTGATTTCTATGAAAATAAGTATTCTCAAGTAAAACAAAAAAGTGAATAATTGCGGAGTTATTTATGTAGCGGTTGATCCGGAAACCTCACCATCTCCTTTTAAATTCAACAGTGGTAAAAAATCTATACTAAGAGATGTTTTAAACTCAATAAATTCCCTTAAAAAATCTAATCCAGATTTAAATATAACTGTGTTTTCTGATTTTAATAAGGAGTTGTTTTGCGAATCTTCAGCTGATAAAATAATCCCAATAAAAAATGACTTTGGTTTTATCCCAAAGGTTTTTGGTATCAAAAATAGTCCATATGAAAAAACTGTCTTTTTAGATTGCGATACTTATATTGCACAAAATATTTCTGACCTTTTTGATCAGCTTGAAAGTTTTGATTTTTGTGTCGGTACGGAATTCTTGGATAAAGAAATTTTAAATACCGGAGTTTTAGCTTTTAACAAAAATAACGATATTCTTGTGAATTTTCTTGAATTATGGCTAGATCAAATGCTATCAACAAAAGCGAAGGTTATCTCTGAGCAAAAAAAGTTTTCAAACAAAACTCCCGATGACCAGGGGTGCTTCAATGGCATATTAAGGATGCAGCATAAAAACCCAGATGGCAAACCTTATTCTATCAAGAATATGATTAACATTGCCAGGTCGCTACACTGGAATATATTAGACAACAAAATTTGGAATTGCAGAAATGCTCAATACAAACACTTGCTAGAAAGCGACTGGGACTTTAATCAAACTAAAATTTTCCATATGAGAGGTTTCAATGGGCATGAGTAAACCCTTTCTTATAGCTAACAGAAATTGCGGCCTCGGGGATATCTTGGGTAATGCGGCATTATGCTGGTATCTTGCAAAAAAATCTAATTCTGATTTAATAGTCGATTGGCAAAAAACCGTTTACAATAATTATAAAACTCCAGTTAATTTATTTAGCACCATATTTAATAATGAAAGCATTGATGGGGTTCAGATTTTTGAACCTTGTGATTTTAATAATGATTATGATATTCAAATTAAAAATAAATTTTCAAATCAATACTCAAAAATGATGCTAAAAGATTATAAATTCGATGAATTAGAGCAGGACTTCATTGCATATAATTTTCTTAAAAAACTTAACTTAAATACATCAATTAGAAACACCATTAAAAATTTTTATAAAAAAAAACTAAAAGGGCGCGAAATATTATCTGTTCATTTTCGCTATGGCGATCACGATCAATTCTTATTTAGAGGCAATCGCAAGCAATTCAGATTATTAGGTTTTTCTGAAGGGGATACAAAACAAAACAACATAATCAACTGCTTTAAATTATACAAGAAAAAAATAGATGAATTATTATCATTTAATAGTGATTTACTGGTTATGATATTTACTGATTGTCAATATTTTGCAAAATTATTATCAGAAGAATACGAGTGCATTGATACTTTAAATTCTTATCCCGATAACAACCAAGCCTTACACTTGACAAAAGAAAATGACTCCTTAAAGAAAATAAATGAAGCAGCAACATGTATGTTTTTGATGAAGAATCATTCTGATTTTTTAATCTGCAATCAATCTAACTTTAATTATTGGCCCAGACTCTTTATGCCTAAATTCAATCAAACAATTCTCTTTTAATATGAAATCAAATGCCAGAATCATACAGGCTTCTGGAGAGTTTACTGGAAGCACTTTACTAATCAATTATCTGGTTGGTTTTTTTTGCCCCGATTCTCCCGCCGTCTTTGGCGTAGACTCTAACATTGAAGATAATCTTGTTACCAAAACTCACTACCTAAAACTGGATGATTTTGAAAGAAGATTTGGCCCTAGGTATGAATTATTTTTTGTAAGCTCTTATCGTGAAAACGATCCACTTAGACCAAAAAGAGTTTTCAGAAATTTAGATAGTAAATATTTATCGAGAGACAATATTCTTATTATAGAGTTTAATAAATTACGTGATACGGATTATATCTTCGACTCTTTTTTGAATTTTTTTCCTACAAGCTTATTACCTAATCAAAGCACTGAATCCATTAAGCAACAAATGCTTACAAGAATTGATAAAATGAACAAGAGATATGCTGAAATCTCCACACTACCCAGGTCTTATGTTGATCCAATATACGGGCTACATGGCTCTCACAGAAAATCTTAACAATGCATTACGATCTTTACATATTAACTACAGCAATTGATAGGCCTGATTTACACAATCAGACCTTGCCACCATTCTTCGATATACTTGAAGATCAAGATATTAATTATAAATGGTTTATTAATTTAGATTCTCCATTTAAAAAAACACAAGAAGCTATAGATAATTTTAAACACTTTACCGGAGGCACTCAAGATTTACATATATCAGACAAGGCTTGCTTTTATTCGGCGGCAAAGCATGTAATCACTTCGGCATACAACGAGCTTCAAAACTTAGACGGCTATGTTATGTGGCTTGAAGATGACTGGGATTTACTCATTCCCTTTAATATGGGTGAATTAGTTGATAGCGACTACGAATATATTGGCTTTCATTTTCATCATTTTTTTGAGTTTTCGTTCAACCCAACTATGTGGAGCAAAGATTTCTTTGTGAAAAATGTATACAAACCCTTTGCAGCTTCAGAAGAGTCTATTGATCCAGAACAGCTACTTATTAATCACCACAAACAAACGAAATCTAAAGATCCTAATCACTTAAAAAATGTAAATCGGATTAGCTTTAACGGTGTATTTGAAGATGCTGGCAGAAAATGGGGCGAGCAATATAATTTAAAAAAATGGAATAAAAACAAAATAGGAGAAAGTGTCAGTTATGCCTAAAGTTTCTATCATATTATCGTCTTACAATAACCTATCCGCACTTGAGTTAAGTATTGAAAGCTTGAAGTATCAAACAGAAAAAGATTTTGAGATTATTATAGCTGATGATGGATCAACAGATGGAACCGTAGAATATTTAAAAAAAGAGGGGATAAAATATTTTAACCGCCCAAATGAGGGTTACAGGCTTGCATATATTTGGAATCGAGGCGCCGAACTAGCAACTGGAGATAGATTAATTTTTGGTAATTCAGATATTATATGGTCTCCAGATCACATCTATTCTCATTTACAATTCGCGGGTGATGTAGTAGCAGGATCTTACCCTTCAATACCAATTAATAAAGTCCCTCTTGTGACTAAAGATTTAATCAAGAATAATTTTTCATTTATCAGGTCTTTATCAAATAAAGACAGGAGGTCTCGGTTTATCGAAAAAACAGAAAAACCCTACATTTTTGACGGTAAAGATACCGTTGCAAGAAGGATGCACGGAGGAAATTGGTCTTGTTCCAGAAAAGACTTCGATGAAGTTGGGGGTTTAGATGAAAATTTTAAAGGTTGGGGCGGAGAAGATTTTGACATTGCTAGAAGATTATCAAGGTTAGGTAAGTCGATTAAATTTTGTCTTCAAACAATTGGCTTTCATTTAGATCACGATAAAAATCCTAAACAATTTACAAGTCATTTAGGGAAATCATATTTTAATAAAAAATGGGACCTAATATCAAAAGGCTTTTCTGAAGATTCTGCAAAATTAAAAGCCTATTCGGAGGTTTTTCCAAATGGATAAATTTCAATATTTATCTAAATTACCAAATCCCATTATCTTTGACAAGCTTGGTGCATTTGCTTATATACCTATAAATAAAGCAGCTCAAACTAGCATAACAAGAAACATACTAAGAGATAGAGCTATTGTAAAGAAAGATGATAAAGATTTATGGCTTTCTTATTCTGAAAAATATTTAAACGAGAAAGAATGGCAGAGATTAAATACTTTTGCCATATGCAGGCACCCCTTAGATAAATTCATCTCAGCTTATTTTTATCTTGCTAAAAAAAATCGAATAGACCCATGTTCTGACATAAATGATTTCGTTGCTAAAAATTTAACAAAAAAATCTAACCCAAACAAAATAGATTTACATTTTCAGCTCCAATGGAATGCTTTTTACTTTAAAAACAACCTTCTTGTTGATCATTTAATTAGGCTAGAAAACATTAGCTACGAACTACCTAAAATTTTGTCTACACTTGAGTTTAATATTGCTATACCTCATAAAAATCAAGGTGTCAATAAGGATAAAAATCAAATTTTAAACAAAGAATCTCTCGATATCTTAGAGAGTGTTTATTTGAATGACTTAAAATTTCTTAATTATAAAAAATGGTCATGAAGCCTAAGATAATAGATGCCTTTATGTTTAATAATGAGCTTGATATACTTAATTTCAGGCTACATGAATTAAACGATTATGTAGATAAGTTTGTTGTCTATGAAAACTCATGGACTTTTAGCGGCAACAAAAAACCATTGCACTTCGAAGAAAACAAAAAAAGGTTTTCTCAATTTTCCGACAAGATAGTTCATATAAAAAGCAACACTCGAGGGAAAGATAACTGGAAGAGAGAGTATGCCCAAAGATATGAGGTCTTATCTAAAGGTGTGGCCTCTCTTAACTTGAATGATAAAGACATTGTTTCATTTTGTGATTTAGACGAAATTATTGATCCTAGATTAATCTTAAATTACAAAGAAGAGTTGCCTCAAGATGCTCCACTTTTAGTTTGCCCTCACTGGTTTAATGTATCATGGGATTGCTATCTTGGCGCATGGGATCATTATAGTATTATATTTTCCTATTGGGGTGAGCTTAAAAAAAGGATGGCTCGATGGAAAGGCATGCAATGCGGCTGGCGCTGGGATCACCCTAAATTTCCTCAACCAATTAAAAGAGAAGAATTATCTGGGTGGCATGCATCTTGGTTCATGAAACCTGAAGATTTAATTATTAAACTACAAAGCTTTGCTCATAACGGAGAAGAATGGGTTGATGAATTGCTGCAAAATATTGATCTTGTTAAAGACAGGCTTGAATCAGGCCTTGACATTCAAGGTAAAAAGAAATCAAAAAATTTTAATAAAGATTATCCGGCTTACAAAGATCATATAACCTATGACTAATTTAAAGTTAATTTCTGTAATTAGCTCTGGAGATAATGAATACAAACCTATTCATGATAATTTTTTAGCTAACATATCCTCCTTTAACTCAATCATTTCTGGTGTTAAGGTAATAACTGTCGATACCAAATCAGGAGACTGGCAAAGCCAGGGTTTTCTCGATACTGTATATAAAAAATTAGAATATACCCATCAATTATTAAAACAAGGTTATACTGTTTTTTGCACTGATTTGGATATTTTCTACCTAAAAGACCCGATAGAATACATGTATGAGTTGCTTAATAATTTTGATATCGTTGGGCAAAATGATTTCGATAGACTTTGTACGGGCTTTTATATGGCTAAGCCTTCTGATTTAACGATAGATCTTTTTGACACGAGCGAGCAACTTATCCTGGACGGCGAGCAAGGCGATCAAAATTATATTCACACTAAATTACAACTAGATAAATATTCTGATTTAAAGGTTCACAAGCTTAATCGAGATAATTTCCCTAATGGCTATCGATGGTATAAATGGCATAAAAAATTGAATCCATCTATTATTCATTATAATAGTATAGACTCTATAGAAGGAAAGATGGATAAAATGAAACAATTTAATCACTGGCTAGTATGAAAAAAGTATTTAAAGTTTTTGTGTGTTGCCATAAGTATATCCACAGAGTTGAAGATATAAAAGCTCGCGTCAACAAATGGAAGCTTGGTGATTACTTAATTTTTGTCGGTGGCGAAGAAGAAAAACAATTAGAAGAAAATGTAATTCAATTAAAATGCCGCGATTTGTACGAAGATCTGCCAGAAAAAATGTTCGCCATATATAAATATTTGGCCGCCAATAATTATACAGATCAGTATGACTATTTTTGGAAGATAGATGATGATGTTGATTTTATGCGCTGGAATGAAGGACGTGAGCAGGGGCTGATAGATTCACTAGGGGGCCTTGATTATGCAGGTTTCAAACTAATGCAAAAGGAAGGCAAGCGGGGCTGGCACATAGGAAGAGTTGCAGAAGATTCTCCTTGGTATAACAAAAGATACAACGGCGAGTATGTAGACTGGATTGACGGAGGTACAACTTATTTGCTTAGTTCTCGGTCTTTAAATAAATTCAAAAATCTTAACAATCTTTCAGAAGTTAGATATCGCGATATTTATGAAGATCTTGCTGTAGCCAAGCATTTAGAAAAATCAGGCATACTACCAATGCAAATCAATCCATGGAAAGATAAGCCTGTATTGAAGTTTAACATCAACAAATGAAAATTTTCAATGAGAGCAAGGAAGGTTTATTTGGTTCGTCTTTAAACTGGATCAATGCAAGACTACCTTATTTACATAAAAATAAAATATACCCTGAATGGGATATTAGAAATATAAACCACGGAAACCCGTTAGATCAAGATAGAATTATCCCCCACATTATTAAGCCAAAAAAGCAATCGAAAAGCTCAACGGAAACAATAGAGCTATTAGATATAGAAAGACACAAATATACCGATTTCAAGGAAGCTAACTTTTACTTTAATGAGTACTTTCGGTTTTGCTCAAGCATCACAGATCAACTTGATATTGATTTTATACCACAAAAATGCCTTGGCATTCACTTTCGAGGTACAGATAAATTAACCAACAATAAAGATTGCAAAGTCATTGATTTGGATAATTTTTTATTAAAATTAAATTCTTTTTTAAAAGGCCGTTGTTTCGATTCAGTATTTGTTATATCAGATGATGAAGATAGTAAGCAAACCATTATAAGACTTCTTAAAAATTTAGGTCTTGCAGTTTTATCAACCGATTCATCTCCACATTTCCACAAGACATTATCCTCCAATCCCGATAAACTCACTATTACCAAAAATTCTATTATAGAAATGCTACTTCTATCAAAGTGTGGGTGTGTTATAAAATCTCACTCTGCCTTTTCCAGCTGGGCAAAGATAATTAATCCTGACCTAGAAATGTATCGAGTTAATGAGTGTAAAAATAATTGGTTTCCTGATTATTACTTGCCTGAGTTCTAATGAAAGCTCTTTGTTTTACATTTGATCGTAATATACCGATTATGGAGTATGTTCTGCATACATATTTTAAGTGTTGGCCAGATAATCCTTTTGTATTTTATGTTCCCTGGAACAAGACTAAACCTCAACACTTAATCGGCCAATACGGTTCAGATAAAATTAAGTTACTGCAAACAGACAGCGCTATTAAACCGACTATCAGAACACTTCTTTCAGTTGTTAATGAAAATGAATTTATATGGTGGGCTCAAGATGACAAATACATTCTGGATTTCAAGAATAAGCAGATGATCACAGATTTATACGAATTTAATTCTAATGATATCGGCGGGTTTATGTTTACAAAAAATGCGGATGCTCACAAAAGTTTTCTTAAAACAAAACATGACTTTGGCCCATATAAACTAGTTAAAAAAAGAAACCACCATCAGATATTTCAACCACAGCTAATAAAAAAAGAAATTATAGAATTTTTATATTTAAATAATAGACTTTCAGAGCATTATCCCTTATCAGAGTTATATCCGATTATGGGTTTTAAGCCAATTAAAGATTTGTATTCATTTCAAGAAAACTATATTAATATCGCCGAGTCTCTTGATCAGGGTAAATTAACATCTAATTTAGTGTACCATATGAATGAGGATAAATTTAAAATACCAAACATTTCTCGCTGCAATAAAACAATGATATATAAGGATTAATTATGAGTTTAGGTAACAATGCTACTTTAGAGTTTATAAAGCACGATGCTGTCTGCATAGAAGTTGGAGTTTGGCAGGGGGATCTCTCTCGCCAGATAACTCAACTACCAATATCGAGGCTTTATCTTATTGACCCCTGGAAGTCAATTAATGATGTAGAAGGCAGGCTTCATAACACTGACCAAAAAATACTTGACGATATCCATAATAAGGTTCGTCGTCGTTTCTTTTTTAATAATAAAGTCCAATTGATCCGTAAATTTTCTGCCGATGCCATGTCAGATATTAAAGATGGTTCTGCAGACTGGATATACATTGACGGCAACCATAGCTACGAATTTGTAAAAGAAGACTTAAATGGATGGTGGCCCAAACTAAAAAGTGGCGGATACTTATGCGGAGATGATTACATTGATGGCAAATATCAAGTAGAGCAATTAAAATTTGGAGTGGTTCAGGCGGTTGATGAGTTTAGGGAGGAAAAAGAATCCGAGATTTCTCATTCGGAATTAATTAAGGACCAATTCGTTTTTCAAAAAAAGTGATTTCTCATTCTTTGAAGTGCATTTTTGTGCACATCCCAAAATGTGCTGGCAGCTCAATAAACCAGCAATTAAAACTGGAATCATTAGGTTTCTCTGGACATGCGCCAGCATCCCATCATTCTGAACATAAAGATTATTTTTCTTTTACTTTTGTAAGAAACCCATACGATAGAGTAGCTTCTGCATATAAATATTTCCAGAAATTAAAACAAGGCCATCGTTGGTACAAAAGAAACAGTATAATATCGGATGCCGCTAATGAAATGGATTTTAATGAATTTGTGAATCATATACCTGATTTTATGAAGTTGATGAAAAGAGAAGAAGGTTCTTTTGAGTCTGGCATTCACTTCAAACCCTATAATTATTTCCTCGACTCAAGCATTGACTTTCTTGGTAAATTTGAAAACATTCAACAAGATTATGCATTCATCTTGGCAAAGCTTAAATTGCCCAACGCTAATCTTCGTAAAGTCAACTCAACAAATAATTTAAATTATAGACAATTATATATAGAAGATAGCAAGAGGGTTGTGTATAATATATATCAAGAAGACATTAAAAAATATAATTATAAATTTTAAATATCATGGATAAGCAATTACCACTGCCTTATGAATTCGAATTAGATGATTCGAGACTCTTTTTGTTAGAGAAGATAAAACCTGGATACAGGTGTGCTGAAATTGGTGTTTTTAAAGGCGATTTTTCTGAATTTATATTAAAAATGGAGCCGTCTGAACTTCATTTAATAGATCCATGGGTTAGCATTATCGATATACCTGCAAGATGGCATGCCATCCCTCAGTCTGATATGGATGAAATCAAGCGAAGTGTTATTGACAGATTTTCTACTGACTCTAGGGTTGATGTTATTCAGAAACACTCCATCGATGCCCTTGATAATTTTGACGACAATTCGCTAGACTGGATATACCTAGATGCGAATCACTCTTTTTCTTTCATACAACAAGATCTGGAAACCTGGTGGCATAAATTAAAACCTGGAGGATATTTATGCGGGAATGCATATCAAGATAATGATGCTCAGATTAGGTTATTAGATTTTGGAATTATTCCAGCTATCGATGCTTTTCTTGAACATCATTTTGATGAAATATCAAACTTTCAAACTCTTAAATATCAATACATCTTAGAAAAAAAATGAAAATACTAGTTGGAGGAGCAGGCGGTTTTATTGCCGGTTATTTAGTTAAAGATTTATTAGCTCAAGGCCATGAAGTTGTTGCGGCAGATATCAAGCCGGCCAACATGTGGTATCAGACATTTAATGCCGCCGAAAATCATGCTGATTGCAATCTGCAGGAGAAGGGTCACTGTTACAAATTAAGTAAAGGGGTTGATCGAATCTACAATCTTGCCTGTAATATGGGCGGCATGGGTTTTGTTGAAAACAATCAAGCTCTTTGCATGGAGAATGTTTTGATTCAAACTCACATGATGATGGCCGCACGAGACAATGGTGTAAAGGAAGTTCTTTATAGTTCTACAGCTTGTGTTTATCCAGCTTCTATTCAGTCTGAGATTAAAGATCAATCTTCTCAAGCTCTCAAAGAGTCTGATGTGTTTCCAGCAAATCCAGATGATGGGTATGGTTGGGAAAAATTATTCAGCGAGCTTATTACTCATTATTACGGAAAAGATTTTGGTATCGACTCTCGTACCTGCCGTTATCATAATGTTTACGGGCCGTTCGGAACATGGCGTGGTGGTCGTGAAAAAGCGCCTGCTGCAATATGCCGCAAGGTTATTGAGGCTAAAATGAGCGGCAAACATGAAATCGAGATCTGGGGCGACGGCGAACAAACCCGCTCTTTTATGTTCATCGATGATTGCATTACTGGTATGGAGTTAATGTGGGCGAAAGGCGACACTCGCCCATTAAACCTTGGTAGTGATCGCATGGTATCAATTAATCAGCTTGTTGATATTGTTGAAGGAATTGGAGGGATTAAGTTAAAAAGAAATTATAATTTAGATGCCCCCCAAGGGGTTCGTGGTCGCAATAGTGACAACAACATGATTAAAGAAGTTCTTGGGTGGGCGCCATCCATCACACTTGAAGATGGCCTCGAGAAAACTTACTCTTGGATTTATGATCAAATGCAAAATTGTGGCGAGTCCGAAGGCTATTAAGTGTACATATCACTATGATTGAGTTTTATAATGTAAAGAAAAAAGAAAAGGTTCAAATCTCTGAGTCAGACGTAACCAAGCATACTATCGAAAAAACTACCAAAACAGGTAAGCTTTCTATCAGGTACTGCCTTAAGGCTGTTGATGAAGGAACCAAGTTGACCAGGTTTTGTAGTAAGGCTGACTACGATAACTTACCTGATTAATGGGTCCAATCTTCAACACAATCTTAGGGGCTGGTATTAAGCTGGCCTGCAATTTAATTAATTCCTGGCTGGAGCAAAAAAGGCAAGATCAAATGATGCTGGCCGCTAGAGATACTGAAATGATGAAGGCGATTCTAGATAATCAATCTCGGCAGGCCAGTGATCCATTTGTTAAGATTACTCGCCGCATGCTATTCATGTCTATTACTTTTACTATGTGTTACCTCATGATTTATTATGCCCACAACCCTGATATTTCTTATGAAATTATCGTACCAAGGGGAGATAGCTCAAAGTGGGGGTTTTTTAGTTGGATTTTCGGGGGTAAAGACTGGGAGGTGGTTAAGTTAACGGGCGGGCTCATGCTTTCTTCGTTTATTGATTTATGTTTTATGGTTGTAGGGTTTTATGCCATCCCAAGTAAGAGAAGATAGTGTATATTATATATGCATGTCCGACACATTACCAAAATTATTGCAAGAAATTCATTCCGTTGAAACTCCCAGTGAGTTGAACTCTCGCTTTCCTGAGTTTCAGTCTCGAATCGCTACAGTATTATTCGAGCAACCCTCCGAGGAGAGCTATTACATTAATCATACGGGTAGAGAACTTTTCCGCAAGTTATATAATTATGGGCTTGAGTATTTAATTACAGACCCTTATGATTCTGGGTTTCGTCCGATTCTTGAATCTGGAATTCAGACATTTACTGTTACGGTTAACGGTAATAATGGAGCTGAAACGGGAGGCGGAGATATAGAGATCGGCACAACTATTAATATTACTGCAAACCCAAATGATCTTTATCAATTTGATTCCTGGGCTGTTGTCGGCCCTGGCGAAATTGGCAGTACCACTTCAGCCAACACAACTTTTACTGTTGGCGCGGGTAATGTTACCATCACTGCGAATTACAGCATAGTCGCCGCGCCTATTATATCAGCCCAAGACAACCAAGATGATAAGCTTAAGATCTTAATTAGCGTTCCTTACACGGAGTCTGCCAGCTTGTATCGATTGCAAGTTTCAAAATCTTCTGATTTTGCAAATATAATCAATACTCTCACAGAACTTCCTAATGCTACCAATGACATAGTCTTTGAGCATGCCCCGGATTCAATTACCACATATTACTATCGTGCCAGAGCAGAAGCTGGCGCAACAGTTACTGATTGGTCAAATGCCGAGTCTATTACAACCAAGGCATGGACACCAAGTGAGGTTTCTACGGCTTCATGGTTTGATGCATCTGACAGCTCTGATACATCCAAGATCATACAGAGTTCGTCTCTTGTTTCTACTTGGAAAAATTTAGGCACACTAGGCTCAAACTCTAATTTCACTCAATCAACAGCTTCACTGCAACCAACCGTGGCTTCTTCTGCTATTAACGGGCTTGATACAGTTGAATTTACATGGAATCAGGCTGCCAGCACAAACAATTCTTTCTTAGGGACATCATCAGGCTTCAACATTTTTGGCAACACATCTTCAATAAATGAAATGTCTATTTTTTGTGTAGTAAAAACATTAACCTTGACAAGAAGTAATGGTTTCTCTTTAACCGATTCCATAAAGGGCAGTACATCTTATTTTAATGCACATACCCCTTGGGAAAATGGAGTTTTCTATATTGATATTAATGAAAACGATGCAACGGGCCGTTCGTTTGGTCCCTCAGTCTCTGCAAACGATGAATATATTATTAATTTCCAAAATAGTGCATCAAGAACACTAAGGAAACACTATAAAAACGGGGTCGATGTTACACAAGGAACCGGTACCAACAAAACGATAGAGCCGTCAGCCACAGCATCCTTTAGATTGGGCAACAGGACTAATTTCCAATTAGGGGAATTTATTAATTATAATATTGTTGTCAGCGATTCTTTACGTAAAAAAACAGAAGGCTACTTGGCATATAAATGGGGTCAAACACTTCCAGTCGGGCATGTATATCAAACAGATCAGCCTCTCGCCGTATGAAATATTACATTCTAGACTCTGAAGAAGACTCATCTGCTTGCCTAGATGCATGCCATAATGCATATATATCAAGTTTAAACGATGCCCCCGAAGAATATACCTTAACAACTACATCCTGGGCCCTCGAGCAAGCTCGAATCACTGACGGGAAATATATTGTTCCTTATCTTGATGTATTAGGTGACTCTATTTATACAGTCGAGGAGTCTTCTCCTTCTTGGTTCCCTGAGGAAGATTTTTAATTTTACCTTGACTAATTTGTCACTGAATGCTATTATGGTTAAGTGACTCATACTGAAAAGAAAAAAGTTATCGAGAAATTACTTAATGTTCCAGACAAGCAAAAACGTTTATTTTGGGGCAGAGAAATTAAGACTCTTAATATTTTATTAGAGCTTTATCCTGAATCTAAATTCTGGAAAGGCTTGACTTTTCCTCAGAAACTTGATAGTATGATTCTATTCCGTTCTGGTTTTTACCAAAACGAATTAAAAAGAAGATACAATCTATTTAAGTATAATATCCCTACTAAAAAAGAAATTAAATTGGGAGAAAAATACGGAGAAGATTTTAATATAGACAAAAAACCGAAGACATTGAGAGATTTTTTATCATGAGTAAAACAAAAGAAGTTGCAGAGACTAAGCAGGCATTAACATCGTTCTTAAAGCAAAACGAAGAGCATCATTATAATTTCGAAGATGAAATTGATTACAAAGTATCTTGTGGAAGCTTAAAGGTTGACTTTGAGCTTAATGGCGGTTTAGGCCCCGGCCTACATAGGTTCACTGGTATGAATGAGGGTGGTAAAAGCTCTGAAGCTCTCGAGGTTATGAAAAATTTCCTACAAATGCCTAACTCTAAAGGCATCTACATTAAGGCCGAAGGAAGGCTTTCAAAAGAGATGCGAAAACGGTGCGGTATTGACTTTGTAGATAAAGAAGATGGCTGGGATGCCGGCAAATGCTTTGTTTTTGACTGTAATATTTACGAGACAGTACTTGACTTAATGAGGATCTTGGTGGCTAAAAATCCCGAGGGCACAAAGTATTGCTTTATCCTAGACTCTCTTGACGGCTTGATCATGAAAGATGACCTAAAAAAGGGCTTTGAAGATTCTCATAAGGTTGCAGGCGGAGCACTTCTTGGTGCTAAATTTATGCAAAAGATGAGTATCGCTTTAGCCAAGAGGGGTCATATGGCTATATTTATATCTCAAGTTCGTGCCGACATCAAACTCGACCCTTATAGTAAGGCTCCAGTCAGGCAGACTACTGCTACAGGGGGTAATGCTTTACTTCACTTCGCCAACTACATTCTTGAGTTCGAGCCCAGGTTTAAGAAGGATCTAATACTTGAAAACCAAACTCAGCCTATCGATCAACAGAAAAATAAAATCATAGGTCATATAGCTAAAATTACAGTTAAAAAATCTCCAAACGAAAAGACCAATTATACTTTGGAATACCCAATCAAGTATGGAAGAATAAATGGGACATCTATATGGATTGAAAGAGAAGTTATTGATATGCTATATCTTTGGGGTTATATAAATAAAAAAGGTGCATGGATTTCTGTTGAGCAAGACTTTATAGATTTACTTGCCAAGGAGAAGTTGGAGTTTCCAGAGAAGATTCAAGGTGAGCCTAAATTAAATTCTTTACTTGAAGACTCACCTGACTTAACATCATTCTTAATAAAACATTTTAAAGAACTTATTTACCAAGAAAATAATTAAATGATATTTAAAACATTAGTTGGTTCAACTAAACGAGTAAAGAAGCCTAAAAAATACTTAATCAAATGGACTGCTTCCAGTCGAAGCAAGCTACAGTACTCTGTTAAAGAGTTTATTCAGCCTTATTGGGATATGGATATCGTATTTGAAGAGTTCCCTATAGCTGGCACTAAAATGAGTTTTGATTTCTATAACTCTAATAAAAACATAGCTATAGAAGTCCAAGGAGGCCAGCACTTAAAGTATACTCCATTTTTTCATGGAAAATCAAAGTCTACCTTCCTTAGTCAAATAAGAAGGGACAATGACAAACAAAAATTTTGCGAATTGAATAATATAAAGCTTGTTGAAATTTACCCCAAGGATGTTTTGTCAGAAGATTTGTTTAAATCTTTTGGTATTGTCCTGTAACACATGTGTAACTAAATATAGTGAGCGAAGAAATAAACCCAGATAGTTTTAACTCCTTTCAGCTTCCGGAAAGTATCCTAGAGAAACTTTTCGAGCTGACTGGTGATGCAGACCATAATAAAGGTTTCGTTCTAGCATATGTAGACCAACAGGGAAATCCTATGGTTTATACTCGGTGTCAAAGTCAAATCATTGAAATGGGATTAAGAAAATCTCTCGAAAAATACTTGATTAGCTTAGAAGAAGCTGATCATATGTATGGCGCAGAGAATGATGACCCAGAAAATGGTCTTGACTAATTAATTTTTTTCTGCTAATATAACCGTCATGGTATTCTCCGCTGAAGTTGAAAAGCAATTGCTTGCTGGGCTCTTAAATTATCCCGACAAGTATGTTGAAATTGCTGCATTTGTATCCTCTAACGATTTTTTCTTTGAGCCAAATCAAATAATCTATAGTTTCCTCAAATCAGACTATGAGTCTGGTAATTTTGTTGACGAAGTTATATTATCTGAAAGAATTAGGCTCTCCGGAATAACCTTCGAAGACAATATTAATGTCTCGGACTATATTAAGGCTTTAAAGTTAAAGCGTTCATCACAGTCTTCTGTCATTGAGTCTGCAAAAGAGCTTAAAAAGTTTTCTGTTCGTCGGGAGATTTCAGAAAGTGCACAAGGCATAATTAAAGAAATGAAAAGTATAGATTCGTCAAAAAACTTGACGGATATCATCAATAAAGCTGATTCAATTTATGCTGAGAATATAAATCTTTATGAGAATGGAGAAAACTCTCCTAAAAATATATTTTCTGAGATGGAAGAGGTTATCGAATTTCGAGGAAACAACCCACGAACTGAATTTGGACCCAAGGGCCCGCATTCAAGACTGCACAATCTTTATGGTTCTTTATTGCGTCCCGGAAATATCACTACACTTGTAGCTAGGACCGGTGTGGGTAAAACACAGTTTGTTATGGACTTCTGTCTAAAAGTTTCCAAGGAAGAAGATATACCCGTGCTTCACCTTGATAACGGCGAAATGAGTAAAGAAGAGTTAATGATGCGTCAGTGTGCGGCCTTATCTAAAGTGCCTATGCATTTACTAGAGACAGGTCAATGGAGACATGCCGGAGAGGAGATTGTCAATAAGGTCAGAAGTGTTTGGCCTATCATCAAGAGGTTTAAGTTTTACTATCAAAACGTAGGAGGGATGCCTATTGACTCAATGATTCAAGTGGTAAAGCATTTTTACTATGGAAATATTAAAAGGGGTAATAAAATGATTCTAAGTTTTGATTACATTAAAACAACCGCTGAAAAAGCTGGCAATAAATCTGAGTGGCAAATAGTTGGAGAGATGGTTGATAAATTCAAGAAGTTGATTCAGAGAGATATCGTTTTTGATGGCGAGCCTGTAATTTCCATGATGACAAGTGTCCAAAGTAATCGTTCTGGAATAACCAATAATCGTACGTCTGATAATATCGTTGAGGATGAAAGCATTGTTTCTCTTTCTGATCGCATTACTCAGTTTAGTTCTCATTTATTTTCATTACGTCAAAAGACAATGGATGAGCTGGCCGAAGAAGACAATCAATACGGAACCCATAGGCTTACTTGCTTCAAGTATAGGCACTTAGGGGAAAACATCCATCGAGCAATTCAGCCGGTCAGAATGCCAAACGGAACTGACTTAAGAAGAAATTTCATTAACTTGAATTTTGAAAATTTTGATATCACTGAAGTTGGAGACTTGCAAGACATGGTTGATGCTCAAGTAGATGTTTCTTTAACTGACAACAACAACAGAGACTTATCTATTGAATTATGACGGCTGATAAAATTAAAGATATTCTAACGAATCTAGGTTATAAGCTTTCTGATTTTGGTAATCACTGGAGAACAAGTGCTTTATACAGAGGAGGTAAAAACCCAACCGCGCTTCAAGTTTATAAAGACTCGGGTGTTTGGGTGGATTTTGTTAAAAATTCTTCTTACTTACCTCTCGAGTCACTGGTTTCTGCTACCCTACAGACGAATGACAAAGGTGAGCTTAAAAAAATCCTAGGAGGATATGACTTCGCCAATACCCCTACTGAAACTATTGAAAAACCAAAATTAGTTATGGAAAAAACATACCCACCTTCAATGCTTGATCGGCTACTCCCTCACTATAAGTTTTATAATGACAGGGGAATTGACTCATCTGTATTGAAAGCTCTAAGTTCAGGCTTAGCAACAGAAGGAGCAATGTATCAAAGATTTGTCTTCCCTATTTATAATGCCGAGGGATCAATCTGCGGTTTTAGTGGTCGCGACATGTCCCCCAGCCCAAACAATCGCCCTAAATGGAAACATGTCGGGAAGAAATCATCATGGATTTATCCTTTTTATGCTCCAAACCCCAGCGGAGAATCTGTGCAATCAGCAATCTCCGAATCAGGCTCTGTGATTTTAGTCGAAAGCATAGGTGACTTATTGAACCTTAATCAAAATGGTATAAAAAACGTTCTTGTTTTATTTGGTACATCAATATCTTCTGCTATGACATGCTTCTTGGTTAGTTCTGGTTGCTCTAAAGTTATACTATCGCTTAACAACGACAAAGATAAAGATCAAAACCGAGGTAAGATTGGAGCATATAAGTGTTACTTGAAACTTTTGAATTACTTCAATAAGGATAATATAATAATACATTCGCCTCTCGAAAATGATTTTGGGGATATGTCTAGTAATCAGTTTCCTGAATGGAAGTCTTATTTGGATGAAGAAGATTACATCTTTGATCAACCTTCTTACCAAAAAGAAATTTTGGAATTAATCGAACAGAAAGAGATAGCATCTAGTTCTTACAAAAATAAATTCTTCAATGAGTAATCTAACACCCCTTTCCGCAAGTCGTATAAAGAAGGCCCAAAGTTGCTCTTGGAGCTACTGGGCCACATATATCTTAAAAGTCCCTGATCGTAGTAATGATGGAGCAAGCAGGGGGTGGATTTGTCACTTAATCTTTGAATTGCTCGGGGCCGACAAGCATCGGAAAATTTATGATGAAATCATACTAAAAGACTCTATTTTTGCATGTGAACCAGTAAAGAGATTGGTCTTGTACCATGCTAAAAAGCTAAAAGTTAATGACCCGGAAAACTTAGAGATGATTAATGACATGACTTTGGCCGGACTTCATTTTGATTTTTTTGGTGGAGCAAGAGGCGAACCAGATCAAGCTATATCTGAGCAGGAGTTTAATATTACTGTAGATGAAGGTAAAAAACTTTATAGGATGCGAGGGTTTATTGATAAGTTGTTCCTTTATGAGGACTCAAGTTTAGCTGTAATTAGAGACTTCAAGAGTAGTAAGTCTGTCTTTAAAGGCAAAGAGGTTACAGATAATTTACAAGATCTTCTTTATACCCTAGCCGTCCGTAAACTTTTTCCTCACTTTAAAAAACGTCAAGTTGAATTCTTATTTCTTAAATTTGATTTGCATGCATCAGGCTGTGTTAAAATGTCGGAAATTAGTGAAGAAGAGTTGGAAGGTGTCGAGCTCTTCCTGACGGGCATACAGACATTTCTTGACAATTTTGATGAAGACGATGCGGTGTCTAATTTTGCAGGGGCTCAAGGTTATCCCTCTGATGGAACATTTGGTGGTCCACTTATGTGCGGCAAAGATGGATATAAAATATCTAAAGGCAGCCCATTGCTTGACAAAGAAGGAAATCCAGTTGTTGCTTATATTTGCTCCTACAGGAAGCCAATGAATTACTATGTTGTTAAAAATTCTGACGGCAAGATTATTAAATCTTACTTTGAAGAAGATAAAGATACTATCATCTTAAATAAAGAAGAAGGCGAAATATTAGAATTAATGGAATACAAAGGTTGTCCGTATTGGAATAAGCCTAAAATAGATATAGATGACTTACTATAAGGCGAATGAAATCTGATATAAAGAATTTAAGCGAATTAAGTCGTAGGGAATTTGTTGCTAGTGCAGCCAAAGCTTGTTTAGGTGTTGGGCTACTGCCTATGGCTGGTTCTTATGTCCATACCCCTGCCCAAGCTCTTCAACCTGGCACCCGTCCAGCCAAGGCGAGACATCTGATCTATTTATACATGTCTGCAGGGATGTCTCACATGGATACATTTGCCCCCAACACTGATGCAGATAAAGATACCTACCAAGGGCCTGTTAACCCCATTCCGACTAGCGTAGACGGGGTGTTTTTGTCTGAATACTTGCCGGAGACAGCTAAGCATATGCATAATGGAGCTATCATTCGTACAATGATGACGAGTCAAGGTGCGCACATGCAGGGCAATTACCTGATGCACACAAGTTATCAAATGCGGGGAACGATTACTCACCCTACCTTTGGTAGTTGGATCGCAAAAATGTCTGGCCCGATTAACTCGACAATCCCGATGAACATTGCTATTAACGGACGCTCAGGTAGTTCAGGATTTCTGGAATCTAAGTTTGGTCCTCTCCCCATTGGCAACCCAGCGGCAGGATTAGCAAACAGTAAAGCTGCGGATTACCTCGACCAATCTAGGTTCGACGGCAGACTAGCCATGGCACAAAAGATGAATGCCAGCTTTTTAGACAACTATGATCAAAAACAGGTTCGTGCTTATACGGACCTTTACAATGATGCGATCAAACTGATGCGTAGTGAAGACTTAAAAGCATTTGATGTGGCTTCTGAACCCGACGCGATGAAAGACCTTTATGGGCGTTCCGCATTCGGACAGGGCTGTTTGCTTGCAAGGCGTTTGGTTGAAAACAAGGTTCGCTATATTGAAGTGAATCGTGGCGGTTGGGATACTCACTCAAACAACTTCGAGTCGGTTGCTAATAACTGTGCCGACCTAGACAAAGGCCTCAGTGCCTTACTTATTGACCTAGAGCTTCGAGGGTTATTACAAGACACAATGGTTGTCCTTGTTTCGGAATTTGGTCGTACTCCAAGAATTAATAATGGAAATGGCAGAGACCACTGGCCTTACGGGTTCTCAGCTTTCCTTGCTGGTGGAGGAGTAAAAGGCGGAACTGTTTATGGTAAGATGGATAAAATAGGCAGGAACCCAGTCGAAGGTAGGTTTGTGGATCCAGCTGGGTTAAATGCTACAATTGGTTATGCAATGGGTCTTCCTCTTAATGATATCCAATATTCTCCTTCTGGTCGGCCTTTCAAGATAGCTCATGATGGAGAGCCCTTGCTTGATGTGCTAGACTTCTAATCTTGTATATTATTGCAATTGTGCGTGTACATTATTTTAATGACACATTCAATAGAGGCAATTTGCCACGAATATGCTGAAGATTCCTTGTTTTCTCAAGATGTTTCAGAGTGCGGGGCTCCATTTAAAATAATTGTTCATATTAAATATGAATATATAGCAGAGCTTAGTAGATTCTTGTCTAATTATGGATATGAATACTCTTCAAACAAAAAAAGCGGTAAATATTTTACTTTAGTTCATTTTGAATTATTAAATAAAAAAATTATTGACTGCAATAATCAAGACAGGCTTGGGGAAATTTAAATGTTTTTCGCAACACTCATTTTCTTATCGGCTGTATCGATTTCATTAACCGCAGCATACTTTAGCGTTATTGGTCTAGCTACTATGTTCCCTGGCTCTAAAGAAGCTATTATTATAATGGGAGGGGTACTTGAGGTTGGAAAGTTAATTGCCTCAGTCTGGTTGCATCATAACTGGAATGATTCATTCAAGTTCTTAAAGAGGTACCTCTTATTCTCGGTTGTTGTACTTAGTTTAATTACAAGCATGGGTATCTTCGGGTTTTTGTCTCGCTCTCATGTTGAGCATCATGCTTCCATGGAAAAGGAGCAGGCAACCATATCTCAAATTGACCAAAAGATTGCTCGAGAGCAAGAGCTTATCTCTCGAAAGAAAGAGCGGCTAAATTTATTAAACACTAACCAAAACTTCCAAAAAGATAACTCTGACAGTATAGTACAGACATTGCAAAAGAGGGTGGAATCTTTAAAGGTAGAGAAGACTGAATCGATTCAAATACAAGAATCTATAATTAATAAATTAAACGATAGATTATCTGAATTGGATAAAAAACTTTCTTCAGCAAAATCCAGCGGCTTCCTTGGCTCAAGCAGTAAATACGACAAGATGTTATTAGTTCAAGAGAAAGAAAGAGAATTAATTAATAATAATAAATCTGCCGCCGAAAATAAAATCCAAGAGATTTCCAGCTATTTTGATGAAAAGGTAGCCGAATCTAGGGACAAGATTGACTCTAGTCTTAGCCTCAGAGCAGGTCAACCTAGTGGTATTACTAGCGATTCTGGAGTGCAAAAAGAGGTTGAGCAGGCATATGACCGCATTTCTAAATTGGAGGCAGAGAAATTCCAATATGGATCCAAGCTTAGAGCTCTAGAGGTTGAGGTCGGCCCTATATTGTATATAGCGAATTTACTCAATGAGTGGGCGGGGGCTGATATAGAGACTAGTCAAGCTATTCGTATTGTTATTATTACCTTAATTTTTGTATTTGATCCGCTAGCGATACTTTTATTAATTGCCTCGACGATGACATATAGTCAGAGCAAAAAAGAAGAGCTGCCTCCTGATGTCAAAGAAATTAGGAATAAATTATTAATTGAGCTTGAGGAGTATTTGAACGAAGGAGGCCTGGCTGACCACTTCATCGAACGGGTTAAGAAATAGCTTGACTTTTTGTTAAGATTGCGTTACTTTGTATGTGTGACGCTTCCATTATTTAAAAGCCATTTTTCCATAGGAAAATCTATACTTACGTTAGATTCCCCTAAGATAGACGAGAACGCTAACAGTCCAGATTCTGTTTTTGATATAGCAGAAGAAGGTTGTCTTGATAAAGTCATTCTTATAGAGGACAGTTTTATGGGTTTCCTGCAGGCTCGCAAAGTTTGCGATGACCTTGGCAAGCAATTAATTTTTGGTTTAAGGCTTGACGTTTGTGATGATATCGCTAATGCAGAAGATTCAAAACTAATTAAATGCAAGCATAAGGTTATTATTTTCCCAAAAAACTCAGGCGGCTGCAAGCTCTTAAACGAAATTTACACCGAGTGTAAAACAAAGTATTTTGGTTGGGCAGACTTTAATTTATTAAAGAAGTTTTGGAAAGAAGATCAGCTATCCTTAGCTATTCCTTTTTACGATTCGTTTATATTTAAAAACTTAACAACATTCCAGTCTTGCTTTGCTCATTTTACTTTCACAAAGCCTACTTTTTTTATAGAAGACAACGGTCTCCCATTTGACTTTATAACTAAAGATGCAGTGGTAAAGTATTGTGAGTCTAATGGCTTCGCAATGCAAGAGGCTCAGTCAATATTTTACAAGAACAAAAAAGACTTCTCCGCTTACTTAACTTACAAACTAATATGTGGCAGGAATTCTTTTGCGGGTAGAGATCTTTCGATTGAAAAGCCTAACTTCGACCACCTAGGCAGTGATCAATTTTGTTGGGAAAGTTACTTGGAAAAAAATAAAAGTTCATAAATTATGATAGAAGACTTATTAAGATTTAAAAAAAATCAAAAGTATATTGTTTTTGACTTTGAAACTTGCAATTTGAATTTAGTCTCAGAGCATAACAAGCCCTGGCAGCTTGCATTTTTGATTTACCATGGTGACAAGTTGGTGGAGTCTAATGATTATCATATTCATTGGGATGACCTTAGAATGTCTGACGGGGCTCGAAAGGTTACCGGGTTCAATGATGCTAAGTATAAAAAATTATCGCAACCAGCGGAAAAAGTTCTTGATCATTTTGAGAAATTCCTATATAATGAAGATTATATTAATTTAGGGCATAATATTCTTGGTTTTGATATTTATATACATAATATATTCCGAAAACTTTTAGGTCGCCCTACTGACTATTCTTATTTAAAACAATCTATCGACACACTCTCTATAGCTAAAGCGATTCATAAAGATATAGAATATGACAAAGAAATTGATTTCCTTTCTTGGCAGTTTAAGTTGAACTCGGTATATGAAAGGGGTATGAGATTAAACTTGGGGGCATGCTGCAAAACATATGATGTTGAATTTGACCCTGAAAAGCTGCATGATGCATTATATGACATTCAAAAAAACTATGAAGTATTTAAAAAAATGATGTGGACAATAAAAATATGAAATTAAAAGATAAAATTAATATGCACCTTGATTTATATACTAATGAGTTATCAATCCTGATAGATGAGGCTCACTGCTTGTATAATACAATTACATCCAAACCTAATGATTATTGGTTTAAGAATAGATCTGAGTTTAATTCTATAGTTGATCAAATTAACTCAATTGAATCGAGCAAAAATGCACTGGAACAGTGCAAAAATGATTCCATTAAAAATTTATGACAACAAGTTTCATCGAACAATTTACTGCCTATGAAGACTGTGTCCCCCCGGGGGTGCAGCTTCCAGAGATTGAAATTAGCTCGGAACAATATTCTGACTTAAATAAATCTCCAGATACTTCAAACTATGATTTCCTGCGTGAACTTTGCCTTCGTGGGGTAAAGGATAAAAAAATTGATAAGCAAAAAAATAAGCAGGAATATTACGACAGAGTAAAAGAAGAGTTAACTATATTAAAAGAGCTTGGGTTCATTGATTATATATTGCTGAATTGGGATATCCTAAATTTTTGTCACGAAAACGATATACCCACGGGTCCGGGGCGCGGTAGTGCCGCTGGGTCTTTGGTTCTTTATTTAATTGATGTCACAAAAATTGACCCAATTAAGTATGATTTGTTCTTTGAAAGGTTCGTGAGTAAGAGCAGGGCTAAGAAAACCGAAAAAGATGGTATTACATATTTAGATGGGAGCCTTTTAGCAGACGTCGATAACGATATTTCTTACGAACATCGCCATAAAGTTATTGAGTATATCGAGAACAAGTACCCCGGAAGAACCGCTAAGATCTTAACCCTTAATACATTGAGTAGTAAGCTTTGTATTCGTGAGTGCGGTAAAATCGTCGGGGGTTATAATGAATCAGATATTAATGCGGTGACAGCTTTAATCCCGAAAAACTTCGGGAAGGTTGTTGGTCTTTGTGATGCGGCAGATGATAGCGAAAAATTCAAAGAGTGGGTAGATACAAACCAAGAAGTTTTTCGTATTGCCCAAAAGATAGAAGGCCTAAATAAAAACAGCGGGGTGCATCCTTCTGGGATTGCAATTTCTCACCATGAGATATCTAGTATCTGTCCCCTGCAGGCTACAAATGAAGGGGCATTAGTAACTGCATACGACATGAACTGGGTGGCTGAGCTCATGGTTAAGTTTGATATCTTAGGTCTAAGGACTCTAAGCGTCATTCATGATGCCTGTCAAGCTATTAAGATTGACCCGATGTCCATACCCTTAGATGACGAGAAAACATACCTACCCCTTCAGGAGCTTGAGCATGCCCACGGATTGTTTCAGATTGAGGCTCATACTAATTTTAGTGTTTGCAAAAAGATTAAACCCAAAAACTTAGAACAATTAAGCGCGGTTGTTGCTATTGCAAGGCCCGGGGCACTTGATTTTACCGATCAATATGCAGACTATGTCCGCACTGGTGATTTTCAAAGTCAGCATGAATTGTACGACGAAGTACTATCTTATACTGGCGGGATTCCGCTGTATCAGGAGCAACTTATGAAGATGGCGGTTCAAGTAGGGTTCACCCTGGATGAGGCCGAGCAACTTCGTAGAATTGTTGGCAAGAAAAAGATAGACCAAATGCCTAAATGGAAAGCTAAAATTGAGAAACAAATCATAGAAAACCAACTCCCGATTGAAGCTGCTGATGTACTTTGGAGTGTCGCCGAGGATAGTGCTAACTATTCTTTTAATAAATCTCACTCTATCGCTTATAGCACCTTGGCTGCATGGACCACATATCTAAAGTTCAATCACCCTAAGCAGTTCTTTTTGTCCCTACTCAAGATGACCCAGTTCGAGCCAACACCTCAGGCAGAAGTTGCAAGGATTAGTCAAGAGCTGCCATTTTTTGGTATTAAATTATTACCTCCGAGCTTATTGAAATCCAAAATGAATTTTTCAATTGAGGGCAACAATATTCGTTATGGCCTTAGCAGTATTAAAGGTATCAGTGAGAAATCTCTTGATTCTCTTCGTAAATTCAGAGACGAGCAGAGTAGCACAAAGTTTGAATTGTTTTTAGCTGCAAAGCAGGCTGGATTAAACATCGGGGTCTTAAGTGCTTTGATTCAGGCGGGGGCTCTCAGTGACGATCCAAGCGAAGATCGATCCAAGCTTGTACTTGAGGCTCAATTATTTAATATCCTAACTGATAGGGAAAAAAGAAACTTCATATCTATCTCGGAAAAAGAAGGTAAAGACCTATTTACTATTTTTAAAAATGTAACAGATTCTGAATTTAAAGCGGTCGGGGATGACAATAAGCCTTTGATAAAGGAATCTCGCTACCAAACTTTAAAGAAAAAATACGATCCATATAAAAAGATATATTATAAAAATAGTAAGAGTCAAAAATTTGCTAATTGGTATTTTGAAAAACAGCTATTAGGCTTTAGTTATTCATCTGAGTTGTGTAAAGTTTTCCACAATGTAGATCATCCGCCTCAAAACTCTATATACTTTAATTCACTGGAACCTCGCTCTACTGCTAAATATATATTTAGCGTCGCATTTTCAAAGAAAGATAAGTCCCGGAATGGCAACACCTACATCAAGCTAGAGTTGGAAGATGAGTTTGGTACGGTAGATGCAATTCTTTGCGATACCGCTAGAGAAAGAAAGTGCACAAACTTTTTAAAAAAGAACCCTGTCCCCAAAGAGGGAAGTATTATAACTATAAACGGAGAAAAAACTAGAGATGGAGATGCAATATTTGTTAATAACATGAAAATAATTGACGAAATGATTTACATGAAGTTAAAAGATATAAAATCTTAAGTGTAATATATATAATATACATATGGAAATCTCTCCTAATTTCACACCTCAAGCTCAAAAAATAATCCGACAGGCTAAAACTTTAGCTAAAGCGCTAAACTATCAGGAGGTAGAGCCTTGCCATGTTTTACTTATTTTGTTAAAGTCTAATGATTTTAATATAGATAATTTCTTGGCCGACTTAGGTATCGATCTTGATTCGTTAGTTTTGTTTATTAATTCTTTTTTCTCTCTCGAAAAACAGGACCCTGATGAGTTTGAGGATTGCTCTTATTCTGATGATCTCGTACAGTTCCTTGCTGCGGTGCATCAATTAGCATCCCAAATAGGTAACGATTATGTTAGTATCGATCACATATTCTTTTGTTTTCTAAATTCTAAAAATGGCCCTATATATCATTTCTTTACTTCCGAAGGGGTAGATGCCCGTAAAGCTGCTGAAGAATACTTGGTTAGGATGAAGTCTGGCGACCTTTATGATAAAAATGAGTCCCCAGACTTTCCTTTTGGTTCTAAATCCCAAGGCCCTGCGTCCACCAAAACTACTGAAAGTATCCTGGATTCATTTGCTACTAATTTAAATACTGAATGTCGTGATAAAAAAATCAACCCGATCATTGGTAAACATTTTGAAATTTCAAGAATTTGTGAGGTTTTAGCCAGAAAAAATAAAAACAACCCTATATTACTAGGAGATCCTGGTGTTGGTAAGACTGCCATCGTTGAAGGGCTTGCTTATAAAATAACAAAAGCTGATGTTCCTGATTTTTTAATTAATAAGGAAATTTATTCCATTGATTTAGCATCAATGATAGCTGGAACTAAATACCGTGGTCAGTTTGAGCAAAGAGTTAAATCCTTAATAAAGGAGTGTAAAGAAAAGCCTAATGTTATTTTATTTATAGACGAAGCTCACACCTTGGTTGGAGCTGGCAGTGCTGAAGGAGCTATGGATGCTGCTAACATCTTAAAGCCAGCATTGGCTCGTGGTAAAATTAAATTAATCGCAGCCACTACCTTTTCTGAGTATAAGAAAAATTTTGAAAAAGATTCGGCCTTGGTTCGTAGGTTTGAGTCTATAGCTGTTAGCGAGCCGACACCATTGGAATGTTTTGATATACTGAAAGGTATAAAAGGTCACTATGAGGATTTTCATGGAACAAAATACAATCAAAAAATCTTAAAAAACATCGTTAATCTTTGCGACCTGTACTTGCCAGCTCAAAAGTTTCCGGATAAAGCTATAGATGTCCTTGACGAATGCGGCGCGATGGTTAAGATTGCAAACTCTACTGCTCCTGATGAGATAAAAGATCTGGAGAATAAGCTGTATGATTGTTTTAGTTTAAATACTTGCTCTGCCAACGAAGAGGAAATGCTTTTAAAACGTTACGAAAAATTATCTAATGATTGGAAAAAGGCTCCTATTAGGAATGTTTCTAAAGATGATATATTGACTATTATTTCTCGAAAATCTAAGATTCCTATTGATAACTTAATTGATGAAGAGAGCGACAGGGCATCCCGCCTTTTAAAACTTTTAACTCGAGACGTCGTTAATCAAACGGATGCTACATCTGCTATCAGTAAATCAATATTAAGGTCGCAAATAGGTCTTAAAGATGCTGACAAGCCTATTGGTTCATTTCTATTTCTGGGAGCTTCTGGCGTCGGAAAGACATGGACGGCTAAAATGCTTGCCAAACATTATTTTGGTTCCGAAAAGAAGATTATCAGGTTTGACATGTCTGAATACTCTGATAAGATTTCTGCGAATAAATTAATTGGCTCATCTCCAGGGTATGTGGGTTATGAAGAAGGAGGGCTTTTGACCGAAAAGATAAAGCGAGACCCTCACTCTGTTGTGCTTTTTGATGAAATTGAAAAAGCTGACCCATCTGTTCAGCAAATATTACTGCAAGTAATGGATGAGGGGTCGCTAAAGGACAATAATGGGGTAATGTCTTATTTTAGTGACGCAATTATTATCTTGACCAGCAATATCGGAGCCGACCTTACCACGAAAAGTACTCTTGGTTTTTCTCCTGAGCCCGTAGATAATGGCCCAAAGATTATATCTTCTGCCAAGAAAGTTCTTAGTCCTGAATTAATTAATAGGCTGGACGACATAGTTGTCTTTAGCCACCTGAAAGATAAGGATCTTCATAAAATATTCAAAAAAGAGCTGCAATCCATGCAAAAGAAACTCCGCAAGAAAAAGATTAAAATTAATTACTCCCAAGATGTAGTTAAACATGTATGTGGTCTAGCTGCAGAGCAAAAAATGGGAGCGAGGCCCCTAAAAAGATTAATTAAGCAGTATATTGAAGATGTAATAGTTGATCATTATTTTAATGCAGAGATTCAAAAAGGGTTAAATTTTAATTTCTATGTATTAAAAGGTGATATAGAGTTCGAATTATTAGAATAAATTAATTATTTCATCTGTTATATGTGTATAAACATATTATGGCAGATCGTAAAATATCGGAACTCCCAATCTTTCCGCACCATGAAGTTTCTCAAAATTCAGATGTTTATTATGTTGTAGCTAGTGGCCTAGCATCAGAAACAAGAGACGCTGCAAATTATAGAGTTCCTTTTACAGGTCTATCTTCTGATATTCTTAAGGATTTTGGAGGGGGTGCTAGTGTTATAGATGCAAATGGGTTAAAAATAAGAATCGGATCCATTGAGCCCGGAGATGATCGACCTGTTGAGCTTCAAGACGATGTATATGTTCTTGGTGATTTATATACTGAAAGCGACTTGCACGTTAACGGTAATGCTTTTTTTGATCAAAATGTGTCAATCACTGGAGACGTTAGTGCATCTGGAAATGCTGATTTCATTGATCTTTATGTTCATGGAAATGCTTTTGTTAAACATGATACGACTATCAGCGGAGACCTTACTGTTCTTGGCAATACCACAACCGTAGACACCGAGAGGCTGGTTGTTGAAGATAGCAATATTGAAATAGGTGACCATAAAGAATTAACCACAGAAGATACAGCAAACTTTGGCGGTATTACTTTAAAAACTCATGATAATGATTCTTTTGCATCGGTTGTCATTGAGGGGGTAACTATCACTTCTCAAGTTGCCGGTACATTTGGCAATAATATATCGATAACAATGCTTACCTTGCCAGGGCTTTCTCTGGAAGACGGTGTAATACTTACCGACCCCAATAATTTACATGGAGATTCTAAGTGGGAGCGTACAGACATATCAATTATGTTTGGAGTCGATTCTGAAATATCAGAAAAAACTCAAGGGGATTTTGCAGACTTATTGAATTGCCATGCCGGACACTTGGTGAGCGCGGTTGCCTCTGATCGCAATACTCCCTTGGCTGATACTTGTTACAGAAAGTTTTTGGAAAACGGCCAAGGCCAAGATGGTTTCAACAAAAATATTTCATGGCTAAAACCTTGTGATGCATGGACAATTAATACAAATTTTCATGTTTACGGTGAAGGTTTTTTCCTTGAAGGTATAAATGCTGCCAGTGACGTTGTATCTGGCGGAGTTAAGATAGCTCTAGATATCGATACGACAAACTATGGCGGCCTAATTATGGATAATGGCTATTTAAAAATAGCAGATTGGTCTTCCGCTACGGAGGCGGCTCTCTGGGTCTCTGATATTAATTTAAAAGATGACAAAATAAAAATTGATTCTGCCACTGAAAAATTAAATCAAATTAATGGTATTTATTTTACCTGGAATAAGTCCGCACATGCTTCTCTTGTTGGCAAAAAAGATGTTGGTGTTATAGCCCAAGAAGTTCAAGCTGTCTTGCCTGAAATAGTTGCAGAAAATGCGGCCGGAAACCTTGCGGTTTATTACCATAAAATGATACCCGTATTGATTGAATCGATAAAAGAATTATCTCAAGAAAACAAGTCGCTAAAATCTCGCATGGACCGATTAGAGTCTGAACAGTAATTTCGCCTTATGGCCCAGAGCAAGAAAATTACTGACTTGGAAAAGGTTTCCCCTAAAGAAGGGTACAATTTTTTAGTAGCCACATTAGACGAGAATTATAGAGTAACTTTTCCTGATTTATCAAATGCCATTACGGCTGACCTTAACCTTGATGGCTTCAGCGGTTATTTCCAGGATCAAATTGACGGCATTGATGGCGCAGGCCTCGCTGATCAATTAAATGATATCAGCGGTCACCTTCAAGGAGAAATCGACGACATTGATGGCGCAGACCTCGCTGATCAATTAAACGATGTGAGCGGTTACTTCGAACAAAGTATAAATAATATCAACATTATTGGTGGTAATACGGACAGCTCTTTTGTTTTTTTTAATTCTATTATTAATAATAATGGGGCAGAAATATCCACATATTACGATACCCCGACCCCAAGTACTCATCTTTCTGGTTCTTTCGTTGAATCTTCAAGCAATTTAAGGGTTTCTCTTCGCTGGGATGGCCCGAATAACGATTATATGGGTACTGGATATATTAACAATATTGAAATACCTAAATCAAATATACAGGAATTAGGGCCCGGAACAAGAAGGTTCGAAGGTTATATAGATAATTTTAATGCTCAGGACTCAACTCAACTTACTGGAGTTGTTAATGGCTTTACTGGGCTTGTTGATTTAATCACAATAGGTTCAGGGCCATCAGCTTCTAATATATCTATAGATACTATTAATAATGCAACACCAAAAAACGGTGAAGAATTAGGATCTTCAGCATTAAAAGCTGGGGATTCTATAAATATTTTTATTGATTATGACTCTAGTTTATTTGATACTGAATTGACTAGCCCTAGTCAAATCGCAGTTGATGATTATGGGATTTCAAATGCTATACCCTTTTCAAGTTATAGTTTTATTGATGTAGGAGGCTCCATTAAAAGAGCAACTATCCCAATTACAGTTTCTGATAGAGTTGGCGAACAAGGAATAAAATTAAGGGCTACAAACAATATGGGTTCTACTGGGATATATCAAACATCTGATATAGATTTCGCAGGAAGCAATGACTCTAGGTTACTAGATCAAGATTACCCCATTATCTCTGCATCTTCTCCGTCTTCCTATAATGGCAGGACTGATGGCTTGAGGGAAACGGAGTCAACCAATTTTAATAATACTGTATCTAATTTTGATGACTCTATTGACGTTATTTCTTATACCGCTTCTGTAGTTAATAATTCGACTATATCTATCAACTTGCCTTCTGTTTTCGAAAGCTCTAAAACTGTTTCTTATGTCAATGGGGTGCATGCGGATCAAGATAATTTAAACATAAAAGTAGTTCGTGGCGCAAATGGAGCTACAGATTCAAAAGATTTGACAATTAAAGTGGCCAACGCCCCTATTATTAATAGTGTGTCTGTCGCAACTCCTGCTATTTCTTCTGCTTCCGGGCATAACATTGGTTTGTCTGAATTAAAAGGAGGTGACACCGTTAATGTTACTGCTTTAATTGATACCCAAGGTGAAACCAACAATTCAATTAAAATCAAAGTCTTTAACGAGGGACTCGCAGATGGTTCCCAAACCTCTTTTGCTAGCTACAACTCCACTTTGGTTAATGGGGACATTTATAGCTACACTGTACCGGTAGTTGTCACCAGTTCAAGGAACGGTAATCTTTCTGTAAAATTACAGGCTCAAAATCAATACTCTATTGATGGCAACGAAGCTTTATCGAACACTGTTTTAAATAATAACATCGGACCGTCAGTTAACATATCTTCAGTGTCTTACCCGTCCGGCCAGCAAGCTATTAAACTTAACGAATCTGCCACAGTTAATCACACCGCATCCAATTACGATTCCATTTCGTACATCGACCCGACATTAGGCACAAAAGAAATTTCTATTAATAGCCCATCAACATTTGAAGCAGTTAAAACATGCAATTATAATAGTGGCACTTACAATATTAATAGTGATAATTTTAAAATAGTTGCTATAAAAGATAGTAATGGATTAAAAGTTAGCACATCGACGGTTATTAAAATAGCGAACGAGCCGTTAAAATTGTCGATAACCAACCTTGCCTCGAGCCTGTCTAGTTCAAGTGCGGGTCTTTCTGATTTGTTCAACTTAGTGAGCGATCAATCGTATAATGCATTACCTTTACTGTCTACCGACTCATCTCAAAACCCAGCTTCTCAATTGGTTCAAACAAATAGCGGCACTGGATTGAGCTCAAATTCTTTTAGAATTACCGTGAAAGATATTGACCAAAAAGGACAGTTTCTTTGGGAAGTTTCTGCATTTAATTTAGCGAATATTGAAACAAATACTGTTTTCACTAATCCCAATTATTTAATATCTGGGTTTAATCAAAGAGAAATCCTGGCCTCACCTAATAGTCTCGCCGCTGGATTAGCATCTATCGGCACGACAGTTACAAACCCTAGTAATGTTTTCTTTGAGAACGTCAGTGAAGGCGGCTCTGGTCCTAATGGCGGTACTATATACAGTTTCTTGCAGTTGTCGGAAGGGGTTCAATTAGATTTTTCATTCAACCATGACAATAAATTTTGTATTTGTAACAGTAGTGGAGTAGTTGACAATGATGGAGACCATGTATTTAATTTAGATGCATTATCTAGAGCAGCCAATGCTGATGTAAACAATCCAGCTAAATATATCATAAAAGAGGATTAATTATGGGAGCTTTTGAAGATTTTGTAAACTCAAATTTAGGTATACGTCAACCTTTTATTTCTGACTTTGCTCCGCCTACTGGTCAAGGTAAGAGTTTAAAAGCGGCCGGCATGCGGGGTTCTAAGTTTTTAGATCTTTCTACTAATTTTTTATACGAAAAAACCGGAGAGAATAACAACACTGATTGGTCTAAAATAGCTGAACTTGGTGAGCCTCGTGGAGGGGCGGCATCTAATCTTGTTGGGGATCAATATATTCAGTTCGTCAGCGGTTCATCTCTTGTTGGTTCTGAAAATTTTATTTATGATTATAATCAACAACTGGTTAGCGGTGTTAGTGGATACTATCAAGATATTGATGGAATATCTGGCCACTTAACAGATGAACTGATTGTTGGTGAACTGCAAAACGACACTTTTGTTGAGATGGATAACGGAGTGGTCGATATCCATGGAGATGTAAATATAGATGGACAAATTAGTAATTCTTTATCCCCAAAGTATGGAATAGATTTTACCTTATCTGCATCACCTACTGTAAGGGGTAGCTCGGGTTTCGCTGTAAATAAGATCAGTAGCGGTTTTTATAGAGTAGGATTTAATTTCAGCGCTTTCGCTTCAATTAATGACTATCAGGTTATTGCATCTATTTGTAATACTAGTGATTTCGCAAATCTACATATAACAAAATCAGCCAATAAGTTGGACTTAAATATTAAACTAACAGATGGAACCAATGTCGACACAGGTATAGTAACTATTTTAATCTATGAACTGTAACTATTCATGTGTATATAAATATACCGAAGAACAATAAACATAATGTCATTTAAAACAATTAGAGAGATAGATCTTCCAGATCCTATAAGCACAATAACAACAAACGATGTGTTAGCTGTTTGCGATTTTGATGGTGGGGACACATATAGGTTTAGTATTTCTAATTTGTTTGATTTATTGCCAGTTAACACTGATACTGTCTCAGGCATTGTACCCTCTAGCGCTGGACAAGTTAATAAAGTATGGAAGACTGATAATGCTGGAGTACCCGGCTGGAGAGAAGATGAAGATACAGTAAATAATTTATTCTCAGTAGGAGTATCTGGCCTCGTTCGTGCTCCTGATTCGCAAGAAAGTACCGGCCTTGAACTGTTAGCGGCCGACAACAATTTTTACCCTCTCTCCAGTTTTCCAAATTCAGTCGATAAACATGGGGTGGTAGCGGCTGGTGCTGGTAATCTTAACAAGGTATGGAAGACTGATGGTGCTGGGGCTCCTGCATGGAGAGATGATGAAAATGCGACATACGATCTATTTAGCACTACAGCTTCTGGTCTTGTACCAGCCTCCACCACAGCGGATGATCGATATCTTGCTGCAGACGGCAACTGGGCAGTTTTACCCGGCGGTGCTAATTTATTCTCAGTAGGAGTATCTGGCCTCGTTCGTGCTCCTGATTCGCAAGAAATTACCGACCTTGAACTGTTAGCGGCCGACAACAATTTTTACCCTCTCTCTAGTTTTCCAAATTCAGTCGACAAACATGGGGTGGTAGCGGCTGGTGCTGGTAATCTTAACAAGGTATGGAAGACTGATGGTGCTGGGGCTCCTGCATGGAGGGATGAAGGTCTTTCTATTTCTTCTCATGATACTGAAGGTGCTTATTTGATTACCAACGACCCTTCTTTTGGTGCCTATTTATGGTATAAAGATGTGACGCTTGATCCAAACGATTGGTCGAAGTTGCTGACTGAAGTAGATAGCCCTTCAGCTGCAAGCGACTCGACTCTTTATCTTCGCACAGGCGATGATTTTTATATAGCTGATTATCGAAGCAAGGCAGCTTTTACTAGTACATTTTTAGCATCCACTCCTGATGCTTCTAAAATTCAGGAACTTTATGGAGTTTTGCTTCTACGTGGCGCAACTACTGGCCAAGAAGACTTTTTCTTAAACGATCCAGGGACATATCCTACAATGAATGATGTTGCTGATTTTGTTGATGGCACTGCAGAATACATCAATCATACGGACTCGATCATTAATCATCCGATTTATATTTATAATGACAACGATTTATTTACTGCAGTATTACGTTCGGATAATTATGATTCATATGTCGATAATCATGCAGATTTAACTGCTGCTTATGCAGCTTATCTTAGCGGCGGAGGAACCGACACAAAAGGTGTATGGGGAGCAGACCATTACCTAAACCACGGACGAGGAGAGGGTCGGCATATCATCAAACTGGCTGGTGTTGGTGCTGGCAACTATACATATCAATGCGACAATCATCCAAATGCGATGACTGGCTCTATAATTGTTTTTGGCGAGGATGTTGATGATGGCTCTCCTGCTTCTCCTGGCGGAGTTGGTACTATTCCAGGCCCGGGTCTTGAAATCACATTAGAGGATATTCGCAATAAAATTAATGAGCTGGCCATTAAAGTAAAGACTGAGGTTTTTTCTCAAGACACAAAAGGATTGGTTCCTGGCCCAACTGCTCTTGAAGTTTCTGGCGGCGAATATTTACGTGCCGACGGAAACTGGGCGCCTGTTCCAGGTGGCGGCTCAAGTGTAATAGTCTCAACAGAGCCTGCTCCAACTGGGGCATCGGAGGGCGATTTATGGTTCAATGAAACAACAGGTGAGCTCTATGTTTATATAAGTGGCACTGGATGGGTTCAAACCAATGGCGGCGGCACTGGCGGCGGCACTGGCGGCGGCACTGAATTAACGCAAGTCTGGCCTCATGAAGATTTAGCAGATGGATTTTACGAAGTAACGGATTCAGACATTGAATATTTGCATATATCTTTTCAGCATCTTTCTTTGGGCTGGCAGGAATATGCACATTTTAAAACACACAAAACACATACAGGTTCAGATACGGCAACTGGTTGGACTGATCAATTGGTTCATTATTCTGGAAGAGGTGCTGGCGACGGGGGTGGCAATGTATATGAGACTTCAGAATATCTGGTTCCGGTGCAAGAAACAGGCGCTGGAACGAGAGGTATATTTATTTCAACACTCAATAAAAATTGGTTAAGAATTATCGGTCATATGAAAGCTGTCAGCGGCGGTAGCGGCGGCACAAATGTCTCAACAGGTACGGTGGCTCCAACTAACCCATCAGATGGAGATTTGTGGTTCAATGAATCGGTCGGCAAGCTTTATGTTTATATAGATGGAACTGGTTGGGTGCAAACAAATGGCGGAGGAGGTTCCGGCGGCGGGCCAATTTTCCTAGATAGTCAGGTAACACTTAGCTCCGGGTTTACCACCACGACCGCCATGGGTATACCTGACACTGCATCGTCGGTGGTCTTTTGGGCTAGAACCAACGATTCCTGGACCACTGCATCTCTTTATGCATCACAAAAACAAGAGTTAGACGGTTCATATCTAGGCTCCCTTCAATTAGTCGAGGACCAAGCTTCAACTACATATAACCGCCCTCGTCATCCAAATTCTAAACAATTAATTGCTCCGGTATTTACAAATAATGCTGGCGATAGAGGGATATACTTGAGCTTTAATAACGTGGCTGCGGTCCGGCTAGATGGGTACTTCGATAGCACTGGCGGCGGGCCACGTGCCTATGTGGCATTTGATGGAGCCAGCGCAGATTTAACTGCAAGCATAACAAATAGTTATAATGTAGCAAGTATAACGGATAATGGCACAGGCGATTATACTGTCAACTATACGAACTCAACCCCAAACCCTGTGGTAACTATTGGTATTGAATTGGCCACTGCCCCGTTCGATCCATGTTATAGAAATGCCACATCCACAAAGGTTGATATACTAGTGGGTAGAGATGCCGGAACGTTCCCGAATCAAGCAGCTGATCAGAAAGTTTCTGTAGTCATTCATTAACGCTCAAGAGTCATGAAAAACATTTTAATATATAAACAAGAAGGCAATTTACATATCACTCATTTTGTTGATTCTTTGGATGTTGAAGGGGTGCATGAACAAGCTCAAAAAATGTTGCCATTTGGTGTGCTATACAGGGTCGGTACAACCGAGGAGCTTCCGCAGGATCGTGTATTCCGTGCGGCTTGGGACATTGAAGAATCCGACTTAAATGACGGCATCGGTGGAGAAACGAACGCAAAACAATTACTATCTAATAGTAAACAACTTTTATCTAGCCGCCAAGAACAATTAGAATCTTTTGAAAATAATTTAAAAGCCTTAGAGACAGAACTAGAAGAGCTTTCTGCTGAACATGCCAGCTTAAATAATTTAGCCACCGAAAAAGAAAAAGTATGGGCAGGCACCAAGGATTCTGCTTTTGCTGCTAAGTCTGATTGGAAAGAGAAAAAGTTGGCCGCCGAAAATGCAGAGAAAATTGTAGCAGATAAAGGAGAGGAAGCTAGCGAAGAGGAAAAACAATCCGCCGTTGACCTTCGAAAGATCTCAAAAAATGCATTCAAAGCCCAAGATAAATTATTTAATAATAAAACAGAGGCAGCAAATGCCAGGTTAGAATCCGATCAATTCGTTGAAAAATTAAACAATCAGAATAATAAAATAAATCAAGTTAAATTTTCTATTGTTGATGCAAATTCTTTAGTTGCTGAATCACAGGCTGCGGTCAGCACACACCAGCAAAAATTACTTCAATTATTTAATAAATTACCCCCAGAAAGCCGAAGGGGACATGTTGTGGCAGAAACTGAGGAGGTTACCGATGATAAAAATTAATTTAAACAAAGCGAAAGAAATTGTTCACTCTTCTCGACGTGTGGAAAGGGAAAAAGAATTCGAACCATATGATGCTATCATTATGAAGCAAATTCCCGGGAATGATGCGGCTGAAGCGGAAAAATCTCGTGCAGAAATTCGTGTTAAATATAATAAAATCCAAGAGGACATTGATGCTTGCTCTGATGCAGATGATTTAAAAGTTATATTAGAAAGTTTAAATAATAATTAATACTTGACAACTTAATTCATTTTTGCTATATTATATGGCAAGATGAATCTCTTATATAAAACAAAAACATATTTAGTTGGCCACATGCAGTATTTGAGTGGCCGAGATTGGCGGCAAGAAGTAACCGAAAAACTTTCGGACCTTAATATTACTTGCTTTAATCCCTACGAAAAACCTTTTATTAAGGATGTAGAAGAGGATGAAGCTTCTCGCATCGAGATGGAAACTTGGATGAAGACCAAGCAATATGATCGTGTTGCGGAGAAAATGAAGACCGTTCGTTCATATGATTTGAACCTTGTTGATCGCAGTGACTTTATTATTGCTCATCTTGTTCCAGAGGTTGCAAGTTGGGGTAGCGGTGAAGAAATTGTAACGGCAGTACGCATGAAAAAGCCAATCTTTATTAGCATGGAAGGCGGCAAAGCAAAGACCCCACTATGGATGCTTGGTATGATGCCACATAAATATATTTATAATTCGCTTGACGAAATCATAGATATGTTGTATGCTATAGATAATGGCAGCAAACCTATAGATTCTGATCGCTGGCGACTACTAAGAAAACAATACAGATAAAGACATGATAATAATCAAAATAATAATTATGCTATTTGCGGCATATATACTTTGTAAAAATACTGGTGAACTTAGAAAATTTTAAATTAAATATTAATATACTATATAATAAATTATGAGTGAAAATACTGAAAATAAAGAGTGGAGCAACCGAGAAATGGGTGCACTTTGGGTAAACGTCAAGCAGGGTTCCAATGAGAAGTACCTGACCGGTCAAGTTAATGGAGAGAAAGTTATTCTTTTTAAGAATAAGTTTAAGGATGATAATCCTAAGGCTCCTGACTTTCGGATCTATAAGCAAAAAGATCAGGATCAAGGTGGATCTAAGTCTTCTGGCAAGGTTGCTGAAGAAGTTGAAGAAGTCGAAGAAGTTGATCTTATCTAATATATAAGGATTTAATGAATACCAAATACGGACTAGTCTGCACTTCAAAAATCCTCGAGCAAGAGGATCCGGCAAACACTTTTGTGGGCATGACCCGCAAAGCTTACACCGAGCTGTCTTCGCAGCAGGGTGATCAAGCTGCCCTCAAGAAATTAAAAGACGAGATTTTAAGTAATTTAAATCTTACTGTTAAGATTATTGATTTCTGCCGAGATAGTGGAATCGATCATTATCGATTAAATACATCCGTATTTGGTATTCTTTCTGATCCTTCATCTGATTTATCTATCACAGATTTGCCAGAACATGGTGAACTTTTAAATGCAATTAAAGAGATCGGCAGGACGGCTGTAACCAAAGGGGTTTCTTTGTCTATTCAGCCTGATAAATTCTGTAAATTAATTGACGACGACGACTCGGTGGTTGAAAAATCGATCAAAGAGATTAATTTTTATTCCTGGTTCCTTGATGAAATAGGCGCTCAAGAAAATATTTCCGCGCCAATATCTTTGCATTTAAATTCCCAACCTAGCAAAGAGGATCACGATGCTTATTGCGATTTTACTGATCGTTTTTATGGTAACTTTAAAGAGCTTGACCCTTCGGCTCAAAGGAGGCTTGTATTAAAAAATGCAGATCATGGTTCTTGGTCAGCATTTAATTTGTTTAAATACTTGCATATTTATTGTTACGAAGAACATGACTTTGGTTTTCCATTGGCTTATAATAATTTATTTGATGCTCTCAATCCATCTAAGATTGACGGCTCTATAGTCGAGCAAAAAATTAATATTGGAGCTTTTCATGAAACTTGGCATGGGGTTGTACCTGTATTTACTTGGACAGAGTCTAAAAGTGCAGATCAGCCAAGGGCATTTGCCCCCGAACTCTCTCAGGCTATTCCTGATTTTGGGTATCAAATTAAATGGGAAGTTGATGTAACTCTTAAAGATCTTGCAATACTTAAGTTGTTTGAGGATGAAGGCCCTAGTAGGATCACTGAAGAATCTCTTCGTGAAATCACTCGCGGGAGATACAAGAAGGTTACAAAAAACTATAATGCATTATATGAAGCCGCTAGATCTCAAACAAGTATTGTGAGCCAAGATGGCGAACAAGAAATTACTAAGGGGCAATAGCTAGTGTAATTATTATTTAGTTCTTTAATATTTTATGGGCGTGTACTGGATTTGATTTAAATTGAATTGGTATACTGCAAGTAGGAGTGTGTCTGGCTCCTTAAAAAGGCACAAAAGTTTACATGGCAATAAGTCACGTATCAAAGCTTACTCGCCTAAAAGCGAAGAGCTTGCTTTAGCGGCCTAGTATCCGCTACCTCGTAACTCTTGACGCAGATATTGAGATTGCGGGGTTATGTATCTGCAAAACAGAAAAAGTTTACTTGTTCCACAAACTGTAAATAACTGAAACGAGTAGTTAGATGTTTATATCATAACTATAAAAAAAATAAACTAAACTTGTAGATGTATATTTCTTGAAGATTTAAAGACGCGGTTTCGACTACCGCCACGTCCACCATTTTAATTTATTATGCCTATCCCAAAGAAAACAAAAACAGAAACAGATTCTGGATTTATGTCAAGATGTATTGCTGACAAGGTCATGCGAAAAGAGTATCCTGATGTAAAGCAGAGGATCGCTGTCTGTATGCAGTCTAAAAAGACTAAGAAAAAATCTAAATAATAAAGCCCCCTATTGCTAGGGGGCTTTTTCTCTTGAAGAGTTAGCTTTTGCTAACGGGTAATAATTTATTCGTCCGCTTGTGGGTCAACGCATTTAGGGCCCTTGAGAGGCTCTTTCTCCCCAAACAATTGAGGGTATTCCTCTGCTTGCTCGTTTAGCTCGATCCAATCTTGTAATTCCTCAGGCACATCCATGTCTGGGTATATGGCTTCGACAGGGCATTCATCCATACAGGCATTGCAGTCAATGCAGGACTCTGGATTGATGTATAAACGATCTGGGGTTTCGTGAAAAGCATCTACAGGGCATACCGAAACGCAGCTAGTAAACTTACAGTCCACGCATTTTTCAGTTACTACGTATGCCATTATTCGGGCCTCTTGCCTAATGGTTTACCATCTTGTCCGATTTCTCCTGCACGGATTTTAGTTGCCGAAACTGCTTGCAGTTCTTTGCTTAATTCAAGTTGCTCGATATTGTAACCAACTCCGCGTCCATAAAATATATCTGTAATGTTTGGCAGTTCAACGATTTTTATTTTATCTCCAAACTCAACACAAGCGGCTTCGATTTCTTTTTTAACTTGCTCGAAATTGTATGGATTTTTCTCATCTATACCTGCCACGTTTCTTAGAGCTATACAGCATTGACCTGTTCTTTTAACAGACTCTGCTACTAATGTTTTGTGTCCGATATGAAAAGGTTGATACCGGCCTATGAGTAATGCGGTTGGGGCTTGATCGTCCCATGCTTCTGTTTTATATAAACCTTCGAGTGCTTGCTCTGCCCATTCGTCAGGAGTTCCTTCTTTTAATATAACGTCAGCATTTTCTGGTTTTTCAAACATTTTGTTTGTATCTGCATATCTACCTTCTTGAATTCTATCTACCCAGATGACGAAGTCAGGATTAAAAGCTTCCCTTGCTTCTTTAGTTGGGCATACAAAGTCTGCGATTACATAAGACCCCCCGAGTTTTGCCCAATCACATAGTTTGCCCATGCGAGTTGAATGCTCGAGCCTGTCTTCTGCAGTGAAACCTAAGTCCTTGTGGATCTCTTGTCTTACTGCATCTGCATTAAACCATGCGGCATTTAATTTTCTTACTAAGATTTCAGCTAAAGTAGTTTTGCCTGATCCTGGTAAGCCCATAATAAGAATTTTTCTCTTTGTCATATTTTTATATTACAGTATTTATCCTATAAATCGAATTTTTTTTTTTAAAAACTTGACAGTTCTTAGTTTTTCTGGTAAACTGTTCTCCATATGAAATTAATCCGAAGAAATGTATCAAAAGATAGTGATAGCTTTTATGTTGTAACCAGAGATGGTCGCAGAATTGAAGACACTAATTATCGTGTTAAATCAGAGGCAGAAAGCCGTGCTTTGAGGCTTTGCGACATGTTAAAGAGGTGGGACAAGACCACTCTTAATAAAGTCGCAATAATCCAGACCAACTCCCCACATAAAGTTTATTAATGAAAGTAAAATTTCAAAGATTAAACCCTGCGGCTAAGGTTCCTACTCAAGCCAACCCTAAGGACGCTGGCTTTGACTTATATGCAACTGCGGTTACTCACCCTTCTGGGTCTGCTGGTGTGTTCGTGGAAATCTGCACAGGTATTTCATTGGAAATACCCAAAGGATATGCCGGATTTATTTTTCCACGCTCTAGTATTAGTGGAACAAAACACTTCTTAAGAAACTCTGTTGGTGTTATAGATTGCGGTTATAGGGGAGAACTTAAGTTACGTTTTTCTTTAGACGAGAGCAATACTTGTTATAAAATAGGGGACAGGGTTGGTCAAATTGTCTTCATCCGCATGCCGGCGGTTCAATTAATCGAAACTGATGTATTAAGTTTTAGCACTCGTGGCCAAGGTGGCTTTGGTAGTTCAGGAAGATAATGAATAATATAATAGTGAATTACTCCTTAAATAAATTTTGCCCATACATAATAATATTTTTTTTATTATTCTATGAGTCTAATTTAGATATCCTCAGGTCAACGTTAATCATTGGAGCTTGTATTTTTATTGATAAGTTCTCTTTTAAAACTGGTTATGCGGTATCTTTTTGTGAAAACAACAATATTAAATTAAAATAATGAGAACATTTCTTAATAAATTAAAAAAAATTAAAAGCAGTCTTATTGGTGACAAATACTATGTAGTATACAGAAACCATAATGATAAAATTAAAACTTATTTAATAGGTGATATTAATTTATACAAATCCTTCGGTAATAAGGGAGAACAAAGAGACAATGCAGGCTTTAGGGCTTATTGTTTTGCCAGAAAATCTGTTAGATCATTTAGGCATGACAGAATTATTTCTTTGGCTAAAAAGTGAGTTTTGAATTTTTTTATAGAAATCTTCCTCGTAGGTTGTATAATATTTACAAGTTATAAAATATATTATTTAAAACAAAAACAATTTAATGCTGAATCTTTAAATCGAGAAAACGAATTTTTAAAGAATCAATTAACCCAAAATCATTCTGAATTTCAAGAGCGCGAATCTCAACTTAATCAAACTATACAAAATTTACAATCTAGTTTCGATAAAGAACAGGAGTCAATCAAAGAACGCAAGCTTGAAATACAATTAAAAGAACAAAAACTTTTACAAGAATTTTCTGATCTAGAGAAACAACTGTCAGAAGAAACTGAGGCTCGCCGCAAAGTTACTTCTCAAAAGAAAAGCAGTGAAGTTCGATTAGGCCACATAGCTGAAACGCTGGCTCCATTCCTAGATCAATTTGATTTTGACCCCGAAAACTGTACATTCCTTGGCAAGCCGATTGATTATATATCATTCGGAGATGATGAAATCACATTCATCGAAATTAAAAGTGGTAATAGCCAGCTTAATAAAAAGCAAAGGCATATTAGGGATCTTGTAAAAGGCAAACTAATCGCTTGGAAAGAAGTTAGAATAAAATAAATTTAACCCTAAAATATATGAAAATTAAAATCGTATCATTGTTCACAGCCCTCGGGCTTCTTACTAACGTCGCCGTTCTTGGCAATTCTGCAAAGGTTGGGTATGCCTCTGACTTCTTCTATCGTGGAGAGCAAAAAGCCCTTGAGTCCTTTCAATCATCGATTGATGTCGGGGCACAAGTCGCAGGTCTAGATGCATCGATTCATGCATGCACCAACCAATCGGTTGATTCTGGTGTCGACAGTTATGGATTAGCTGCCGGACTTGGAACAAGTGTTCTCGATGGACTCCTATCTACCTATGTAGGATTCAATCACTTTGAAGATGTTCCAGGATCTGCCTTGTCTGAAGTGGCAGTAAAGATCTCTGTTGATTCTTTGCTCGATCCATCTTTGGCTGTTTTCCGCAATATTGATGACGAGCTTTATACATTTGAAGGTTCGGTCTCTCACGACATTGATTTAAAGATTGCTGATCTAGGCCTTGATGCAAGCATTGGTAATACCGAAGTGACAGAGTCTAATTCTCGTGACTACTATTCTGTAGGAGCTGAACTATCTCGCTCGATTGGTTCTGCTGTCGCATCTTTAGGTGTCGACCTGGTTGATTCCGACGACATTGATCGTGAGTTTGTATTTGCTGGCGCACTTACATTTCAATTCTAATTTAACCCTAAAATAAAAATAAAAATATGAAAGACGTATTAAGTAATATCACATGTGCGGTAAAAGGAATTGCCGCAACACTTCTTAGTGTTCTTGGGCTCTTGATTGTAGTTCAAGCTGTATTCGGAGCTGCTGCTCCTGTTAATGTTATCGGTAATCTCGAAGCTTTGCTTGGCGGTTTCGTGGGAGCTGGAGCTGGGTTCACTTCTTTTGTGACCTTAATCCTTGTAGTTGCCTTGGTTAGCAAACTTAGCTGCACCGAAGGGCAATGCTCAAAGAGTAAATAAATAATATTTACTCTTGACTTCTCTAAGAGGATCAGCTATAATGGCTGATCCTCTTTTTTTTATTTATATGAAAGTTTTATCTTTATTTGCTAATGTAGGTTTCGGTGAGTTCTATTTAAAAGAGCACGGATTTAATGTAGTGGTTGCGAATGAACTACTACAAGATCGTGTTGATTTTTATAAAGAATTATACCCTGATACTTCTCATGTTATTTGCGGGGATATATGCAAGGCATCGACTAGGGCATCGATTATTCAAGCATGCGAAGAAGCCGGGCCAATAGATTTAATTATTGCCACTCCCCCTTGTCAAGGCATGAGCATAGCAAATGCACAGAGGTCATCAGATGACATCAGAAATAAACTTATTGTTTATGCTATGGAAATCTATGAGTCCCTCAAGCCTAAATATATGATGATTGAGAATGTTCCTGCAATGCTTAATACATATATTAATTACGAAGATGAGCCTGTAAGAATTATTGATTTTATAAATTCAAAGATTCCAAATAATCACAAGTGCAAATCAAAAGTTTTGAACGGCAAGCATTTTGGCACGGCTCAATCTCGTAGTAGATCTATATGCTTAATCTCCGAAAACGGAGAATGGGAGCACCCAGGGGCAGAAGACGATCTATTAACGCTTAAAGACGTTATAGGTGACTCATCAGAATTTCCAAGTTTAGAGAGTGGTCAGCATTCTAACATGCCTTGGCATTTTGCATCCAAGCATAATAAAAATCATATTGATTGGATGAAGCATACGTCAGAAGGCGAAACTGCATTTAACAATCCAGTACATTTCCCGCATGTTGTAGAGGATGGGCAAAAAAGAGTTATATCTGGCTTTAAAACCACCTATAAAAGAATGAGTTGGAATGACCCTGCTCCAACAGTTACTATGACCAATGGGTCTATCTCAAGTCAAAACAATGTGCATCCCGGCCACAAGCTTTCGGATGGTACTCAGTCTGACGCTCGAGTGCTTTCGGTTCGAGAAATACTAGCTCTTTGCGGGCTACCAACCGATTGCCTTGATAAATTTTGCAGTATAAATTCTGACGGAACATTTAGTTATAAATACTCTCCTAATTTTATACGAAAGGTTCTTGGCGAACTGTTCTTGCCAAAGATGGCTTTGGCCATGGTAATGTCAATTCCTTTGCAACCTTCTCCTTCTTTAGATAATTCTCAGCTTGAATTTCACTTCTTATGATAATTGACGAAGTTAATTTAAAGAATACTCTGGGCGAGTTATTTTCCACTCGTAGTTCTCGGCTTACAAACCACTCAAGTATTAAAAAATTCAGGTCAGTTTGGGCTTTGGTTGATGCATTTAATTTTGAACAAGACCTAAAGATATTTTTATGCAGAGAAGGGGATTGCAAATTTGTCCCTTATCTTTTCGCCTCTATCTTCTTTAAATGTCACACAAAAAAAAGCCAGCAATATATAGACAATTTATTCAATCATAACAGAAATCTACAAGGAAGAAACAAGCAAGATTTTGCTTTTGATTTAATTATTGGATGGATATTTGAATTAATTATTTTTAAAAATTTCGGGCTTGAGAAATCTGGATGTGACTATGATTATATGTTAGAGAAGGGCAAGTCTATTAACTCTGGGGCCGACTTCACCCTTGGTAATGCTTCTATTGAGCTTGCAGTAGACAACTTAGGCTACTCTCTGGAACGAGATGTATTTCATCTAAGGTATGGCAAATGGGATCGCATTCTTGAAGAGGAAATGTTTTTATTTATTCTTTGCCCGAACCATATGAAATATTATTTATACCATGCTTATGAGTATGCAGGCAGGCTTGACATTAACCCTGTCGAAGAAATTAAAGCATTCAGTAGATATCAAAAGGTTGGCGGTACAGAATTTAAAAATTGGGACAATCTCCCTGCTTTTGAATTAAATAAAACAAACCTACAAAGCTCTTTTGAGTATATACAGTATAGCAAAGTTGTGAATTGAAAAAATTTTCCAACAGATCAATTGAATTATAGTGGACTATATATTATAATATAACAAGGTCATGGATTACGACGAACAAACAGATGCATTTAGATTTGATATCGACAATTTAGTCGAGAGATACTTACATGAATTTGATATCAACACAATAACCATGATAGGGGCTTTACAAGAGAAGATTATAGAATTAACTAATGATGGTAATTTTGAATCTGACGACATTCTTTTAGATGATGAATAATAAATTAATTGGAATATCCGGCTTTGCCCGTTCAGGCAAAGATACTTTCTATGAACGCTGCAAGCAAATCTTGTCTTCAGTTGGCGAAGAGTCAAAGCGCTACTCTTTCGCAGATGCATTAAAAAACGAGCTTGATGAATTGCTTGTTAAATATACTGGCATTTCTGCTTTTACCGAAAACAATCAAGAGAAAGAAATTGTTCGCCCATTACTAGTCACTTACGGCACTGATGTTAGGCGCAAGTTAAATGAAAACTGCTGGATCGAAAAAATTTCTGACGGCATAGATCTTGACTTGGGTCTTAATAAACATGTCTTCATTACGGATGTTCGCTTTCTTAACGAGGCTAAATGGATCAAGAACAAGGGGGGCATATTAATTAATGTCAACCGAGAAGGTGTCGGCCCTGCCAATAAAGATGAGAAAGAGCAATACGAACTGCTTAAACATTTAATTGATCACAAAATTTCTTGGCCTACATTCCAAGAAAATTATCTTGACCATTGCAATGATTGTATATTAAATTCTGGTTTGGTCGAAAATCTTCAAATTAAAAAAAATTTACATGCGACAGCTTGACCGCAGTGGACTATATACATTATGGACTCTCAGTCAAAATACAGGAAATCAGAAAAGGGCAAGGCTGCACAAAAAAAAGCTCAAGAAAAATATGATAATGAAAATTTAGATAAGCGCAGAGAGCAAAAAAAAGAATATATGCGCAGGAAAAGATCTGAAAACCCAAATTATTGTAAATGGAAATGAATAAAAAGAATTGCAAAACAGGAAAATGTAATATTAATAAATCTTCTGGCAATGGCAAAGGGGATGCGCCAAGAAATAATCATTCAAAGAAATTCAAAAAGAATTACGACCAAATTAATTGGACTAAAAAGAAAAAATAGCTATTCTTTTTTTTTGCAAGTTAATATAGTCTTGTGTAATCATTCTTATGAAGTTTTCTTTCATAGAAGTAATTCTCGTTTTACTGATAATAGCATTATCCTTTATTGCTTATAATCAGAAGCAGAGGCTTGATTCTCTTTACGAGACCCTCGATATTCAACACGAAGCTATCCTGAAGCAGAAATTATTGATTGATATACAGGCAACACGGATTCACTCTATGAGCTACGGGAAACACCGACCAATTCGCCCGAATTTCCTATAAAAAGTTATGACATTAAGAGATCTAGTTCAGAAAGTTACATTTAAATCAATGTTTAATCATTTGTATAAAAACTACTATAAAGATGAAGGGCTTACAGAGTCTGAAGTTATTGAATTAACTATTGCTCATGGTAAATTATATAAAAAACTATTAAAATTCCCTAAAAGTTACATGGATATATATAAAATTTATGTAACTCAACCTGCTGGAACAAACGAGATCATTCATGTATGTCTGTATGAAGATAAAAAAGATGAGTTAATCTCTTTCAATGAATTGGATGTCGAGCAAGTTATAGATTTAGAAATTTACAGGGCATTAAAGATGACGGATAGTGAATGCATGGCTTATATATTTAGACAAATTCAAAAAAGCATTATATGAAAAAAATTGCAATTAGTGGGTACTTTGACCCGATACATATCGGGCATTTGGAATATATTAAAATGGCGAGAGAGCTTGGCGATTATTTAATTGTTATTGTAAATAATGACAGGCAGGCCGCCCTAAAAAAGGGAAGGTCTTTTATGTGCGAAGATGATCGTTTAATGATTGTCTCTCAAATTAAAGGCGTTGATGAAGCTGTTATGTCTATTGACGACGACAAAACTGTATGCAAGACCCTTGATTTACTTAAACCCGATATTTTCGCCAATGGTGGTGACCGTAGTAACGGAGAAATACCTGAATACAAAATTTGCAAAGAAAACGGAACGCAAGTTATTGACGGGCTTGGCGACAAAATTCGCTCTTCATCTGATTTAACTGGAATAAAATGAACTTATATAAATTACCAACACACAAAAAATCGCCCCAAATAGTTAATGCTGTTATTGAGATTGAGGAAGGCTCAAAAAATAAGTATGAGTACGATGGAGAACTTGGGGTTTTCATGTATGATAGGTGCCTAAACTCCGCAATGGTTTACCCAGCAAGTTACGGCTTCGTTCCTGGTACTTTATGCGAAGATGGAGATCCTCTTGATATTTTAGTTATCAGCCCCGAGCCAATCAAAAGAGCTACTGTTGTAGAGGCCAAAATTTTAGGGGTATTAGACATGGATGACGAGGGAGAAAAAGATTATAAATTGGTAGGTGTCCCAAGCTTTTATACAAGAAAATATTCTAATTTAAAAGACCTAGAAGAGAGTTTCCTTCAGATTTCAAAAAATTTCTTTGCCCATTATAAAGACTTATCTATGTCAGGCGACAAAGTTCAAGTCCATGATTGGCATGATAAAAAATTTGCCCATCAAATTATAACCGACAGACTTGTTTAATGATAACTATAGCTATATTGACCGTTTTATATACTTTTTGTATTTGGGAAAAATACAAGTGGTAATTAATATAGATTAAACTCTATATATATATTATAATATTAGAATTATTTAAAGGTAAATAATTTTACGATATGCAGTATACAAATAAATTAGCTATAGCATTCCTATCTTCCCAAAAAGAATACCAAGAAGGATATATCCATAATTGTTTAAAGGGTTATATTGGGCTAGGAGCTTCGGCAAAATATAAATTTGATTTATTTTTTGTTTTTGATCAAGGTGATCCTACAGGATATGAAGATTTATTAAAATATGAATCTTTAAAATATATAAATAAAATCTACATACATTCTTTAGATCTTAGCGAGCAAGAAAATCTTTATTTTCGAGCTGACCATTCTTATGAATTATACGAAGAGCATGGATTTCCTATTTTGGGGCTATCTTCTGGGCCCAATAATTCTTTTTTTCAAGGCTTAGACTTTCTTTTTCAGAATGATTATGAAAACTTTTTGATCTTAGAGTCTGACACTAGACCCGTCAAATATCACTGGTTTGATCGTTTGTATAAGTATTGTGAGCAAGAAGATTTTTTGATAGCTGGAAGTTGCTATGAAGGCATCGTTGAGCTTCCAGAAAATTGCGAATGGAAAGATCATTTAAATGGGGTGGCTATTTATAAAAACTGTGATTTATCCAAAGAATTACTTAACGAATCTCTGTCTAAAGTAAAACGGCTGGTTAAAGAAGGTGTTCATGACCATTTCGTTAATTACGACATTGGTATCTATTATACCATCGAATCCTCAGAAGAAAACATAAATAAATATAAACCTGGTTATAAAGATATAAAATTAATTTCTAATATGTCTATGGGTGTAGATAGCAAGCTAAAAGAAAGTTATATTTGCCAAAAAAATAGAGATTTAGTAATTTTACATCAAAAAAATAGATTCTCATCTTAAGTAGGATTCATTTTAATAAAGTGTAATTAGTAAGGCAATGAGTATTATTAAAGAGCCTGAACATATTCCTGTTTTTTATCATATAGCTAAGAATGCAGGGACTTATGTTTTAAGCTGGATGATGATGTTGTGCAGAAAATACAATCTGTATTTAGACAATCATCAAATACCAGGGTGGACCTCTAAGAGGATAAGGAGATCTATTGTTTTATTAAAAGAAGGAAAACAACTGACCTGCTGTATTCATACTCCAACAGATGTTGCAACAATAAATAATAATTTCAAAAAAGATAAATTTAGCGATGAAGTAACGGATTATGTTGATTTAGAACCTTTTATTGATTCTATTAATAATGGAGATGTTGAAGTTTTTTCGATTAGTGTCGATCCTACTGTTCCCGGAGCATCAATACAAAGAGATGCTGTAGAAAAGATTAAACATGCCTCAAAAAGAAATCATGTATTGAACTTTACAGTTTTACGGGATCCTTTTGCAAGATCTATCTCGATATATCATTATATAAAGAGCGACAAAAGCAAGCATGAACCGACTCACAATTCGATTAGTTCTGATAATTTTCTTGAGTATATTCAATCTAGCGAATTAGAAGATAGTTGGCTAATAAGGCATTTGCTTGACATGCAAGACTCTCAAGTGATTGAGCCCAGGCATTTTACATTAGCAAATGAATACCTTCAGTATTTCAGAATATCTGATATGAGCGAAGTAGATGGATTAATTAATAATGTATTTCACGGTGCTTATGGTATTCTTCAGTCAGATATTGAGCCCGAGGTTGTAGCTACTCACATTAACAAGAACCAAACTAGCAAAAAATTGAAGCGCAAACTTTCTGACTTAGACCTAACTATTCAACAAAAATTTCTAGATCGTACATATTGGGATAGAAAATTATGGGAGAGATATTGTAAAAATGCTAATATCACATAAACATAAATTTATAACAATTGACATTCCAAAAACTGGAACAAGATCATTTCGTGAAAGCTTGTTGCCATTGGGTGTTATTGATATTGTTGGTGAACCAAACTTAAATGCTGATTTTTATCAACACGGAACTGCAAGACAATGTCGTGATTCGTTGCAGAAACTAAACAAAAACTTCTCAGAGTATTTTTCATTCACTATTGTTCGTAATCCGTGGGATCGTTATTATAGTTTCTTCAAATATTTTAAAGAATATGCGGAAAAATACAAAAACAAAGACGCAAGTATAAAATGGAATGCTCCTGAAATAAATCAAGGTAAAATGTGCCTTAAAATGTTTGAAAATCAAGATAAAAAAACAATAATGAGAAATTTAATCAAAAACAACAAACCTCAACACGAATATTATATTATTAACAATGAGGCTGTAATTAATCATATCGCCGAGTTTGAAAATCTTCAGAATGAATTCACTTTATTATGTGATCAAGTTGACATAACCCCCCCGGCCTTGGAGCACGGGAACAAAAGCCTAAACTTGCAAAATATGCATGAAATTTACAATCAACAACTAATTGATCTTGTAGCGCAAAAAGAAAAGCATGTAATAGAGTTAAAAGGTTATACTATATGAAAATTACTTGATTAAATGATATTATCGCACAAATATAAATTCGTATGCCTAAATCCGCCAAAAACTGGATCAGGGTTTAGAGAAAAAATGCTAAAAGAATATACATAACTAACTATGAAAATTGCTTGCATAGGAAATTGTCAACTAGAGTCGCTTTGCTGGTATATTAAATATTTATCGCCAAATGATGAATGTTGGTGGATATCTTTTAATAACGAAAGATATGGAGGATATGATTTCAAAGGAAAATTGAATGAAGTAAACCTCGAATTATTCACCAAAGACTTTATAGATAATGTAAGGTGTCCTCACGACGATAAAGACTATATAAATTCTTGTGACTATATAATATGCCTAGACATGCATCCTGATGCTTCACCTGAATACTCTATCGATAAAATCAAGTTGATCGTAAATGAGCATTGTAAGCTATTAACAGTGACAAACTATTACATTGATATTAATAATTATGATAAAACTCTCAAGAGAACACAGCATAAAGACAAAGAGGAAAATATAAAAATCAAAATCGATCAAATCATAAACCAACACAATAAAAACGATATGCTGCCTTTAAGAAAAGGCGAACCTAACCACCCACCATCTAATTATTTCTTGAAATTGCTCGAGTTAATTTGCGAGCATTTTGACTGGGAATATTTTTCAAAAGAAGATCATGATATGTTTTTAAAAGTAGGATTTCCGCACGGGGTAAATTCAGCATGAAAATCTACACATACTACCAGAATATCAACCACTCTTCCCAAAACGAACTTATTGACTTGTGGAAAATTAGCTGGTTACGACACGGATACCAACCTATTGTCTTGAACTTAGAAGATGCAAAAAAGCATCCGTATTTTGCAACTTTAAACTCAGAAATGCGTAGAATTTTCAATGAGATAACGAGTAAACAAATTACAGAATACGGCATGAGTTGTTGGTTTCGTTGGCTGGCATATGCAACTCAAGCAGAAGAAAAATTTTATGTTTCGGATTATGATGCAATTAATCTTAATTTTCCGATTACAGAACCGGGTGACAAGCTTCATTTGATGGATGCTGATTGTCCTTTTCTTGCAAGCGGAACACGAAAGCAATTTGAAAATTTGTGCAAAGCATTTGTAAATGTAAGCAACGAGCGAATCGAAATTTTAAAACAGCAAGCTGATCATTACCATGACCAGGAATTTTTTACATATAATTTTGTGCCAAAATACAATGATTCGTATATGCAACTAAGAAACCAATATAATATTTTAATGACAAGGAATAGGTATGAATTTGGTGGATATATCGATCCCGTGAAAAACAAAATATTAGCAGGTCCTAGTATCAGCTATATTGAAAACGAAAAATATGGTGTGCTTCATGTGTCGCATGAAAATATCGGAATTTTACAAGAAAAATACAGTCAATATAAACAGTGTGGCGCAAGCCAGTTAAGAATTGATGTAGTAAAAATTTTATTAGGAATATAAAATGAAATTAATAGCAGACATAGGAACAAATCCAGAATTAATCAAAATTGATGTGACTGATATTTTACTGCATCATTTCTTAAAGCATTATGATGATATTGGGGTTACAGAATTTATACTACATGGTAACAACGAAGTAATTAATACAATCAAACCAACCTACAGTAGCAGATACAATATAAAATTTATCCCTATATGTAGTGAAAAGTTTTACGAATACAAAAATCGTGACTGGAGCATGCACAATACTTTAAAAGATACCAAAAGGTTAAAAGAATATCAGCACCCTCCTCCTAATCCAAACACATGCCCTCTGTGGATTATACAGAACGATTTAAAAAAACAATATATAACTGAAAATGAATTGTGTTTCATACTTGATCTGGATGAGTTTGTTGAACTATCTTCAACCGAATTAAAATTAATAGAGAGCAGCGAAATTCAGTTTTGTAAAGGTGTTTTAAGAGATAGAATTGGAGGATCTAATGGAAATCTTGCCACCTTAAACAAACAAGTAGATATTTTTGAGCAGTTAAATAAGACAGTTGATATTACAAAGGGTTTAGCGAAGCGCGCTACGCAGAAAGTTATCATAACGCGCGGTCACTTAGAGCACTGCCACGGGCATCATGATGTATATAATAAAGCTGATTTATCTAAAAAAAAGTGGACTAGTGTTCTTAATATAGATCATTGCAAATATTTCAAGCAAAATATAGAATGTGGATTAGGTCCACATGGTAGAAAAGAACAAGCCTACTTCAATGACCTGTATGATAAGTAATAAACATAGAGTTGTTTTTATACATGTACCTAAATGCGCTGGCACAAGCATAGAGGCATATTTGGAAAATTTTGAATTTCATATTGAAGGTCATTATCACGCAACCCATCGAAATTTACTACAGAATAGTAAGTATAAAAATTATTATAAATTTTCTTTCGTTAGAAATCCATATGACAAAATGGTGTCAGAGTTTAAATGGTTTACAGATCAATTAAATGAATGGAATCTCCCTCATTGCAGAGAATATTATAGAGGTGTAGATTTTAAAACATTTGTAATTAAATTCACAACTTTACACCCGGCCCAGTCCCCAGGTGATCCGTGCCACCTTTACAGTCAATATAATATTTTAGAACCATTAGATAAAATTAATTACATAGGTCGCTTTGAAAACCTTCAAGAAGACTTTAACATCGTCTGTGACAACATTGGAATTCCTCATAAAGAACTTCCACAAAAACATGTGTCAAAACACAAACATTACACTGAATACTACGATGACGAAACTCGTGATATTGTCGCGCGAAAATATGCAAAGGATATTGAGATTTTTGGGTATAAGTTTGGAGGATAAAGTTTTATAATATTTGTAAAACATATAAGGAAAAGGTAATTGAAAATACTAGTTTATATATTGACTTGCAGCGAAACACAAGAGCAGGCCGATGCTTGCTTAAATACTTGGATAAAAGATATTGAAAGCCCTCATGAATATTTTTTTTATGGTGACTTAGCTCAGTCTAAATCAATGAAAAATACCCGGGATTGCTCTCCCGATTTGGGCGAGGATCGTAGTAGGCTTCCTGAAAAAACTTACAAAATGTTAAAACAGTCCTTGTCTCACGATTGGGACTTTTTATTTAAATGCGATGATGACACTTTTGTTAATTTCAAACTTCTCAAAGAGTACCTAAAAAGTTTTAACCCCCAAGATGACTTGTACATAGGAAAGAAAAAAAATTTCAAAGGCTTGCCTTATGCTCAAGGTGGTTCGGGTTACATTTTATCGCGATCTGCAATTCAAAAAGCCTGGAATCATCTTGATTTTTATTTACATAAAGAAGGTGGAGAAGATATTGGAGTTGCTGCATCTATGAGAGATGCGGAAATTCAAATAATAGACAACATTCAGTTAAACGAAGGTTTATGGATTCCGTTTGCAGATCGAAATGCAGATTTGAATTGGGCTCATCAATCTGATTATTTTGCAAAAAAACAGCTGTTGAATGGCAAAATTTCATCCCACTATTTATCGCCAAGTTGTATGCATGAAACCTATGCATTATTAAAGGGCGGCACTAAATTTTAGTGTACATATAAGTTTATGCAAAACTTTAAGAAAGGATGTTCTCTTGTAACCTGTTCGATGAATCGAACTGACAATCTTCTACTCTCGATCAAGTCATGGAGCCAATTAGATGAAGTGAGTGAAATCATTGTACTTGATTGGTCTTCTGATGTGCCAATTCAATATTCTGATTTATGCCGCAATTGCGCATCAAAAAATATTAAATTACTGAGAGTTAACAATCAGCCAAAATGGATTTTAAGTCATGCATTTAATCTGGCAATTTCTTTCGTTAAATACGGCCATCTTTTGAAATTAGATGCAGACATCCTACTTGACCCAACTTTTTTGAGTTTTCACATTTTGCCTGAATTTTCTTTTTTTCGTGGCAACTGGAAAATTGCCAGAAATGAAAATGAACTCCATCTAAATGGACAACTTTACTGCAAGACTGAAGATTTTTGGCGGGTCAATGGCTATCATGAAGGAATCACAACTTATGGCTGGGATGACTCTGATTTGTACAACCGCTTATCAGCTCTTGAATTGGAAGGCTTAGACTTTAATTATGATTTATTTAATCATATAGAGTCTACCCAAGAAGCTCGTTATACCAATCAATCATTATTAGATTTGGATGACTTATTAAATCCTGACCTTTCTTCTCTTTCTGGCAAGGGTAAATTTGACGCCATGAAAATTGTTGAGCATTTAAATAAAATGAGCCCACCAGAAAATTGCCCTGATATTCGTTTGTTTTACGAGATACAGAGGAATAGAATATGGTCTGAATTAAACCCTTGGCAACTTGACTCCAAAAGAAAGTCTTGGGATATTGTTCGGGATTCTGCGCACACTTATACTATTCATGAGCTTAATTAAATATTATAAATACGGCTATAGTACAAAAATTTGCCCATTTTCTTATGCTTCATACCAAGGGGAATTAAGTAAGTTCTTTTGTGAAGTCGATTGCCCTGATGATGCGGATTTTATTTTGTTTTCCTATATCAATGATATTCGTAAAGATTGTTCTGGATTTTTATCGGTAAAACAAGATAAGCCGGCTATATTGGTTAGCGAAGAACCGGTTTGGGACAATAGCTGGTCTAATTTTATTCGATCTGACAAAGATGATTATATTTTCAGAGATAAAGATGATGATAGTTTATATTTTCATTACCATATTATCAATCATAAATTTACTAACATTTTTGAATATAAATATATACCTTATTTTTTAACTACCGACCAAGTTTACTTAAAAAATTATCAGTTTTACTTAAATCTTTTAAATCGTATTAATTTTAATAAAATTTATAAAAACAAAACATATGATGTTACGGGATTATATTATCGTAAAACCCCACCTGAGCCAAATCAATTCGACTTTTCTAAGAATCCTACAGGCTTGTGTTTAAATGAATTAAAAGATAAATTAGCAGACTATCTTGTTACTATACCAGAGTTGAATTGCGATTTTTTCGGAAGAGGAAACAAAGAACTTGGCTCTTTGACAGAAGAAACTGTTTATACTGGAAATTCTTTTCATAGAAATAAACTAGATTGGTGCCTTAAAAATGCTAAATTTCTTCTTGCGCTTGAAAACACAATCGAGAATAATTATCTTACAGAGAAGATATTCGATTCAGTGTTTTCTCTCTCTGTGCCTATTTTTTACGACTCAAATAATAGTCATGATTTTCTTGGAATTAACATTGCGGAGCTTGAGCCTAATAATCAATGCGAAGTTAATAAATTTTGCTTAGATTCTGTGAATTCTTTAGATGTGTCAAATATCTTGAATCATAATTATTCTATTGCTTCTGAATTTTTTACTGATTGGCCCGACAAGTTGGATTTTGAAATAAAATTAAGAGCCAAAAAACTGTATAAAACTATATCGAATTTCTTATCATAAATCATGATCTTTTGGAATACACAATCTGTTTTTATTAGAGTCCCTAAAACGGGCTCTACATCTATACTATATTCATTACTAGATTGCTCTGAAAAATGCTCTGGAAATGAGTTCAACAAAGTTTTTGACGCTTTAAAACCTCAATTTCTGGACCTAAAAAGTCATGATGACCCCAATCATGTTACTTACGAGGCATTAAAAAATACTGCCCCCCCCGAAAATAGGGATTTAATAGATTCTTATTTTAAGTTCGCATTTGTTCGAAACCCATTTGATCGAGCTGTTTCCATTTTTAAATATATAGCAAAAATAGATTCTAGCGCTCAAATTTCAAATTTTAAAAATTTTGCTAAATATAACTTTACAAAAAAAGAGTGCAATGGTATATGGCTTGCAGACCAAGCATCTCAAGTCGTTGACTGCGATTTCATCGGCAGGTTCGAAAATTTACAGGCAGACTTTGATCTTGTGTGTCAAAAAATTGGAATTAAACGGAATCCTTTACTTGTAAAAAATCGAACTTCTCATAAACATTATAGCGAATACTATGACGAAGAAACTATAGAAATAGTTGCGCAAAAATACCGCGCAGATATAATCAGGTTTGGTTATAAATTCGAAAAACCTGCTTAATTTTTAAAATCCTTTATAAAAATGATATTATCTCACAGAAAAAAATTTCTTTTTATCTCGATACCAAAAAATGCCACTACCGCCATGCGACACCGTTTATGGAAGTGGGCTGATGTAAAAGCCGTTGGTGACCGAAAATCTTATTTTTATCATCATGTCACTGGCAATAAAATTGAGGAATATTTCAACCAGGAAGGTTTAGCCTGGAATGAATATTATAAGTTTGCATTTGTTCGTAATCCTTTTTCAAGGATTGTCTCTCAATATTTTTATGCGCTTAAATGTGCTGATAGTCAAAAAATTAAATTATGTGCCCCTGATTATTATAAGTACTGCCTAAGGGTTAAGGCGGGCACTCAATCATTTAAAGATTTTTTAATTAAACCTGGGTTTCACGGGACGCACCAAGTGTCTCAACTAACATGGCTAACCGAAGATTTTAATTTTGTTGGTAAAGTAGAAAATCTTCCGCATGATTACATGCATGCATGCAGGGAGATAGGCATTAAGTATAAACCTTTACTTATCCAAAATACTACTAAACATAAACACTATACAGAATATTACGATGACGAAACAATTGACCTTGTATACAACAAGTATAAAGAATCAATTGAAAGATTTAATTATAAATTTGGAGAATAAAAAATGGGTTACAAAATCACACGATCTAACATTAATAATTATACTTGGTTTCGTACTGCCAAGTGCGCAACCACAACAATTCTTAGTCAGTTAGTCAAACATACCCAAATAACAGAAGACACATCGTATCCTTTTGTGCAGCATCACAGTGGAGATAAATCCCTCAATTCCCTTTCCAAGAAATATATTGATGGTGTTAAAAAATTGGATATTAAAATGTATGATGTTAAATGTGACAATCAATTTAAATTTTCATTTGTTAGGAATCCATACGAAAGGCTTTATTCTTGCTGGTGGAGTAAATTTGGTCGGCATGATAGTTATGATAAATTAACATGCACATACGGTGTTGAACAATATATCTCACATGGTGATGAAGCAATGTCTTTTAAAAGTTTTGTCAAAAATGTTATCGCTAATTGCGATGTATCTGATGATAAAACAAATTCCCACTATGCTTCTTTAGTCTCTCTGTTTCCGCACAAAAAACTCGACTTCGTTGGTCGAGTCGAAAACCTTCAACAAGACTTTGGTGTTGTCTGCGACAAAATCGGAATTCCAAAACAACAACTTCCACACAAAAACAAACACAAGCATGGGCATTATACTGAATATTATGATGATGAAACACGTAAAATCGTTGCTCAAAAATATGCAAAAGACATTGAGTATTTTGGATACAAATTTGTAGACTAAATCATGATCTTTTGGAATACACAATCTGTTTTTATTAGAGTCCCTAAAACGGGCTCTACATCTATACTATATTCATTACTAGATTGCTCTGATGAATGTGCAGAACACCAGTTCAACAAAGTTTTTGATGCTTTAAAACCTCAATTTTTGTATGAAAATTACGGTGACGACCCTAATCATGTAAGCTACGAAGTATTAAAGAATAATACATGTGAGGGTGATAGAAAATTAATAAATTCTTTTTTTAAGTTTGCATTTGTACGTAATCCTTTTGATCGAGTAGTGTCTATATATAAATATATGCAGCAACACGATGGCATAAAATGCTCAGAGAATTTTGTCATTCCAAGTAATTTTAAAGAATTTGTGTCTATCAATTTAATTAATCATACTGCTGAAGATGGCGTTTGGTTTTCAGATCAAACATCTCAAGTAGTTGGCTGTGATTTCATCGGCAGGTTCGAAACCTTGCAAGCTGACTTTGATCTAGTGTGCCAAAAACTAGGGATTGTCAGGAAACCCCTTCCAATAAAAAATCGAACTTCTCATAAACATTATAGCGAATACTATGACGAAGAAACTATGGAAATAGTTGCGCAAAAATACCGCGCAGATATAATCAGGTTTGGTTATAAATTCGAAAAACCTGCTTAATTTTTAAAAAAAATACCCCCTGTGTCATCTCACGGGGTTGATGATTTCTGTTGGCTCAAAAAAAAATTTTTTTTAAAAAAGTGTGTGTACATGAATTTATCAACCACACAAAATAAATATTATGGCTAAATTAGAATTCAAAGGTTATTACACACCACAAGATATTGTATCATTCGTAGTTGCTGGCGCAGCAGACACTCCTGGGATTACTAATAGTAATCCTGTATTTAGTGCGACCGTGAATTGGGGCGATGGCGGACAACAGAACATTACATATTCAAGCAACAGCAATAACGGCATTGTTATTTCGGACAAAAAAGTAAATCTCATCCACACAGATAATGCTTCACAAACAATTCAGTATTACAGCTCCACAGGGAATAAAACAGTTTCAATAACAGGTGGATGGAAAAATGAATTGAATGATAATGATTCGTATTTAGCGTTACCGAAGCAAAGTGTTTCTCGATACGGCTCGAATGTATTCTTGAATAATCAAAAAGGCGATCTGAGCATGTCAACGGATCAAACTGACTTAGTATTTAAATTTAACGGAGATTATATTGGGCTTCGCAGCTCTGATGGAATTAAACTTGTTAAAGGTGAGAAATACAGCATCTCATCTAACGATTTTAATTTTCGGCTGGAATCTAATTCTCATTTAGATGCAGTTTACTCTGACGGAGAGCTAGACACAAAGACGCAAACAGGGTTTTTGCAATATTTTTATGACATCGATGGGGTTACGCATAGTTCTGAGTTTGAAATTGTCGATTCTGTTGACACAAGCATTGCACCTACCCTAAATGAATGGGACGGCATGTTAACCCAACGTTATAGTGTCGATGAATCTGCGTATGATATTTTCACCTTTAATGGAGATAGTATCAATCCAATGAATAAACGTAAAGCATTTAGGATCAATTTGGGCGATGATTTTGGATTTCATGGGGTTGGAGATTTTGCAAATTATAGTGTGCGGCGAATCGAAAATATGACTGGCCACACTCAGTCTTTTTCTGGTGCAATTGACCATATGTTTGCAGGATGCACTAGGCTTAAGTTTAGTAGTGTTATTTCAAATATGGACTTGAATGGAATCACAAACATGCTTGGCTTTATGTCTGGCTGTTCTTCTTATGTTCATTTTTTTAAGCTAAATGCAGCCACTGGGGGGACTTTAACTGACTTAACTGGATGTCTTGAATACTCTTCCTACAAGCCGGGCAAGCTCAAGCATTGGGATGTCAGTCAAGTTACTAGTCTCGAAAGCTTTCTAGAGGGTACTGTTTTCAATAAACCCGGCATAACCGAAAAATGGGACACTTCTAGTGTTACTAATTTCAAGAACATGTTTAAAAACAATGCGGATTACGAACAATTCCTTGGTGGAATTGATGTATCTAGCGCACAAAACATGGAGGGAATGTTCCATAATGCAAAAAAACTCAATAGCGGGGTTAATGGCTGGAACGTTTCTAATGTTGTTTCATTTAAGAATATGTTTCGCGGTGCGAGCTCTTTCAATAAATCAGTTAGTAAATGGAGCACTAGCTCTGCAACAACCATGAAAGGAATGTTTTGTAATGCTTCTTTATTTGATCAAGCTGTTTGGGCTAAGCCAGGAACTCAAAGATGGAACACTTCTAATGTAGAAAGTTTCGAAAGCATGTTTGAGGGCAGCGCTCTTAGCAAATCTAGCAATAGCTGGAATATTCGCAAAGCAAAATCGTTCAAAAACATGTTTAAAAAGAGCACCGCTTTTAACAAACCATTACCTAAATGGGCTGGTAATTTCGGTAAAGGCCTCACTCAAAGTGAAAAGAATATAGATTTTACTGGCATGTTTGAGTCATCTGTATACAACCAATCAGTTAAGGATTGGGACGTAAGCAATGCGATATCTATAAAAAACATGTTTAAGGATAATACTGAATTTAATAGTGAGTTGTTTCCTGGCACGATAATCCAAAGCGCGAAATGCGAAAATGTCACCAATTTTCTTTGCGGTACAACCTCACTATCTGCCGCAGTTCAATCTGTATCTACCCCTGACTCAATTAAAAATGTATTAACAACTTACGGAGATACTGTTAAAGATGCCATAGGGTTTCCTTTGATGTTTTGTACGGATGACAGCGCTATGCCGGATGAGCTTAAGAGTGATGTCTATGAAAGTTATCGTGCGACTTGGGAGTCAGAAAACTTAGTATCAGAGGACGGACAAGATGCTCCCGAGGAGCTTCCAAATGAATCCAGTTATGCCTTTACATCCAAAAGTCAACTAATTACGGCGATTGATGCATGGGTAGCTAACAAAACTGCCGCAGATGAAACTTATGGAGAAATCGGATCGTGGAACGTAAGTGCTATAACTAATATGGCGGAGTTATTTAATGGTAGATCAACCGCCAATACCATCGATCTTGATTTAAGTAATTGGGACGTAAGCAATGTTACAACCATGGCTTCCATGTTTAAAAATTGTAGATGGTTTTCATCTATCAATTTAAGTGGTTGGGATGTTTCTAGTTGCAGTAGTTTTGGGGGGATGTTTGACGTTGGTCACAATTCCTCCAACACCGCTCGAAGGAATTCAATGAAGGCAACATTAAAATCTATTAATTTGAGTGATTGGACATTTTCTACATCACTTAAATATATGAGTTATATGTTTTGGGGGTTAGAAAATTTAGAAACCCTAGATCTTAGTGGTAGTGGATGGACTAACTTAAGTGCGATTTCTTCTTTTGCTAAGATGTTTGCTTATGTTGGTCAAAAATCTTCATCTCTACCTAGCATAGATTTGACCAATTGGGACACATCTGATACGGAGGCTTTCGTAGAAGTGTTTCAATCTTCCGACTTTTCGACTATTGGAGACATATCCAATTGGGATCTTTCAGGCGCTCACCAAGAGGGCTGGGCTTTTGCAAATATGTTCCAAAACTACGAGGGGGCCTCACCTGGAGATTTAAGTCAATGGTGTGTAAGCGGGGTTACTTCTGCACCAAATGGTTTTGCAACAAATGCCGTCAATATTTCGTCAAGCGAGTTGCCAAATTGGGGGGCGGCATGCTAGAAACCTTGATTGTTTGTTAAAAATTTCACCTAACTCAAAACCCCTTCATTCGAAGGGGTTTTTTGTTGTTTGGTTTTTTTTATTGACTTTTATTTAATTATTCTCTATACTGTTAAAGATGATAATTAAAAAAGAACTAAAGAATGCCTCCTTTGAGTATGACGAAGACTCTAAGGTTTTTAAAGTTATTGATAATACAGGTGCAGTTATATCTTTAAATAAAGTTTATGCTTTTGCTTTTATGCGCTTTGTAGTTCGCATGGCTCAAAGAAATTGGTTGAGGGGCAAAAAAAATATTGACAAGGTTACTGAAAATATGCTAGAATCAGAGCATGTTAATCACCCCGATCAAATGAACTTACTGTAAATCATGCAAATAAATAAAAAATTTATCGACTCGCTATTATCTTTTGGCACCGAGCTTTCTAAGGAAGTCGTAGAGATACAATCAAGCGGCTTTGAGACCCTGCAAAAAGACGATAAAAGCCCATTAACCGAAGCCGACCTTCTTTCCAACGAAAGGATAAGAGAATTTCTATTTGCTAACACGAAAGTGTCAAATATTATATCTGAAGAGGATAAGCATATAGATTATAAAGATCGAAAAGATTGGGATTATTATTGGCTTATTGATCCGATAGATGGCACAAAAGAATTCGTGAAAGGTGGTGATGATTTTTGTATTAATATTGCTCTTTGTAAAGGTGACGAGCCTGTCTTTGGTTATGTCGCTTGTCCAAAAAAACAAGATCATTATTACGGAATTCAAGGGGTTGGTTCATTTAAAAATGACGACAGGATTTATTCTAATTATTCACACAACTTTCAAGATAAAAAGATAAATGTGGTTGCGAGTAAGTCTCATTCAAATAAAGAGACTGAAAGTTTTATTAATAAATTAAAAGAAAATTATGAAGTTAAGACAATAAATGTTGGAAGCTCCTTAAAGTTTTGCTTGGTGGCAGAGGGTCAGGCTGACATTTACCCTAGATTTGGCCCAACCATGGAATGGGATACTTGTGCTCCTCAAATAATCGCTGAAGAAAGCGGGGCTAAAGTTGTCGTCGCTAACACTAAAGAGTCTCTATTATATAACAAAGAGAATTTATTAAATCCATTTTTTGTTGTATCCGCCCAAACTGTTAATTATTAATTGTTATGAATTGCGAACTTATATATGCTTCAGATTTTGAAGAATTTTTTTATTGCGAGGACAACTTGCCTGTATCAGAGGGTAACCCTGTAGGGGTTGAAATTGACAGAGGTAATGAAATTGAATTTATTTTATTCGGTGATGTTTATTGGAGCTTGAGCGATGAAGAAGAGAGTTAAAGAGGAAAAAATTTCCGAGTTTAGGATTAAATATAATGCCGGAGAATACCATTCTGTATTAAATAATTACCACTACTATATGGCTTACGATGCCCAATCAGCTCTTGACTTCCACAATGACACTCTTAACCGCAAAAATGCGAACGCTCAAAATTTATCAGTTGAAAGATATAATATTTACTCCCAAAAATGGGAGGACGAGAGCCAAATAATACAACAAAGATGTTTTTACCATGGCGATGAAAATTAATTCTTCTGATATAATTTATTCCGAGCATGGGCATGACGAATGTTTTGAATACACTGATGGTCGTGGTCGAGTTCCCGAAGGGGTCGCCATCGGCTATGAACAAGAAGATCACGATCTTGCTGGCCCAATAAGCTCATTAGTTCTTTTTGAAGATATAAAATATAGTAAACATAACCATGATTATTGGGACAATTATGAATTAGAGCACGACATTGATAGAATAGTATTACCATGAATAGAATAAATAAATTCCAAGAAGATATTAACTACAAAAAACTTCATGATATTGTAGCGAATAACCCCAAATATTATCCCGGCTCTTTCCATAAAAATTCTGACCTTACTGAATTAATTGATTGTGTTGACCAAGTTTTATTTAAACAAGACAATGACTCAATACATATTATAATCGAAAAAAACCCAAATAATAGCTTAGACTTAACAGTTGATTTGATTAAATAAATGAACACTATATCGACAAATAACTTCAATTCATCTTTAAAAGATGTTCAGTCAGATTTGTTTTACTTTATTTTTAGTATCTTATCTCACAGGCAAGACGCTGAAGATGTTTTGCAGAAAACCAATTTAATATTATTAAAAAAACAAAAAACATTCAACGTAGAGTTGGGTTCCTTTAAAAGTTGGGCTTTAACTATAGCTAAATTTCAAGCTATGGCTCATCGGACTAATGTCGCCAGAAGCAAGGTCTGCTTCTCTAATGAATTAACTGATATTTTCTCTATTGAAGCAGTGGATTATAATACCCTTGAAATTAAGCGGAATGCGCTAAATAAGTGTTATAAAAAACTACCAAAGCATATGGTAGAAATAGCCGAGCTCAGATTCAAACAAGACATGAGTATCAAGGATATAAGTCGCTCTATAAATAGACCGATAGGTGCAGTTTCTGGTACATTGTATAGGATTCGAGAAAATATCAAAAAGTGCATTAATAATGCATATATAGAAGCTGAAAAAGAATTTTATAGATACTAATTATGATACAAATAGAAGATTCAAATAACGAAAAATATCACATTAATCCTAAGCAAGTTATATATGTTAAAGAGCGCGTTCATTTAAATAAACTGCTTTTTAAAATATTGCTAGTAAATGGAGAAGTTATAATGACTTCTAACGAGCATGGAGCTAAATGCATCATAGCTTCAATCAAAAGCAAAAAGTCTTAAACTGATGTTGTTAGGGACTGAACGTTATATATACTTCTCTTCAGGGCCCGATGAAGTTGCAGATGTTTTCTTGCATAAGTTCGATAAATTTTGCTCTGAATTCATTGGGGCGACAATTGTTCATTCTGAGTCTAGTAATGGGTTAATTGCCGGTGATATGGAAATTATTCATGATGAAAATTTGCCTCAATCTTTTTATAAAAAGATTTTTGATTATATCATATCGTCCATACCTTCGATTACGATTGATTTTTATATTAATAAATCAATAAATACTAGCTGCACAATTCACGATATGTATTTAGATGGAGAGGTGAAGGGGTTGTATATGACTGAGTTTTTTACGGAACCTGATTTTTTTAAATTAACATCTTATCAAGTTCACTCATTAAATGCCTCCACTTTATCCGAAATAAATGATTTCTGGCTCAACTAGCATGAAGGTCTTATTTTTGATTGTTATTCTTTGTGGTTGCACAAATAAAAGCCCACCAAACCCTACTGATACAATCTTCAAGCAAGAAAAGGATTGGGAATTTCTTTATGCTCGCGAATTATCAAATGCATTGCTACATGAAGACGACTTGGCTTACTATTTTTTTTGGCCGCTTTATTTAAAAGCGAGATATGAGAATAAATTAAAAGCCTCAAAAAAAACGGTTTCTGAATAATATATTCCCACACATGAAGCATAAGCATCATATCATACCAAAGCACATGGGTGGGACTGATGAACCCCCCAACCTTGTTTATTTATCAGTCAAGGATCATGCTGAAGCTCACCGCAAATTATATTTAAATCATGGGAAAATAGAGGATTATGTCGCATGGAAAAGTTTATTAAAACAAATAGGTAAAGAGCAAATATTTATTCAAACTTCTAGTATTGGCGGATTAAATAATAAAGGTAAACCTAAAAGTGAAGAGCATAAAAGAAAAATCTCTTTAGCTAACTCAAAAAAAAGAAAGAGTTTGCCCGAAATAACAAGAAAAAAAATCTCGAAATCCATGCGGGGAAACAAAAACTCGAACAAGCACTCTTCAAATAAATACAAGAATAAGCAGAGCGAAGCTATGAAAATAGCTTGGGCGAAAAGGAAACTTAAATAATTATTGTCCTAATATACTTTTGGTTTGGGTAATTTTCAAGCTCAATATATTCGCCTGTTTGAGGTTCAAATATATACCATGCTTTACTTGTAAATATTAAATTTAACATATGAAGAGCTCCTTCAGGAATCCCCCCGAAAGGGTATCTTTGTTCAACTACAACTAAAGCTACTGCAGGTTCATGGTCAGCACCGCTTTTGTAACTTGCGACACTCATTAATGATTTATATAACATTGCAAAATTGTCGCAATCTAAGTTTTCTTTTTGGTTCATTGCCATTATTCCATTTTGAAACTTAACATCTTCGAACCAATTATTAAACTTGCGGAAGAAAAAATAATCCACATCTCTAAATGCCGTATCAAGCATCATTATAGATACATTTGTCGGCACATCTATTTTTATTGAATTATGACCTATTTGGTGCCCGAACCTTCTTCCAATATCTTGTCTTTTGTAAAGTTTATATTTTTGATAATCTTTTTGCTGAATTGTCGGAATTTCTTTTAATTCTTTAAAAGTAGGGTTCTTGCATGATATCGTGCTCCAAAGTATTAGCATGGTTAGGGCAAATAACCCAATGCACGACCAACATATTTTATATCTTTTTGCCATTACATTATGTACACTTTGTTTTTACTCCTTGACATTTTAAATAAATTATGGTTTAATAGATTTTGAATAATTATGAAAACTGAATACATTAAACTGACTGACCTTTGGTATAGCGGTAAATACAACGAAGTGGGAAGTATTATAAATAAAGAGTCTTGGTCTGCAAGCCGAGTGGCTGATTTTTGTTTTTATTTTGCCAAGCATTTGGGTTTAAGGGAGCTTGAAATATTGCATAAATTTTTATGATAAATAAATTAAACTTGGCTTGGGATACATTTGACTTTTATACCGAAGAAATATCGAGTTATGAAGCTGAACATTTAAATAACTCAAAAACTCTTGATAATTTATTAAATAATGGCAATTTCCCTCAAAAAGATCAAAGGAAACGATTTCTTAAAAAGTCAAATAAGTGCATTAATATTTTGCTGACTTTGTATAAAAAACAAATGGATGCTATTTATGATTTGATTGAATTAAATGAAAGCTATGATGACATCCCGCCCGAAAAAGAGATTGACACAATGAGTCTAGTAGCACTTAAAGATATTACTATCGCATTGATTGAAGAAATGCAAACGCATCAAAGCGAAATAAAAGATTTACTAGGATAGTATCCTAAATAAATAAATAAATAAATAAAATGTCAGAAACACAAGCTCATAAAAAGCATATTTTAAATTACTTAAACTCAAATAATATCATTGATATTGGATTCGGGGGCAGTAAAGTTGTTCCTCATGCGGTTGGATCTGATCTTCCTAGACCTTATACTAAAGTTGGTGAAGACTTAAATGACATACCTGCCGACATCACAAAGGGAATACCTGTCGAAGATGGTAAATTTGATATTGTATTTTCTTCTCATTTAATTGAGGACTTTGTTGATACCGCTCCCATTTTGAACGAAATGGTTAGAGTTTTAAAAGATAATGGAAGATTAATATTATTCTTTCCTGATGAACAGAGGTATAGGGAATATAATAAAGATCAACCTCATGTTTGGAATAAAGCTCACAAGCACTTGGATATGGGCTTAGAGTTCATGAAGAATAAATTATCCGAACTTACTTCTAGGTTTGGTCATCATGTAGAATACATTTATACTAGGGACGAGCCAAGTGATGGTTACAATGTAATCATTGTCTGCGACATTAAAAAATCCTCAAGTTAAAGTTTTTGTTTGACTACTCATATGTCTTCTGCTAATGTATTGTCATTATGAGTAGAGGAAGACCAAAGGGCTATAGCCCATATGTAGAAATTAGTTATGAAGAGCTAGGCGATTGGGTCGGGCGAAAAAGCAAAGTTGTTGTCTGCAAGAAATGGCTTGACAGCATTACAGATCACGACTATATTAGCCCTATACAACAAGAGCCTAGTGGCTCAAAAGTTATTAGTGAGGAAGAGATTCCTAAAATTGAATACACATTAACACAATTCTAATTATGAGCAATTATTTCCCCGATCTTATTGGGCAACAAGCAGTTAAGAAAAAATTATCTTTTTATTTAGATGCATTTCATAAAACCTCTCAATCCCCATTTTTACTTATGGCGGGGGCAAAAGGTCTTGGCAAGACTGAGTTCGCAAAAGCATTTGCGCAAAACCTTTGTAATAAAGATGGTGACAAAAGAGCATTCCTTGAGTTAAACTGCTCCACTATTAAAAACAACGAGCAATTTTTTGAGCAAATTTTTATGCCAATCATCGCTGACAACGAAGTAACTATTTTGTTCGATGAGTGCCATGCTCTGCCAAAAGATTTAACAATGGCATTTTTGACCATATTTAATGCAGAGGCAAATAGTCGTAAGAATTTCGAATGGAATGGTCAGAATTTTGAGTTTAATTTTAAGCAACAAACCTTTATTTTCGCCACAACCGAGACTGATAAAATCTTTCCACCTCTTAAAGATAGGTTGACTACTATTGATTTTGAGGCTTACAATGAAGAGGAGTTGTCCGAAATCGTAAAGCTATGTGCGCCCGAAGTTGAAATTGACGATGACTGCTTAGTTGAAGTAGCTTCTACTATTAGGGGTAATGCTCGTAGCGCGGTTAAAAGAGCAAAAGAAATCGTCCTTTATTGCGGGGCGGAAGAAGACTATAGTTTTAGTCTTGCGAACTTCAGAGACTTATCTGATAAAGTTGGCATCTTACCTCATGGATTAACACATACAGAGAAACAAATATTGCAGTTTCTTAAAAAAGTTGGTGAGGCTACATTAACAGGGATTTCCGCAAGGATTGGATTAAGTAAGACCGCATTACAAAGAGATCACGAACTCTATCTTTTGAACAAAAACTTAATGGAAATAGATGGCAAGCGAAAGATTACTAGGTTTGGTCGTCAATTATGCGAGGCATTATAAATATGAAACCACAAGAAATTGAATATATTATTAAACAAACTTTGATTGAGTCTTCCTTGCATCACGAAGAAGATCGTCAAAGATATTATAATGGCATCCTTGAGTTAGCGAATTATACTAAACATTTAGAATTTAAATTAAAAGAATTTATTGATGAAATAAATAAAGACCCTATTTAATTAAAGTAATGCTATATCAAAATCTACATTTACTGCACCATTATTTCCGTTAGCGCTAACTACATTAAATATAACATCTGTTTTTGGCTCTAATTTAAGTGGAAATGGAAAATTGTGAACACTTTCGTGATTTGTGCCTACTGACGTAATTGATTGCACTCTAAAAACTTTATCAAACTCTCTTGTTTTTAATTGTAACGTATATCCAATATTAGAAGAACTCTGAGGGTTAAAAGCACTTGCTTTATATTTAATTAAGTATCCTGTGCAATCAGCAGGTATGGTATAAATAGACATCAAAGTTTGATTATTGCCGTCTAATATTTGAGCATATGATTGTGTGGTTGTTACTGAATCTCTTATAGAGACACTACCTATAATATCTGTATTACCTGTATTATATGATCTAAAAACTCTCGTCCATGTTCCCGATACTGATACAGGGGTTACTCCATTTAAAGTGGCGGTTGCTTCTTGTAAATCAAAATTTTGATCTAATCCTTGTATAAAAATTTCTTGATTATCGCCATTATCTGTTGATACAATTTCTATTGATGCTCCTGCATCGCTTGGAAAAGGATATGGACTTGATCCATCCCATATTGCTTCGGGGTTGGTTAATGAAACATTTTGGCTTATATTTGGATTACTTCCAAATTTGTGAACAAAGTCTTTTGCATTTTGTAAAATATAATCTAAATTTATGCTTGATTGAGTTTGCGGAATCCAATGTTCAGTAGACTGATCCCACACATAATTGAAATTAACATTAGTGTTTCTTTCATGTGCGAAAGGTGCAGTATTTGGGTAATGTTTATTACTCACAAATTATATTACACAATATACTTGACTTTTCATTAACAATATACTATATTATATACTATTATGCCGTACATACCAAAATCAGAAAAAAAGAAAGTAGATCAAGATAATTTAATCGTAAATGCAGGGCAATTTAATTATGCCTTGCACCAATTAATTTCAATTTATATTGAGCAAAATGATTTTAACTATCAAACTTGCAATGATATAGTGGGTGCTTTAGAATGTGCCAAGATGGAGTTGTATCGTAGGTCGGTTGCTCCGTATGAAGACAGGAAAATTTTACAGAATGGAGATGTAAAGCCTTATGCTTAATTTTAGTGTAATTATTCGTTCATATGAACGAAAGACAACTCAAACTAGAAATACATAACAAAGATAAACAAATAGCAGATTTATACGCTTTAATTGATACTTTGCAAACCAACCTAAGAACGGCTACTAGCTATTTAAACGAAGACGATAAAAAAGAAGTCGTGAATGTACAAAGTTATAAATGGTGCATGAATTGGAGGCAGGGTGACGAAAAATAATGCCTAAAAAACAAGTTCCCGACAATGTCGCGCCAAACCCTCAGTCTTTACCTTATGCTAGTGATTTGGGCGCTCCTGTTATTAAGCCCAACTATAGTTTGGGTGGGTGGAAAGTTGGCGCGGTTCATCGAGCCAACCAACATTATCAAGAGCGATTTGACAAATTAAAATCTGAATATCAACAATTAAGTAAAGAGTTAGAATGGAACGAAGTTATATTTAATGCTGAAATGCGGTTCAAGCCTGTCATTGGTAAAGAATACCATCTTTATATAAAAAATAATAGTAAGTATTTTTTGAGTTTATTTGCTCCTAATGAATGTTCTTGGGGTGAAACCAACGTAGGAACTTTTCGCTTGAATTATGACAATAGATGGGATATTATATCTATAAATGACAAATACCAATAAAGTAGACTATACCAAGCAAGACTTGATTGAATATTATAAAGATAAAATTTTACTTGATTGGGTTAAAAATAATCACCCCGAAATAATAGAAAAAGCAGAAGAATTTATTAATAATAATATTAAGTATGAATAAACAAGAAGACGAATCAATTCGCCCTTGGGGGCATTATGAAATTTTACTCGACACAGAGTATTGTAAAGTTAAACGTATTGTTGTTAAGCCTCAACAAAGATTAAGCTATCAATATCATCATCACAGGCAAGAAGCATGGACTATTGTTCAAGGTGTGGCAAGAGTAACACAAAATGGCGTTGATAAAGATTACCAAGTTGGTGAAACTGCATTGATTGGCTTGGGAGACAAGCATCGCATGGCAAATCCAAGCGAAACCGAAGATATGGTGCTTGTTGAAGTTCAAACAGGTACTTATTTTGGTGAAGATGATATTGTTCGCATCGAGGATGATTATTCGCGCGAATAATTTTTTTATTTATTTAAAATAACAGACATTAGTGAACCCGCTAGTGCCAGAAACAGGAGCAAGTCCCATAGTTCCATAATAAAGTTCATTTTTTATTTATTTGGTCAAATATTTGATGAACATCAATTCTTCTATCTTCTAATAGTTTAGTTGTTTGTCGCCATCTTTCTGAATCTCTAGCTGAATTCCTAGCTAATTCGATTTCCATATCAGTTATTCGTTTTTGTAATCGGTCAACTTTCATGCTCTCTTTTTTTAAAAAGAAAGCTACAACTGAAAGCATGATTCCAAGAGTTACAAATACTATTTCTGTTACAGATATATTCATTCTTTGATTATTTGATCGTAAAGTGCTTGCTTGTCTTCATCACTTAATTGTTCGTAAAAATCTTGTGCCCAAGATTCAGCACGTAACGTTCTTTTGACAGGGAAATCTTTAAATAAAATAATTGAACTAAAAAATTTCTCTAAATACTTTATATTTGTTCTTCTAATTTGTGATCTGTTCATATATATGAGTACACTTTTTTCATTTTGCTATTGACAAACCATTCTATATTCGCCATATTGTAACAATGACAGATCAAATACTAGGCTTAACTTGCATTAGCGAGATACTAAAAGAGAAAGACAAGAAAGAATATTCCTTTCGCACAATGACACGTAAAAGGTTTAACGATCTATGTGTAAAAGAAGGTAGAGATGAAGCAATTAAAGAGTTGTCTAATAGAATTTTGCATAATGTTGTTGTTACTGAATCTATTGTCGGTCATTGTGCTAAGTCAAATATCGGGCATTATCGTGTTAGCTCTGCTCTTTTTCCTCTCGTTACCGATGAAACTTTGGGTATTGATATTGAAGAGTTGCCCGATATTGAGCAAATCAAAGAAGAATTAAAGCAAGTAGGTAAAACTGCTAGGGAGAACGACATAAGTATGGGTTCTCACCCCGATCAATTCAATGTGTTAGCTTCCTTGAATCAAGATGCGGTTCGTAGAACTATTGGCGAACTAAATATGCAAGCTTATGTACTTGATAAGATGGGGTTGCCTCAAGATCATACTGCTCCAATGAACATCCATATTAATTACACCCCTAAGATGGATGAAAGTTTAGAAATTGTTGCTACTAGATTCTTTCGTAACCTCTCCATGTGCAATAGTGGCGTCTACAATCGTCTTACTATCGAGAACGAAGACAAAGGTTTCTTCAATGTAGATAAATGTATTAAATTTAGCGAGTATTTGTTTGCGGTGCATGGCGTTAATATCCCTGTTTGTTATGACAATCTACATGACTTTTGCAATCCATCAGAAGATCGCAGTATTGGATTTCAAGCAGAACGTTGTGCACACACATGGATAGCTCAAGGTGATAGTGAAGGATATTTTATTGCTCCTGTCTTTCATTGGTCAGAAGGTACTCCCGAAAAGCCTCGCGCTCATGCAGAATATTTTGCTCTTGGTAGTTTTCCACCACATATTGCGATTGAACCCGATAAACCTGCAAAGTGGGAATGCGAAGTGAAAGGTAAAGACAAAGCTATTGCATTGTTGCTCAAAAATATATTTGACAAATCTGAATGTTCAGTTTAGGGTACTAACATGATCGCTACTGAAAATATAGAAATTATTGATGGCAACTTACTAAAGATGCACTTTCATGGGTTTGATTACATTGCTCATTCCTGTAATACTCATAATGTGATGGGCGCAGGTATTGCGCGAGACATTAAACACACTTACCCCGAAGCATACTCTGCTGATTGTCATGCAATGATGGAAGGTGAAAATGTTTTGGGAGACTTTAGTTTCGCATGGACTGATGCTACCCAAACGAAAGGCATATATAATATGTATACGCAAGATAAAATTGGGGGCAAACGAGCAGTTAATTACGAGGCATTCTATGTTGCCCTAGAAAATGTCGCAGATCATATTGAATGGCAAAGTAAGCACGATGACGAAGAGAAGGTTTTAGGGTTACCCTACGGCATTTCTTGCGGTCTTGCGGGTGGAAGCAAAAGAATCATCAATACAATGATCCACGATATTTTAGTTGACAGATCATTCAAAACATATATAGTTAGATACCATGAATAAATTAGAACAAGCAATAGCTAATATGTCCAACATTCACGAGGATATTAATACTCTCATGTATGCGATTGGAGATGCCCCTCGTCAATATACAGAAGACGAGTTATTAAATATGTTGATCGGAATGAGCCAACTACATCAAACTTTGTACGATAAGTTGTGGGTAGAGTATCAAAACTACCGATGCCAAAATAAACTCTTCGATGAAGATGATATGTTTGATCAAAATTACATGAAAACAAAACAAGGAGAATAAACATTATGGCTACATTATTAGAACTCTCAAAAGAGACAACAGAATTAATTGTAAAACTCGCACTCGATCATATCAAAAAGATCGAGGCTAATCCCGACGCGGAACTAGACAATGCTGATCCTTACGATTATTGGAATAGTGTTGGGCTAGACGATGGCACTTTCATTGATTACAATGTACATGAATCTGACTTAGGTTTCTCTTCAGACCAAGAAGGTTACGTCAATCATTGGCATTGCTCTGCTTATGCAGTTGATGAGCCAACAAAGGACAATCCATATCATCAAATTGACACAAACACTTATGCTTTTATATTTGATTATATTAATGGAGAAATAACATATCACGATGTAAATAAAGATGAGTTGGTTTATTAAATATTTAATTATAACTGCTTTAGTGATATGGTTTTTGGTGCTTATGAGTTGCAAGCATATCGAGTGCATGGATTGTGACGAAGAGGTTGTTGTGCATACTTGCCCCCAACAAGGGCATGGAGTTTGCCATATCTGTACTGATGGTCAATATGATTATGATGAAGAAGTTGTGGTATTGGATTAATGACCGATTTCTTGACACTCTTGCTTATAATAAGTATTTGTTGGTTGAGTATTTTATTCTTTTGGTGTTGACAGGGTTGATTATTTATTCTATATTGTAGCTATGAATGTAACAGATGAATTAATTAATAATATTTTACCTAATAGCCTAAATGTTAAGACTAATATAGTCGAGACAATAATGCATGGAGATTATGTAGATGTTTCTTTTCAACGCTCAATCCCATTAAATAGCTTGGATTTAACAGGGGAGTTAACGGACGCTGAAATTTTTGATTGTAAAAGTGATGGGGTGGACACTATTTCTAGATGGTTTCACGAACAAAAAGGCTCGATTTATTCTGTTGATGTGAATATATTTGATGCTCTATCTTCTATTGAGGTTAAGGATCATACTTTAAGTTCTTCATTTATGATGAGCGACTCAATATATTTTAATTTTGAAAGAAGTAGCCATCCTTCTTTAATGTTGCAAAAATGTAACCGCGCCGAAATACTTAATTTTATAGATACTTGGCATTTTCCCCCCGATCATCATATTGATATGCAAGTGGCTAGGAAGGAAATTTTAAAACAAAATACATCTTTCTTTATTTATTCTATTTTTAAAGATGGAAAAGTTGCTCGTGGATTGTTTTCAGCGAATTTCACTCTTTCTTCAATTTGCGAAAGAATTCAAAATGTAGATCAAGAGATGAGTGATACTATGGATTGGGAAGAGAGCCTTACATTTGTTGAAACTTGTTTTAAAATTTTAGCATTTACAAGTGTTCCGTATTTAAAGCCAACTAAATTGAGCGGTAAAATGAAAAAGAAAGCTCGTTCAAAAATTTCGGGGAATTATTTCAAAAAGGATACTCCATCTTTTCGCGTTTCAAGTCTGCCTTTATTGGTCAAGCTAAGAAAAGAGCATCAGAAGAAATCTAGCAGTAAAGGTTCTAAGTTAAAAAATGGCAGAGTTGGTCATCTGAGGTTTTTGCAAGACGAGTGTTTTACTCACAAGAAAGGCGAGTGGATACTCGTTAAGCCTTGCTTAGATGAACATGGCAACTTACCTAAAAAACATTATAAAGTTCGCAAAGCTCCCAAAAATTGCAAACAATTAGATCAAATTGAAGTTGACAAATGATTAATTCTATGCTATATATATAGCTATGATTAAAGATGCTGAATATTTAGTGGATCAATATAATAGAAACCGCCCGACATCTCAACACATTTCAAGTTTAAATGAAATGCCTAGTGTGCAAATAGATAGTTGGCTAACAATTAGACAAGAAGATGATGAAGATGTAATGTCTGCACCCATTATGTGGTTGGATGATGAATCAGAGTATGATTTGTTTCCATCTAGCGACCTAAATATAGATTGGGTAGAAGAAATGGACAAGGAAGGTGCGCCAATCATTGATGGTGATTCTCTTGGGCGTGATATTTGTATTGAGGTTACTTGCCCATCAAAAAACATTGACAAGCGTCGCGCAGTAGGTTATAATATTGACTTTGAATGGAATTAAAGTATTGTTCATACTGCAAGGATAATAAGCCTAAATCCTCTTTTTATAAAAAAAGGGGTATTGATGGTGCTAGTTCTTATTGCAAGCCTTGTACTAATGCAGAAGCCTTATTAAGGCAAAGAAAATTTAAAACTAAATGTATTGAGTATAAAGGTGGAAAATGCGAAATTTGCGGTTATGATAAATTTCAAGGAGCATTAGAATTTCATCATCGTGACCCAAGTCAAAAAGACTTTCAAATCTCTAAAGCTAAAAGTTGGTCTTTCAACGAAAGAGTTGAAAATGAACTTGACAAATGTCAAATATTATGCTCTAATTGCCATAAAGAACTACATAACGAATTAGATAAAGATAAAGGATACCAAAGAAAATGAAACTATCACTTAGATTACATAATAAAACTTATAGCGTTGAATCGGAAGAGTCTTTTGATGGTTCAAATGTTTATGATCTCGCAGAACAATTCAAAGGATTACTCGTCAGCGCGGGATTTCATCCATCTAATGTTGATAGTATTTTTAATTTAGATTATCAATGGTTTACCGATGAAGAAAACCAAGGAAATATGCAAGGTCATGATGTTTTTGGTAGGGGTTGTGATGAAGATGACCCATTTAAAGTATCTGATGCTTATTCAAAAAAAAGAGCCGAAATAGAAAGAAAAAATAAAATCGAAAACTTTCAAAATAATATGTATAAAAATACATGAGATTAATTTTAAGAGATGAACGGCAAATGGGATCACTCAACCAAACCATCTACTTATAAATTGCTTGACAAAGATGGAAAAGTCTCTTATAGTGGATCATTTAAAGACTGCATGGAACAAAAAGAAATGAATGAAGAAATAACACAAGATGTATATTTTACTAGAGGATACCAAAAAGGTTACTCTGATGCTCAAGAAGGTTTGGCTCGTAAAATGAGTAAAACAATTATGGATGACCATGATGCAGGGTACGACCAAGGAATTAAAGATTGCCATAAAATATTAAAAGAACAATTAGATGAAATGATTGATGGTTGCAGAATGCAAGACGAGTATGCCTTCAAATTAGTTAGGGATAAATTATTTAATAATGAATCTTGATACTGAAGGTAAAAGCATTTGGGACTTGTATAAAGAAAACTTTCTTGTTGGCTTTTGGGATTTTCCATCTATATTTAATGATAATGAAGATACAGAAGGCAAAAAAGATGGTTATGAAGTTGACCCTAAACTCTTAAAAGGGTTATGATTGAATATTTATTTAATTTAGGGTTAAGATGGGATGGAGTGATTGCAGGTATAGTGCTTGTAGTTTGCTTATCCGTATCTATCTTTAACCTTTGGAACAATAATAAAAAATTTTGAAAATCTATAAAACAAAAACTCAAAAATTTAATGGTGATAAATATGGTAGTTGGTACTTTTGTGATCGCAGTTCTTTATTGCACAAAAAAGGTTTAAAAAGAAAAGACAAAAAACCACTACAATTTTTTTCTAGAGATATTGCTCGTCACAAATATGAACATCTACCAAATGGTAGATATTACGAGTATAGCTTGACTGCTATTAGTTATTTCAAATGCAAACCTTGCAAATACTACTATGTCTTGGATGAAAATAAATCGAAAGTTTTCGTAGGGTTTGAGTTGTTTGAAAATATTTTGCCTAATTTCATAAATACTGACAAATTATATTTTGATGTAAAAGGTGGAAAATTAAATTACCTCAAGAAGCCCAAAAAAAAAAGTGAAAAATCACACAAGCAACACATAAATAAGGCAATCGATTCAGCACCAACTGCTCATCGTGATGCGTTTGCAGAGAAGTACATTCAAATGGTTTTAGGTCATAAAAAAATGGGTCATATAAGTCACGAAGTTTATTGTCATGCGATGCTTATTCTTCGCAAATGTGCGGGTTTAAATCTCATCATACCACACAAGTTTAAAGAATTACTATATAATACATATGCTCAAGACTCAAAGGTAAGTAAATCAACTGCCGAAGCACAATTTATATCGTATGCTTTAAAAGCATCTAAAAGAACAGGAAAAGAAAGTATTTACAAATAAATGAATAAAATGAAAACAGGAATTACATTTAGTACATTTGATTTACTTCATACAGGACATATTGCTATGTTGGCTGAAGCTAAATCTGTTTGCGATTATTTAATATGTGGACTTCATGTTGATCCACAAGTTGAGCGACCAAATAAAAATAAACCTATACAAAGTGTTGTTGAGCGTTATATTCAATTATCTTCTGTACAATATGTTAACGAAGTAATTCCATATAATCTTGAAAAAGATTTGCATGATATTTTGTTGACTTATCCTATCGATGTTAGAATTATTGGCGCGGATTATAAAAATACTGAATTTTCGGGCAAAGATATTTGCTTGACAAAAGGCATAGAAATTTATTACAATAAACGTCCGCACAACTTCTCTAGTACAGAATTAAGAAAAAGAATACAACAAGCAGAAAATGAAAAACAAATTTAAACAGATTAAAGAAATATTTTTAGGTGTTGGGACGTTTTTTGTCTTGCTATCTTTACAAACATGGTACATACTTACAGGGAATGAATAATACAAAAGAAATAATATTGGATGTTTTGTCGCAAGTCGCTTGTGGCAATACAGGGACTTGTCAAATCAACCTTCAATCAGAAAGCGCGCGAGAAATGATTGCTCAAAAAATCTCTCAAAGGCTCGATCCTTTATTTCAAGCAAAATTAGTTGAAGTTGTTGAGCAAGCAGTTTGTGGGGGTTAATATGGAGATGAACGAATACATATTAAACCTAGTTAATTGCAACAAAATGTTACATGAAGATATATTGGAAAACGATTCTTTTACCGAAAAGGATTTGAACGAAGTAAACGAAAAAATGTCTGCATTAATGGATCAATTAGCTTTTTGGGCAGAGCAAGACAATCAATTTAGATTTGGTTACGAATTAAAAAACCATATCCAATGGGTTATTGAAAATTACTCTTAATAAATAAAATAAAATATGAATAAATTAAATATTGATTTTGATACAATTAGACAACAACGCGAGCATTTGCTCTCTCATGTGTGGCATGATTCCAAATGTCCACCACAAGCTATTGATGAAGAAGTTGCTTGGGGGATTATTGACTTAATGGATAATCTATTGAACCAACAAGAGTCGCAAAACAACGAAATCTACAGTTAATTATGAAAAAATTAGAATATCCTATAACTTCTAGCAGTTTAGAGGAATGGAAAAAAGAGTGCAAATATCAGCAAGCACTTTGGAAAGCTCGCAAAACCAAAGCTACAATGATAGAAAGTTTTATTGATCATGCACCCAACGCTGTTTTTATTGATGGTTTTGAAAATGCTATTTTGGGTCTAACTGCTGATGGTAGAGTTATTTACGATTCTTCAGTTATTATAGATCTTCTTATGGAAGATAAAGGCTTAAACCTTTTGGATGCGTTGGAAGTGTTTGATAAAGACTTTATTGAAGTTTATGTAGGAAACAAAGACCCTATTTTTCAAAAAACAGAATTTTAATATTGACAAGTTTATTCGGGTAGTCTATCGTGATTACTATGAAAGACACAACTAGATCAGAATTATTAGAAAGTATTACAGAATTTAATCCCGAAGCAAAACTTGCAGATGGGTTTGATAACTCTATCCTTGGTTACGATACTAAGGGTAGAGTTATTTATTCTGTCAATAGTATCCTTGATACTCTTGTGAATCGTGATGGCATGGACTATGACGAAGCGCGAGAGTATTTTGGTTTTAATATTGAGTGCGCTCATGTTGGCGAATACACTCCAATCTATATGTATGAGGAATAACACAATGAAAAAAGAAAAAAAATTATTTGAAGTAGAATTGGCAAGCACAACTTATCGCACTTTTGAAGTTGAAGCTGATTCACCTGCCAAAGCTCAAGACATTGCTTTTTCTCAAATGGATGCTGATTGGGAGATCAGTAAAGCATGGAAAGAAAATGCGGAAGTTTCTTCCTGCGAACCTCTTGGTGGAACATCTAGCATGAGTGATGATGAATTTGGAGCATATATTAGAGGAGAATAGTTTATGAACAAATTATATTTAATTACATTAATTTTTATGTCGAGTTGTTCACAAGATAATTGTGTTGACAAAGTTTGCCCATACCATCATAATGGTTGTATTAATTGCGAAAAAGAATGAGTGGAGAAGGAAAGTCAGTAAGTTTTGAAAGAACTAAACAAACTATAAAAAGTAATCAACAATTACTTGAAGAGTTTAAAGGTTTAGTTTTTGCTAGTAAAAAAGTCACATCTCACATGAAATGGCGTGGGAGAGATCATAGTGTGGAACTCATAGAGCATGGAGACACAAGTTTGCCAAGTTGGTTGCAAGAGTCTGTTGCTAACGAAGGTGATTTTCGATTCTATATTAGTGTTTATGATTCTTGGTATCAAGATGCAAACAATTACGAGTGTGATAAAACTGAAGGTAGCTTTGTTTCTATTGCCAAAAATTTCGCGCAGAATAACAATTTAATTTATTAAAAATATTATGAAAGCTACACAACTAGAAATTAAAGAAACCTCTCATGGTGAATTATTTTTTACTATCCCCGATGATATACTTGAAAGGTTAGATTGGACAGAAGGCGATCAAATAAAATTTACCGAACAAGAATGCGGTGGATTCTTATTGACAAAAGTTAAATATGAATCTATTTCGCTTGACATTAATGACGAAGATTTATTAAAGTATATGAAGTTTGCTCATGAGCGAAATGTAACATTCAATGAACTATGTCAAAACGCAATAAAGGAAAAATTAGATGAACTCGAAAAAGAAGAAGGATAAATACTTTGTATTCTCTGTGCCAACTGCTTTCGTTTATGAAATACAAGCAGAAACAGAAGAAGAGGCACGCGAAATATTAGTCGAAGAAGGTGGACTAAGTATTTTTGGCGAGCAATGCGAAATGACAAGCGAAGATTACGCTCAAGCAGATTTAGAGCAAACTTACGAAATGTAAAAAAAATAGTTGACAAGAATAAATTATTCATATAGGGTTATAGAATGAAAGAAATAATAGGAGATGATTACCCAACTTACGAAGATTCAGTAAATGCCACTCTTGCGGAAAAGCAACAAGAGGATGCTTATACTTATTTAAAAGAAGTTGAAAATACAATTCACAAAGACAACTTGGAGAGATTGATGAAAGAAAACTTTGAGCTTCGTCATCGACTTGCTTGCATTGCTGATGATATAGAGATAATTGAAAGGCATATTGCTTCTTATAAAAAATCTCGCAAATGGTTTAAGCAACCAAGTCTTAATGCTGATGGAAGTGTTTATGCAGACCAAGCATGGCACAATGTGACCAACATACAAATTGCTTGCGACTTAACTGATGACTCACCACTTGAATGGGGTAGTGAAGTTATGGAAGATGCACGACTTGACAACTTAAATAAAGATTTATGAAAAAAGAATACGCGGTAGGAGTTAAAATAATTAATTGTTTTTATGTCGAGGCAGAAGATCGAGAAGAAGCAGAATTAATTGTGAGAGAAATGGATAATGATGAAATTTTACTTGACTCCGATTTTAGTATTGAATATTGCGACCCCACAAATGGAGAAATCGCATGGAAAATAAAAGCAGACGAAGTTAATTGGAATAATTTGCATAACAAACACGACTAATGGAAATAAGTGGGAAAAATTTAAAGTTTAAATACTTAATTGAAGAAGAAGAAATGAAAGCTCAAATAAAAGATACTCGTAAACACATTAAAGATTTAGAAGGAGAATATGAATTTCTCTTGACAAGAGAACCAAATGAGGTTAAATATATTGCTAGTATTAAAAATCACATAGATAATTTGTACGAAAAATTAGATCAATTATATAGAAAGTTAGATAATGAAATTAACTGAAGAGCAAAAAGAATTATTAAAAGAAAACGATTGGGATGTAGTGGACAACGATAGTGGCAACTGCACTTGGATTAGCATTCGTCCCGAAGATGGTAAAATTTTTGGTGAAATTTGTGAAACTTTCAACTTGACAGGAGATGGTGAAGATGTTAAGTTGTTGGTTATTGGAACAACTGAAGCAGAATAAAAATTATGAGAACAACAGAAAGACAATGTAGAGAAAATGAACCATCTATTGATGATATGCGTTATGATCTTGCTGAAGCAGAAGCAATGAATATGAACGTGGGTCAAATAATAGAGTTATTATTAAATGGCGTTCAAGGTTTGGATGAAATTCCTGCCATTGAAATTAAAGATGAATGGAATCAACTTTTTGGAGAATAAAATTATGGACTTAGAAGAAGCATTTAACATTGTATGTAATGAAGCAGAAATATCTGCTCTTGGCGAGAGTGGTAGTATTCAAGATAAGATTTTGGGTGCAATCGAGCTTATGCAATCATTCTATGATGAGTATGGTCATCAATTTTCTAACTTTTCTGTTGACAATGCAGAAGAATCTGTTAATGTAGAAGTATAAATTAATATTAAACAAGGAAAACAATCACATGAAAAATTATTTTGAAACAAGTCACGTAAATTGGAGCAACTTTAGCCCAAAAGACATTATCTTTAAAAGAAATAAGATTACTAAAGCATTATTGCCCGAAGAAAATACTATGTCTTGGTCTAGTAAGCAAAAACGCAACTACGAAGTAGCGAAAAATTCGGGGGGTCAACCTGTCCAAATGGGTCATAGCACTTATTATAAAAATGATGGTTTACTTGGTGTTTTTGTGCAACTCACAGACCTTAACACTCCTTTCCCTAATGCTAATATTGATTTTTTAGATTATCGACCCAAGACTAATAGTGTTGGTCACAAATTAACTCGCATGGATATACTTATGTATATTCGATCCAACCATGCTCATTGGCAATGGAAAAAAGATACTCAAGGGAATTATGTAAGAGATTACGATCCAAATACTGCTCCACTAGAAGAGGGTTACGGAATTGCTTATGGTGGGCAAGGTGAAGATAATGCCATGTCTTTTGAATTATTCTCAGAAATTTTACAAATAGCTAATGCAGTCAAATCTTTCTTGATGGATCGCGTTGTGCCATTTAAAAACAAAGAGATCATAGTCAACGATTATGGTATGGTTGAAATGATTGAAAAGGAATCTATTCCCGAACTAGTATGAGTACAAGTATAACAGAAGTATTACAATTAATTTCAGTATTTACAGGGATAGGTTTGACAATTCTTTTCTTTTGTATTTTATTGTTTAGCGATAATGACTAAAAAGGGTGATACAATCCCTAAATATGATAATTGTTTAAATTGTGGTAAGAAATTAATTAATTTACAAAGAAAATTTTGTTCTCGTAAATGCAAAGATAGAAATTGGCATACCAAAGAAAGTGCGTATGAAAGACAAAGAAAAAGAGGAATTAAACGTAAATTAAAATTAATTCAATTAAAAAATAATGCTTGTAAAGTTTGTGGTTATGATAAAAATATGGCGGTATTAACATTTCATCATATTGATCCAAAAATAAAATCATTTAATTTAGACTTAAATAATATTGCACAAAAACATTGGTACAAAGTTATAGAGGAACTAGGTAAATGCGATTTACTTTGTCATAATTGCCACCATGAATTGCATCACCCCGACCTTAATTTAAACAATTTAAAAAAAAAGTTTGACATAACTTAATTCTTACTCTATTGTGGTTCTTATGAATACAAGAGAGGCAGAAAGTTTAGTTTACAAGTATATGGCAAAGCATGATTTGCCCAATGAATGGTTTTTTCGTTGGCAAAACAAAAAAGGTGCATTAGGCACTTGTAGTTTTAGGGACAAAGAGATTAGGTTATCTAAATGGTATGTTGAATTAAATGATTTAATATCTGTTCGTGATACTATTTTACATGAGATTGCTCATGCTTTATCTTATATTCGTTATGGTTCAAAAGGTACAGGTCATGGCAGACTATGGAAAAAAGTTTGCAGAGAAATTGGTGCAGTACCAAAGGCTTGCAGTAAAGAACATTTAAATAAACCTCAAAATCATTATAAGTATGTTGATACTTGTTGTTGCGGTATTACTTACAAAAAACATCGCATTAGAAATAATAGAACATATAGTTGCCCAAAATGTCGTCAGAATTTATTCGTAGAGAAAAAGAATATTGTTATTTATAGAAATGGTAAAAAAGTTCTTGACAAATTAACATCAACACACTAAAGTAAAATCATTATGACTTATATATGGAACAGAATGGATAGAGTGCCTAAAGACTTAATGCCTAAAGTAGTGCAAGATGCCTTTAATGAATGGACTAAAGAGCAATATAAAAACTTTGATAAATTAATTGAAGAAGAAAAAACTAAGATTAATTTTAAAGTTTCTAAACAAATGGGGCAAATGGCATATAATTTAAAACAATTAGGATACAAATAGGAGAAAATTATTATGGGATTAGATCAATATGGTTATGCTCGTCCACCTCGCAAGAGGAATAGTGAGGACGATATTCAAATAATGGAATGGCGTAAACACAATCGCTTGCAAGGTTGGATGCAATCTCTTTGGGAAAACAAGGGTTGCCCAAACTACCCCGAAGATTTCAATGAAGATGAATCAATGGGGAGTGCATTTAATTGTGTTGAATTGCCATTAACTTCTACTGATATAGATGAACTTGAATATGCCATCAATAATTTTGAATTCCCCGAAGCAAATGGATTCTTTTGGGGTAGTGATTCTTATTTTTGGCATGATGAAAATGATGAACCATATCCCGAAAACGAATATTGGTACAAAAAGAATGACTTGATGTTCGTTGAAGAAGCAAGAAAAAAGCTTGACAATAAGTGGCGCGTTTATTATAGTTGTTGGTATTGATTTTAATCGTGGGTTCACCTCTTTCTGATCCTATTCCTACGGAACTACCCTGTCTGATCAACTAAAAAAGACTAGCAAGTAATTCGATTACTACTATATCGGAGTTAGTCATGGATACTCTCCATGCAAATATTTAAAATAAATTATGATAAAACTAGGAGTACGAGGTAGCACAGATTCAGTAAATTACATTTTAATTAAGATAGATGATCTTACTTTGATGACTACTGAAAATTTATTTCTTGCAGGACAAGATTATAGAATTAAAACAGGTAAAAATTTAGCTCAATTATTAAATACCCTGTCTAAAGATCACGAAATATCTGTCGGTCAAAATATGGCGGAAAATATAGAAAGTGAATTGAGTTTAAAAAATGGTGAAATTAAAAAATATGTAAAATAGTATTGACAATACCAATCACTTCATTTATTGTCTTTCTTATTAATCACACTAACAAAAGAAAAATTATGGATACCGCACAAGCATTCTTAGCAGATATACAAAAATCAATCACCAATGCAACCAAGGTTGCCAACTCGATCCCCAAGAAGGGTCTTAACGTTTATCTTGACAAATCGACTATGGTCATGCAAACATTTAATGATCCTAGTGCATTCGCCCATGCCAAGAAAGTTACTGCACGAGCAGGTCAATCTAGTTGCCTTCGCAATGTATTAGATGCAGGGGGCAGATTACAATAATTGCATGATAAAAGATGCAGAATAATAGTTTTCACACTTAAATACAAACTTTTTACCCAAAACACATCAAAATGCTTGACATATCATGCAAATTAGCCTAGTTTAAAAAAATGAAATTACCAACATACGAACAATATATAAAAGATATGCCATTAGTAGAACAAATTAAATTCTATTATGATGTTGACATCGACAATTTTACAGGTGATCCTTGGGAGATTGTCGCAGAAATTGCTGAAGATTGCCCTAATTGGCTTAATCATTTCCGCGTAGAGTTTGAAGAATATTTAAGAGAAAGAGAATATATAAAATGAAAGCACAAAAAACATGGAATATTGAACCACAAAAAATGTTAGATTATATCCTTGAGGTAGACAGATCAAATGGTTTGCACAAAGAAGAAGATTATAGTCTTACTTTTTATGTTGGCAAACCACTTTCATATATTCGTGAAGTCTATGAAGATTATAATGGTCTTGATTCTTTAACGGATGATGAATTAATTGAAAATGGTTATTATAGATTGGAAATAGCATGAAAGTAACAAGCATAAGATATTTTCAAACCAACAAAGGCATTGGTTATCAATG